TGTAAAAACATTCCTTCCTGAAAGCGATTTTCTCGCCGTAATTTCCGCCATAGCGGCAGCTCGTCTGCCTTATGCAAGCGAAATACCGTTTCCTTTCAGCATCTGTCCGATGAAAGCACAGTAAAATTATGTATGCTTGCAGTACCGACTGATTGTACAAAGAAAATTATAGCACTATTCTTGCAAAAGTTCAATATCTTTTTCGCATTATTTGAATTTTTTGAGCGGATTTCTTTCATCAAAAGTCCGTGCGTATATTATTATGCAAATAAATCGGTCCGATGCCTGTTGAATGGCACCGGACCGATCGCAATATTTCAGGTTACTGCTTGTTTGACATTTCGTAGGATTCGATCATCTTCTTAATGATGATACCATTAGTCACAATGAAATTTACCTATTCATTTCTGCGTAATCAACCATCCATAACAAAAACTCTAAATTTAAAATTAAAAATGTAAAAAATGGGGCAAGAGAAACAAAATCTCTTACCCCTTATTTATTAGCCCCAAATTGTAGGACTAATTTCTCTAAGAACAAAACCTATTACACCACCTGTAACCGCAGCAAGTACAATTTGGATAATTGCATCAACCCATTTTGAACGTCTCTTAATAGGTTCAGCTTTAACCTCGGCAATTTCCTTTTTAACAGTCTTAATATCTTCTGTATTTTCATCAAGTTTTTTGTTTGTATAACTCATGCTTGTACAGATTTTTTCAATATTGGCATTAATCTGATATATTGCCTTATTACTTTCCTGAAGTTCTTTTACATCCGTTTCAAGATTATCTATTCTATGAGAACTTGATTTCTCTCTCTGCTCAACTTCAGTTACTTTAAGCACTAAATCTTCGTGTGTCATTTTAATACCTCCTTTAATTTTTTATGAAGGTATTAAATTTTTCAAAGGCTGATTTGCCATATGTAACTATTGATACAACTAAAATGGTTGTACAAATCGCAACTACATTTATAACATCAAGTGTCTGATTTACTGTTTCATCGGTGACTATTCCGCAGTAATTGATTATAGGTATAACCATAGACAAGCCCGTTACTAATGTAGCCAATCCAACAACGGCACATAAAGTATAAAATATCCCCAACAAGAATTTCTTCCAATTAAAAGATATTTTTTTCTTTTTGGCAAGTGCAACACCAAACAAAATATCAGATACTCTAAACAAAACTAAAAGCATTAGACATAACCCCACTGTTTCTAAGTTCTGAATGACCGTTTGAAGAATTACATTTAATCCCATACCTTTCCCCTCCATTTCTTTATAAAATAAAGGCTGTGGACTTTACCACAGCCTTATTTCTAACTTTTACTTATACAAAATTTCGTTTACTTTTGCTTGCACTTTGCTATAATCATAGCCTTCAGCGGTAAGTTTTTTCTTACGTTCTTCGCCACAACCATAGTCGCCACGAATTACCTTTAATGCGATCTGCTCTGTTGTGAGTTTTTTTGTTGTAGGTTTAGGCTTGACCGTTGATGAATGATTATTTTTGTTACCCGTAGAAACAGTGGAATTACTGACTTTACAATCTGAAGTCTTAACCCACCCAGTACAAATAGAATTTCCTTTAGGAGTAGTTATACGAATACGGTTATTTATAATTCCATTAGAATGGATATAATAAGTTCCCGTGATTGTATTAGCTTTAGTATTCGTAGTAGCAGATCCATACAGAGAAGCCTTGTTTAAAGCAACTTTAGTTCCTGTAGTTAAAGTTTTTACTACAGATGTAGCCGTTGAATTTGTTGTATTCTTTTTGCTTGATGTATTTTTATAAAAACTCTTCTGTCCTAAAAGATAAGGAAGAGGATCAACATAGTTCTTCCCGTCATTCACATCAAAATGCAAATGAATACCAAAACTATACCCCGTTTCTCCTTCGTGTCCAAGTACCGTACCCGCCTTAACTTTCTGCCCGATTTTGACTTTAATACTGCCATTAACCATGTGTAAATATCTTGAATACATACCGTTTTCGTGTCTGATTCTTACAAAGTTTCCAGCAGTATAGACACGTTCATCGTGACCGGGAACACCATCCTGTACATATACAACTTCCCCATCAGCAACGGCTATTACATCACAAGTACCCCCAGCATTGTTTATTAAATCTATACCGTGATGATCTGCGTAATCAGGTTCTCTTGTACCATAATCCCAAGTGCAATATTCCTGCTTAGAAGCAAGAACGTGATTTTTTACGTTTTTAAGTAAGTATGACATAAAAACACCTCCTATTACATTTCTACAAACTCTTCAATTTTCATCATATCAGCAGGTGAAATCTTTATATCTTCGTTTGCAAGATTGACTTTTTCTGCTGTAATATCAACATTGAGAGAAAGCAATTCAGTTATATCTTTATTCCACGAATCCTTGTTTTCGTCAAGAATTGTGTAACTGTCATCGTCATTTTTCTTACCGTATTTTTTAAGCAACTTTTCCTTTTCCTTTTCGAAAATTTCAAGTTCTACGTTAATCTCTTTTATAAGTTTAACGAGTCTGAACGAAACAACGGGGGAAAGTTCCTTGTTTGTTATCTTACTGAATACGGGAGTAGCGTTAATTAACGTTGCAATTGTTACGTTCATATTTTTAAAATCCTTTCATTCTTAATTCTCACGAATCATTATTTTGCATCCTGTACTTCATACACTTCAGTTTGAAATGCTGTATAGTCAGCTCTTACGGTAGCCTTGTTTGCTTCATACAGTTCAGCATTGGATATACTCATATTTATCTGTGCTGTATCATCAGCACGAATAGTAGCGTTAAAATACGCTACTATCTGTTCTGTTCCATCCTCTCCGATGACATAGCTTGTACCATCGAAAGATATTGTTTTGTTATTTTTCAACATTGTTATTCTCCTTTCAGTTCTTTGACTTGATTTCTCAGTCTTTTTATCTCTTCCCACATAATAGGAATAAACTGTTCATAAGCAAGTGCATACTGACTGCCATCGCCGTGTATATCACAAAATCCTGCAAAGTCGTCTGTTGTAAGCCCGCATTTTTGTAAAGCGGATAAAACATCCTGTGCAATAAAGCCGTAGTTTTTAGCGGTTGACGAATCACCATTGTAGAAAAATGACTTTCCGTCAAGATAATCAAATAAATATTCAGATCCGCTCGGCAAGTCGGCTATATGATTTTTAACCCTTTTGTCCGATGAAACAGTTATGGTACGATTAGCTGTTATGGAATTCGTACCGCTTATTGCAACTTCCAGTCCGTTGATTGATACTGTTGATGTGCTGTTGCCAACGCCTACCGTTTTTAACACACCGTCATATCTTTGCTGAAATCCGACAATAGATGTGTTATTATACTTGACACCTATTTTGGTTATTCCCGGCATAGTGAACAAATTTTGACTGAATTCTGCCATTTTTATCATAGTGCCATCAACTGTGCCTTTTGTGTAGAACTGAATTAGCCCAGTCGCCCCACATATTATTCTGGTATCACCGGGAATGTTTGTAGTTCCTATGTGGAAATGATTGGATTCAGTTAAGGCAATTAACCTCACAATGTTTCCACTGGTATCTCTGCTGTTTAAATAAGACCCATTTGCAGTAATAAGACCTTGCTTGTTTATCATAACGTAAGAATCATTATTATGAGACAATGCAGAACTGCTCATACTACTCACCTTAAAATAGGCTTCGCCACTTTCACTTTCGAAAGCAATTCCGCTAGTTGCTTGGTATATATATGTTCCAGTATCTGTTCTAGACGAACCGTCTTGTGATGTGTATATATTGCTAAAACTTATCTTCCCTTCTGATATGCGAACAGTCTGTTTAGTTGATCCAGAACCTGCCCCCATTTCGTATTCGCAAGCTATTCCTTTATTGCCAACTACTAAAAGGTTGGATAGAGTTCCGGATGTAGCATAAATAGTTCCACTAACAGAGACATTGCCTTCTGCGTCTATGGAGAAATTTTTGCTATCCAAAGTACCATCGTTAAGTGATATTCTCATACCTTTAGTATCTTTTTTGTAGCCATTGCTTTGGATTATTCCCGCTTTAATAGTTCCTAAATTCGCTGATATTGCGTCCAACGTATCAACATCTATTTTATTAGATTTTATAGCCTTAGCTGCTATTGCGTCTGCCGTAATAGTGCCTGTGTAGATTTTTGCACCATCTATGTATGTCTTATTATTGTTATAACACCAGTTGGCAATTGAATTATCCAAAATCTGATTAGTCGTATCTTCAGGCGCAGGAGTCCAATCCGTTGCAATTGTACCTTTTTCGAGTTTGATTCCGCAAATCTCTACGGATGTTCCCACATTAGCAGGACGTAAAACTATTAACGGGGCGGTGAAGTTGTTGTCTGATAATGGCTTGTTACCTGCCACCTTAACTATCCTTGCCCAATCAGAAGCAACAGTGAACAAAGATGTAGTATCAGCATCTCCACTTCTGCTATAGCATTGTGTTGCTATGACACATGAGTCTCCGCTAACACATCTTGCCCAAAATGAAACAACATATTGAGTTCCTTTCTTTAAAGGAACATTGTCTTGAACAACTCCGACTTGCGATGATGCGTTGGTTATTGAAAGTTTGACTCCGTTGAATATCCCAGAGAAATCAGTTATATTGGTTGATTCTAAATCACCTGTGCTAAACTTTCGCCACTGAGACTTAGTGTACCCCCCAGTACCTATTGTCATAATACTCGTTCCGAGTGATATGTTCCTTCCGCCAACCGACAAATTATTTATGCTGTCTATTGAGGATTTCAAACCACTGTCTAATGAGCCTATAGAAATTGCTCCTGTTGCAATTTTGTTAGATGTTATTGAATTTGCTTGAATCTTGTCTGTCGTTATGCTACCAGTATGTATTTTGTCAGACGTTATAGTTCCATCTATTAATAAACTTCCATCAACTTTTACATTTGTCTTAATGTCAAACACAAATTTGCCGTCAGAGTTTTTAATAAATTTTATATATTCTTCATTGTTACCGACAACGAACTGCCCATTAGAATCCATATAGACACCATCAGCAACGCTGTCAACGCTTGTTTTTAAGATATTGTGAAAACTGCCACCTACTACATTCCCGTCAGTATCTAACAAATCCTCAATTTTAAATGAGGCAATTGTAGCTTTAAATGCTGTCAAATCACTTACGGCTATTTTATTTGCTGTTATAGATTCTGCAATTATGTTTTCGCCGTGTATTCCATTTTTTAGTTTTTCTTGTTCGTTAGCAGGCAGCTCTTCAACAACTGCCTCTCCTAATGCTGTAACATTGAGCTTGTAATATAGACTATTATTGCCTTTTATAAGCAACCTGTCAGTCATTAGCGTTCCAGTCTTTATGTTGCTGGCATCTATCTCTACAGCACATAGTTTGCCTGTTATCTTGCCATCCTTCACAGTAAGATCGGTTATCAAACCAGTATTTGCATATAGATTTTTGATTTGAGCGTCTGTAAAATCTGCAAAGTCTGATTTAATAAAATCTGCCGTTAATTTAACTATAGTAGCTTCGTTAGCAGATATGTTTTTATAATTAAGTTCATCGAATTTACCTTTAAAGACGGTAGAATTAGAGATTAAATTCAGTAGTTCAACCGACAGTTCAAGGTCGTCCTTTGACTTATTATTGCTAAGCGTTATGCTGTTTTTAGAGGCACTTATAGCTTTGTCGAAGATATAACTAAAATCGTTTCTACCGTCTTTGCTTGTTGTCATATTGCTAAATTCAACAGTCAGATCGTTTGTTTTTATGAACGGATTATAGCTAATACTTATCAATCTGAGTTTTGTGAATACGCCTTTGCCAACTTCAAGAGTAATAAAATTCCCAACTTTAAAATCATCATGCCAACAGCTAAATTCGTCCATAGATAGAAGATTGTCTAAGCTACAGCTAAATGTGTACTGAGGGACGCACAATTCGGAAAGCTCTTTCTCTGCATCATCGTACAACTCTTGCTCAACTTCAAGTCTTTTCTCAAAATTATCAAGTTTTGTAGTAAGTATATTTTCGTTGGTGTAGTCGGTATCGTGGAATAACAGATTGACTATTTGCAATTGGTTGTCTGTAAACCATTTGTCAAAAGCCCCGTTAATATTTCTTCCACCCGTTATACTCATATTGTTGCGAATTGTGGCAAGACTTTTGCTTAAGTCATCACGGCTGCCTACAAGATTATCTTTCTGTGTTTGAAGTTCAGTAGCCTTGCTCTTAATGGCTTTTATATAGTCGTCTAACTTTTTATACTCGTTATGATATTGATTATAAGTAATCTCATTATCGCCGTGAGATGCCTTTTCTTCTTTTGTTAACTCACTCCAATCCTTTTGATAGGCTTTAAGTGTAGAGATTTGATCTTCATAAGATGACTGTTTTGCTTTAAGTTCTACAAGCCCATACAAATCCCAGTCCGTTAGATAATCCTCAAAGTAGTCTTTTTTCTCATCCTTTGTTTTATCAAAGTTCTCAATCGCTATTTCTATGTTAGGAATGACATATGTAATTATTTCACGATATGTCTCTTTTCCTTGCCCGTCCAAATCGTCCATATACGAGTTGTGGTCTACCGTCCCATCTGGGTTTAAACGAGCAGGGGAGTAGTCATCCAAATTACCAACGTATTCAGTCTCTCCAGCTTTAGGATGTGTGTTTTGTGCAACTATCTGCAACTCTTTAATCAACGAGTTGTAATATGTCAAATTCTTGTTCAACTCGTCAATAGACATATTATCCCAATTGTTTAATACTCCATTAGTAGGAACTTTGTTATCAATCTCTGAAATCTGCTCAAGATAGCCTTGATATGTCGTTACATCACTAATGTAACTATCTCTGTTATCGTCACGAGCCTTTTGCCACGTTTTAAGAGCATCTATCAAATCCTGATTCATATAACTCAAATTTGAGTAGTAATCAAGGTTAAAAATATGCTTATCACCATAGTTAATATCAGCGAAATTAAGAGAATCTTTACCCTGTACATTTATGCGAGTATAAATATTGTCGCTATCACACTGCACGTTAACGCTATTTAGCAAGTTTCTTTCGGCAATCACTATTCCCGTATCATTCCCTATATGATTTTCAGAGTACGCAGACACAGTTTTGTTGATTGTGTCAAACGTAAAAATACATCTTGCCGTTGAAGATAAAGTTTTTGTCAAGAATGAGAATATGTTTTCATTAATATTATCAAACGAATAACGCTGATTTTTTAAAAAGTCGTCTATTGTTCCTACACTCCAACCCACTGCTTTTTCAAGCACCAAATCCAGTAGTGAGAGTTGTTTGTTTGTGGGGTTATAGAAAGTGATATATTCGTTAGGATACCCTAAACTATTTATGTTGTTATCGGCTAACATTTCAAGAGAAGCTGTGGTAGATGTATTAACAGTAAACCCTACAAGATCTTTCTGCAATAGTTCTGTTGCTATTGAAACTCCTGTTACAGTCTTTGTTTCTTTGTTAATTTCGTTAGATATTTCAGGCTCTCTAATCTGAAAATACCCAATATCTTCGATATACACTTCCATAAATGCGTGAATGTTGTCGTACCCATTACTCTTAACACTCTCTCCGTCTCTCAATGTTATATATTTATCAACAGTAAAAGTAATCTCATCTAAATCGTTAAACTTAGTTGTATAGTTTATCGTGTTATAGTCAACCCCATTAAGCTGACACACTGGTACTTTTCCCGGCTTGCATAATATAATATTTTTCAGATTTCTCACCTCATTCCCATCTTAACGCTCTTTTTTGCGGAATTATATAATCTGCTTTAATTCCGTATCTTGTAGCTCGGCTACCATCCTTATAACATTCAAACTGGTTGGTCTTATATAACTCTGTTTTAATTTCAAACCAGTCCAAATCTTTTGCGTTGTCTATTCCGAGTGATTCAAAACTACAAAGGACGATCTCTCCGTTTGTGTTTATTCTGTAAATCATACAATTTTTGCAGTCAATGTAAACAGGGTCATCTATAACTCTAATAGTCATTGTTTTAGTGGTTGCTCTTTTTATTGGGAGACTTTCAAGAGGATAACACCATTCCGTAGCCATCTTGCCCTTTTCTAACTTAATATTTGCAACTTCCATATAATCTCCAGCATTTTGAAAATTACGGAAGTAAACACAAGAAGCAGAGTAATAATTGTCTGAAGATGTCTTTTTGTCAGAAGTGTATGAAATATACTGCCACTCTGTTGTTAAGTCAAATTCCCCATACCCACTATTCTCCCCATTCAAAATTGTAAACGGAGCAAGTCTGCACTTAGCGCCATTAGCATTTGATCTTACCCAGCATGACAGCGTGTAATATTCTCCACCATCAAGCCTACATCCAGATTGGTAACAGGCTGATTGGACTTCAGTTATATCATTTTGTTGAATCTTTAACCCATTACCAGAACCATATACATCAATTCCAGTACCGCTCATATCTTCAACAGTCAATGTTGCTCCGTCACCATATAGTTTCCAGTTGCCATTTAACCATCCGTTGTCGCCAACAATAACGTTATCAGAACCAGTAGCTATATTTCTGTGTTCAAAGCATATTTTATCACCGTCCACATCGTTAATTGTTTCTTTGAGACATATCTTTTCTCCTGTCGCACCCGTAACTCTAATCAACGGATAAATAGTTTCATCACTATCACAGCTAATTGCGATAGTTTCCATATCATATAATGTTTTATCCTTTATGATGTTATAGTCGTAAGGACTATCATTTTCAAAATGAACTTGAAATCCTTTAAGTCCACTGAAAATTTTGTATGTAACTTGAGTGAACAAACCTCTGTAATTTGCTATCAAGTTATCGTTACAATCATAGCTTGAAAACCATTTCGGGGTTCTTGCGTTTGTTAAAAGCTTAGTTAATTTTCTCTGCTCGTCAGTTGTGAAATCGCTTTCATCTATCTTATAAATAAACAAATCAAAATTTACAACCTCATTAAACAGGGAAGTGATATAATTTGGAGAGTATCTTTCAGAATTCGCTTCCCCCTTAATTATCTCTCTACCTAAATTGCCGTCAATCTCATCGAAACTGTCTAACACTCCGATTGTCAGTTCACTTCCGGGTAATAGTGTTTTGATTGATGTTCCGTCATAAACAAAATAACTCATAAGAAGCCTCCTTTCATTAAAAATTGTATACAATATATAGTGTTAAATCGTACAAGGCACACTATATGTAGATGTATTTTGCCGATAGAATTATAGTTTTATAATAATAAATCGTAGCCCCGATTTCTCAGGGCTACGACCGTATCATTATTATCTTTTATAACCCACTTTTCGTAAATCCTTCGTGATGTTTGTGATGACCGAATCTGTAATCTGTTTTTGATATTTCTTCAGGTCGTCCATTACGTTCCTATCCACATTGCCTTGTACGATTAATTGCACATCGCCTATAGAAACTGCCTTATCATAATTACTTGCAGACTTAACTATTGTTGACATTTTATCTGCCAAATTATCAATGGTAGGTAAAGCATACTTGAACGCTTTAAAGGCTTGTTCATTAAGAACAAATTCCCCAGCTTTAAGCCAAGCAACTCCGTCATCTCTACCTTTGCCTTTGGCAGAAATGACTTTGCCACCATCAGCAAAATGGGCTAAAGTATTGTTGTTATCAACATAGTTCAAATCATAGCCTCTTGCTTTTGCAATATCATCCAACAACTTACGAACAGATTCAATGCTGTTTTGCGAAAGAGCAGTAGCGTTACTTATAATTGTTCCCTCCGCATCCAAACACTTGTTGAGTGAATCTACAAACTTATCGTAAATATCTTGCAGGATTTCTTTCTGCTCATTCAATCCGTCAATCTGGACTTGATAGATGTGATCCGCCTGCGTATCAGCCAGATCCTCTTCTAAATCAGACAATTGTTCTTCCAGCAAAGCCTTTTGTGCTTTTGCTTCTGCCGTGGAAACACCGTTGAGTGCTTCTATTTGCATCTGCATCGCAGTTATATCTTTTGTCTTGCTCTTGATTGTCTTATCGTAATCATAATACTCTTTTTTCTTCTGTAACGCTTCCGACCGTGTGTCTATGAGTTCATTCAAGGCGTTTAATTCTTCTTGTGCCTGATTCTTGTATAAATCTTTAATGGCTTCAGTATAGTTATTAACTTCCGATGTAGCATTTTGATAACCATCTGTAAGTTCTCTCAGCTTCTCGACATACTCATCATCGTTATACTTACCTTGCTTATGTGCTTTGTTAAGAGCATCAATTTCTTTCTTGTAATCATAAACACTCGACTTTGCTTCCTCAAGGTTCTTCATTGTCAAAGCAATTTTTGCGATGCCATGTTCGCTAAAACTACCATCATCGTTATAAAGAGCATCATCGTTAATCATATCCGATAAGCTACTTAAAGCCTTTTTAACATCTTCTATGTGTTGTAAGTCTTTCTCGTAATTACGGTATAACTCAATATCTCTTGCTTGTCTTTCTAATTCTTCGTTAGCTTTAAGCATTTCGTTGTAGGTTGAAGCACTCTGCAAATAGAGTTTTTGGTACTCGTCTGCATCAGATAATCTGCCTTCCTTTTTTGCCTTTTTAAATTCGTCTAAGTATCTATTGAACAGCTCCCTTTGGTTTGCTATAGCTGTGTCAGAGTATTTTTGACTTCTTATCTGGTTTGCACTTACTGTACTTTCCCCATTAATGTAAGAAATCCTTTCAATATAGGATTTTGTTTTTGAAACAATTGCTTCTGCAATATCAAGATATTCATTTAACCTATCCATAGGGATGTTGCGGATTGTAGCATTCCACTCAGCTTGGTTCTTATTATTTTCGCTGATTTGGTCGTCCACGTCTCTTAGCTTTTCTGTAAGTTCGTCATATCTTTCACTGCCGTACTGAACCGTTTTCCTTTCGTTGAATATGGCATTTCTTTCCTTTTGCAAAACAGTATTTTGCATCTTGGAAGCGTTAATCATATATCTGTAATAGCTATCGCCGGTCTTTTTGCCCTGTGCTTTGGCTAAGTCCATCGAGTTTTGAACATTAGTAATAGTTCTTTCGTGATTTCCAGCGGAGCGTTCATAATCAGAAATCTTTAAGTCGAATTTCTTGTTGTTGTTCTCTGCGATGGCTATTGTGTTTTGCCTTATGGCTTGAGAATTATCATCAATCTTTTCTTGATATTCCTGCCATTTAGCAGAGCCTTTTTGAACCGTTTTCTGCTGTTGCAATAGCATCTTATTCTGAGTTGACAAACTTTTATTCTGAGACGTCAGATTCCTATTAAGGTTGTTATAATCTCCTGCTGAGACCTTTCCACCTTTGTTTTCCTTGTAGCTGATAATGTCATTAATTTTGTCATTAGCAGTAGAATACTTATCTGTGATTCGCTGTTGTCTCTCGTACTTACTATCAAATTGCTGTAAAAGATAATCTTTTTTCTGTTCTGTTAAATCTGCAACATTCTGAGCAGAATCTATAGCTTTTTCCCACCATTTCTGATAATCTTGGATGTTCTTTATCAGAGTTTCGTCAGTAAGCTCATTAATGGAGAAATTGCCCTCACGGACTTTCTTCCTCCAACTCTCCGAAAGGTTTACACTGTTAGCTTTCTGTCTGTATTTTTGTTCAGCTTTCTTGTTCGCATTAATCTCATTCTGTGTGGCTGTTATAGCTTTGCTGAGATTTCTTTCGTTAGTGACGTTAGATATATAATCAGAAACTTTATCAAAGAATGATTTTGTTTTATCTGCAAGGCGATTTAAGCGTACTTCAATCCAGTCAAAGACTTCGTTTGTAGTTGATTTAGTCGAGTTCTTTTTACTGTTGCCAGTTTTGGAGGTCACAGATTTCATTGTGTCTGGGGCTTTGAACAATTTACCAAACTCTTTTATTCCGTCCCCATATGAAGAAAGAATGTTGTTAATTTCTCCTAAGACCCCAGATGCCGTTAGCCCTCTGTTTGAATATAATTCCGACCAATCACCTATTTTCTTGCCGGTTTCAAAATCATAGTAATCTTCTATGTTTATGCCAGCAGCCATACCTTTAATTTTAGTTATGGTTTGTGCTTGCATCTGCTCTTTAGCTTGGCACCACTTTTTGCAATTCCCAATGTCAAGAGCGTAGTTATCTTTCATGTATTCAATGAAATTTTTACTAGTAGCTCCTAACTGAGTGTAATAATTTTCATTCTCGTTATACTTAGTGTTAAGAGCATTTAGGTAAGTTTGTAACTCTTCGTCTGTCAAATTTATCTTTTGAGCAATTGTGCTTCTATACTCATAAAAGTCATCGTCATAAGCGTCTTTAAGTTTACTAAGTAATGATTGCTCGTCTATAAGCCCCATCATATAGTTGCTTACTTCGTCTGACAATTCAGGATAAACTTCTTTCACCTTATTCAGAGTGTCTAATGTTATAGAACCGTTGTCGGATATAGCGTCCTCGACATCAGTTATTACTTCATATCTGTTTGTTAAAACATCAATAACTGCTGAGAATGAAGCCGACAAATCCTCGGCAGACTTTGCGAGATATTCAGACTTGACTTTTCCTTCAGATAATTGAGATTTCAGAGTGGCTAAATTGCCCTCATCTGTGGATATTGCAGACTTGATATTTTGATTGTATTCGTCATCGTATTTACTGTTAACGCTGGTAAGCAATCTGGACTTGTTCAGAGCGATGTTCGCTTCAAGCTCTTTTATCTTTGCCTCTATAAGCTCATTGGTTGTATCAACCTCTTGCTTTTGCGTTTCGATATATGATTCAGCACCGCTTTGCAAATCTTTATAGTTAATGCTAAATGTGCCATCATCATTCATCTTAAACTTGTCGGCAAGTTCCGGCATTAACTCGACTAAGGACAGAACCTCGTCAACATTAAAACTTTCCTTTGAAAAAGCAGACTTCAACGCAGACTGAACTTTAGAAGCAGAAGTTGTTATTTTATCTAACTTTTCACTCGTTTCGTCAAGTTTTTTATTAAGTTCTGTGACGTTTACGGTGGGATAGGTAACAGCCTGTTCGGTTTTAGTTACAGCTTTTTGAATTTGCTGTTTCTTTTCTTCAAATTTCTTTTCTATGTACTGTGAAAAATAAGGATCGTCTGCAAAGTCGCCTAAATATTCTATAAAACCTTGCTTCCATTCTTCCAGTCCGTCTAATGTGTCTATTTTTTCAAAAGCCGTGTTTCCAGCCTTTTTAAATTTGTATGCGTACTCGCCCCAAAAAGCATCCGCAGTGGGCGACATAATCTTATTTATGCCTGTTTCTGGATCATATAGGTATTTTTCAAGTTCTGAGGATTTTTTTCTTAATGCGTCTATTACCTTTTGTTCAACCTCGTTTAACCCGCTTTTTCGTTCTGTTGCACTCAGGTCAGACAAAGCCCCCTCAATATTCTTATAAGATATATAAGAATTTTCGCCATAGTTGAAGCTAAAACGTCTATCCGTAATAGGATTAAAGGGAATAGAATAGTCTTCTGCTGTTGCGATTATTCCGTATTTCTCTAAAAGTTTCCTAACGTCTTCCTCTTGTTTTTTTCGATTGTCATAGCTCCCATCACGATCTGTTTTGCCATAAGTTTTAGATGTTCCTGTTTCAGTATCCATAGCTTCTTTTGAATACTTATTGTAAGCTTCCTGATTTTTATTTATAACAATCTCAGCATTCTTAACAGCCTCCTCGTCCATCAAATCAAGTCCGGCTTGTCTGGATTCGTTTAACTTATCGAGTGCTTCTTTTTCAACACCATAAGTTTCAGCAAGAGTATTTTTGATAGTGTCGAGTTCCTTAGCCTTTGTAGCCTCGTCCTTCTCGCTATCCATTATCTCAATGTACTTCTGCCTTAAGCTCTCAAGTTCTTTCTTTTGATCGTTATAAGCATTGGCATTTTCAACAGCTTTCTTTTTAGCTTCATCAGCAGCCTTGACAAGATTAGTTATTCCTGCTATAATTAGATTTATAGCAGCACCGATTGCCATACCAGCAGCCATATTTGCCAAGGTCGATGTTATACTGGTAGCAACCCCTTTAAAACCGCCACCTGCTTTGGCTGCATCTTTTAACCCGGCTGATATCTGTTCTGTGGATTTACCTGCATTTTTTGCATCCTCAACGTATTTTTGTGCAGCGACAGAACAGCCTGTAAGATTGGCTGAGAATGCTTCGGCTTCGATTGCCCCGTCATCCATAGCTTTAACGTAGTTCAGAATCCCTTGAACATCATTATTATTTAATTTGTTGCCTTGAAATACTGAATAGAAAAATCCCTGTCCGTTTGACAAGTTTTCTTTTATATCAGATATAGAGCTGTTGAATATTGATATACTTTCAGCAGCTCCCGTTACATCATCCTTTATTGTTCCGAAAATCGTACTTTTTTAGAGTTGTGGAAACCCTGTTTAATTTAAGGAGATATATAATGATTATTACTGGAGTATGTTATCACTGTCCAAAATGTTATAAGCCAATTAGTTCCGAAAATCTTGATCAAAAAGTTTTTTTGTGTCCGAAATGCAATGTTGAAATGGATTATATAGAAACTTATGATTTCGATACCGAAACTAACAAAGTAGTAAAACGTTGGAGGGAAGAGGATAGGATAAATTATGTTATCCCAACCAAACCTGTTGTTACCTGCCCCTACTGTAACTCTACCAATACAAAGAAAATTTCGCTAACCGCCAAAGCAGTAAATACAGCTTTGTTTGGTATATTAGGCACTAAGAGACATAAGCAGTGGCACTGTAATAAGTGCGGTAGTGAGTGGTAAAATAAGCATAAAAATAAGACACCTATTTTTTAGGTGTCTTTGTTGTTTAAGAAATATTAATTGTTTCTCGTTATGTATTCCTTATATTTAGTGAATATAGAAACCTTATCATCATCGTGCAACGTTCCTATTTTGTATTCAAACTTGTTATTGTCTAAGAACATTGCTTTAGATATTCTTGCAACAGATGGTTTTCTAAGTCCGGCTTCTTGCCAATGCTCAATAGCAATGTCATATTCATCTTCATTTCTTATCTTGTGGGAAGTTACTTTTACAGATAAGACCTCTAAAGGCTCAACATTAAGTATAATAACCGGTCTCTCTTTTTCTATTGAGGGATCTTCTTCAAAAGGAAACTTAGCAAACCATATCTCCCATATTTTCATTTATTTTGACAACTCCTTATATAACTCATCCCAAGAATCTTCTTCTCGCCATTCGTCATCTTTCTTAATTGAAGGGTTTACAGGAGTTGTTGACTTAATTTTTGCAATATTATTCTTCACTAAATTTTTCATCATAACATCAAGGTTATTAACATCTTTCATAACTCAAAAACTCCTTTCAGATTTTGTTATTATAGTATATGCACAAATCACGCAAAAAAGCCATTATATCAGATTGAAGCAATTTTGTCAATAGCCTTTTTGTGTATTTTCATTATACAATAAGAATTTTTATATGTCAAGACAAATTTTTACATTTTGATGGTAAAATCAAAAAATTTTAGATTTTGATCAGAAAAAATAACCATTTTGGTTAAAGAAATCGGTTACAGTGGTTACAACTTAATCTGTTTTTACGGAGAGGACACAAATGGCAAACCTCTGGAACTGATACAGCATATACAACAATTGAATTTTCTTCTAATGGTTGAATGATGTTTTTAAAAGCAACATTTATCAGTGCTTGGTTGCCCATAAGGCATACCATCCTTTCCAATAGATATAAGAAACCTCCCAAATAAATGGGAGGTTAGTTTTTGCTATAAAGAGAAACATTCACTATTTTCTTTGGACGTTTCTGTTGCTGTTGCTATATATTCAACACAATCTTTATGTAGTGCAGGAAATAACAGCGAATCAGACAACATTGGTTTCAATTCTTCGGGGACAGTTGATATAGAGTGATTGTTTTCAAGATAGATTACTTTAGAATACTTGCTTTTATCATTTCGTTTAGAAAAAATATGAGTAACTGTATATACTTCTTTTGCCTTTGAAAAGCAATCCTCCGCACGAAGCGATTTAACAATAAAGCATTCATTGCTTTTATTGTCATCAACATATTCTTTACTAAAGCACAGCGAAAACTTTAAATCTGTCGTTCCAAACTTATAGGTTTCTGAGTTTGTTGTAATATCTCCCAACATAAAACACTCAGATGCTACCAATGTAGAAATGTTCTGCAAGTGTTTATTTTTTTTACTGATGTTGAATATGGATGACGGGAAGAAAAACTAATTTGATTAGCAGTCAAAATTCCTTTGCAAGCCATCATATAAAACCCCATAGCAGACAAATTCGTATCAACACCTGTAAGATGCCTAAAATCTTTAGCTCTAAAAATCACTTCGATGTAGCCACAATCAAATATATATAAAAATTTTTTACCAACAAGGTTTTGTTTATATAATTTAGCTGCGGTTATTATCTGCCTAACTAAGTTTATTCTGTTCTGTTGCTTATTCATACTTCCCACCCAAAATAAAAGTGCCGAGAGTAGTTCCCGGCACTCAACATTCAATATAGCGGTTTTATGCTGGCTGTCAGCCACAATACCCTTACGAGTATTTAATAGTCATCGAAAATAAGTCCTCGATGCAGACTACTCATATCTCCTAGAGCGAGGCACAATACCCTTACGAGTATCTAAGAGTCTTGGAATTTTTACCTGCCCAAGTGCAGTACAGCTTAATGTGCCGCTACACAAAGGATTAATCCTTATTTATATTATAATCTATTCCTAAGAAAAAGTCAATAGTTTTTTGTTTTTTACCTGTGTTTATCAGTTCTTAGTTACACATAGGTGGGATTATGCTTTATTTACCAAGCATATCTGCAAAGTATTCGCATAACTGAGGGTTTCTTATCAGCAATGGGGCTATAAGATGAGTACCGTAGAAATTACCGTAATGAACGCCCTCTTTGTTGTCATCCTTGCCGTTGCCACTTCCTTGCCTTACATCAAACAGTGGTGAATCAACTCCTGTTGTAAGGCTTGCCTTATTCACAAAGCCTATTACATCACCGCCACACAGCAAAGTAGTACAAAGGCTGTCGGTAACAATTCTCTCTTTTCCTTCAATCGTTTCGTAAGGAAAGAACGAAAGTCCCTCGTGCTTTGTACCGTCACAGTCGGTAACACTCTGTCCGAACATCTCAAACGAATTGCCTGTTGCAAGAATGACCGTACCGTTATCAAGTGCCGCTTTGATGTTATCCTTATAGCCTTGCAGATAATCGAGTGCTACTTTCTGATTCCTCTCAGTAGCAGAACCGATAAACACAAAATCCGCACCCGAAACGTCTATCTCATCATCTATCGACTGATATTCAACTTCAACGTTCTGCCCTTTATTTTCAAGCGCTCTTTTCAAGCCACATACATTGCCGTAATCGCCGTAAAGGTTGCACAGATCAGCAAATAAATGAATTATTCTCATACGTCCTCCTCTGCCTGCGTAAGCTCTACCTTTGACAAGAACTTCTCCTTATCCGAAAAACAGGTGACAGTATACAGCTTGCCGAGCGGTTTAGCCGCAATTTCATCAAGTGCCGCAGGAATATCCTCGTTCACGGTAACCTTAGCTATATCAATATCCGTATACGAAAGCCTTGTTTCAAGATCCTTTGCGTGTCTGCCGAGCAGATAAAGGTGCTGTATGCAGTCAGCTTTAAGCACACCGTAGTCAATATCCCACAGCCAGCTTGTTTCACCCGTTGAATAACGTCTGCTGACGGAATCTATTATTATGATCACCGAGCAGGGCTGATTCTTTCTTATGATATAATCATATACACGGTCGCTTGCAACGGAGTTTTCGTGCTTTGCGATAAGGAATGTGCCTTTGTTCATACCAAGTTTGAACTGCAAAATACGTCCGCTCTTGAGGAAATAATGTGACAGTTCATCTGCGATGACATCGCCGTCAATTCCGACAATAGAGCAAGCCGCAAAGCAGGCAAGAATGTTATATACGTTATAAACGCTCTTGAACAGCAGTTTTATCTTATATTTGCCGTTTATAGTAACAATACCGCTGTCATAATCGACATTCGTTACAGTGTACTGTGTATCGTGTTTTTTATGTCCGCAGTTGTCGCAGTGATAGCTTCCGATATGTGCATAGTGATAGTAGCCATAGTTCATTCTGTGCTTACATTCGGGGCAGAACGCACCGTCATTATATACGCCTGTAGCGTGGTCGGTGCTGAAATCCTGCTTATCCATACCGAACCATATCACATTATCCCTGTCCCTGCCGTATCTCGAAACAAGCGGATCATCGGCATTGAGGATAAGCTGTGATTCGGGGCGGATGCTCTCCTTTACCGATTCATATACCCATTCGGGATGACCGTTTCTCGTAAGCTGGTCACGGTAGAGATTTGTAATTATATAGTGCGTAGGAGCAAAGAATTTAAATGAATACTTTGCGTATCTTTCGTCCGACTCAAGTAAAAGAACATCTCCCTTTACCTTACCTCCGAATGTGCAGTTGGATAATATTATCGCTGTAACTCCAGCTATCTGATTTGAGCCTTCTTTATTCCAAATAACCTTTTTACCCGATTTACGCATTACCTGTGCGATCATCTCAACGGTTGAGGTCTTGCCGTTGCTTCCGGTAACCGCAATGACCTGTTCTGGCAGTTTCACCCTTGACAGTACATCGGGGCAGATTTTAAGTGCTATATCACCCGGCAGACTGCTACCTCTGCCGATAAGTTTAAGCAAACATTTCGACACTTTGCAAGCAAGTATCGCTAAGAACATTCTCATACTTTATTACTCCTTATGTAGTATGTACTTATTATAGCACAAACAGAGAAGTAATTAAAGCGATTTTATAAAATTTTAGTCTGCTTGCCAAAATGCCGATATTGTTGTATAATTTCTGAGAATAAAGCAAGACGAATTTTTTGTGTTTTTTATTGTATAATTTGCATAGATGACAATATGAGTTATAACTTTCAGAGTTATCTAATAAAAGTAAGAACCCACCCAAAAGTTTGGGTGGGCTATTTTATTGCAATTTTGAAATTGATTACACCATACTCCAATCTTTTTCAAATCCTCTTGGAGCAAAAAAACCTTTTATACAATTTGGGTTTCTTACACAAATTTGTATATGAGACTGTTCCCTAAATCCCGATGTTTCATAAATCGGATTGCCTTCAAAAAACACGCCTCTCACAGAATCAAAAGGACGCTCTTTATTCTTAGCTCTCTCTGCGTGCAAGTCTTGAATTACAGCACAATCTAAGTACCTCAACAACAAATCGGTGTTTCCTTTAATGTCTTTGTTTATGGGTATGGTTGCTTCTACAATTTCAAGTTTTGATACAAGTATTCCATATTGCTTTTTTAACATCTGGATACTGTAGCTGTCTAAAAGATTTAAACAAAATCCAAGATCAATTACAGCTCCAATAACAGCAGGTTCTTCAATATGTAATTTAGGATTTGTTCTTCCTGATTTAGCCCATTCCCAAGCCCTTTCAAGATTATGTTCCCAAAAATACATTCCGCTTCCAAGCCAATCGTACTCATTTTTGCTTAGTTTAAATGGTTCATGTTTATATAAAATTTTTTCATATACGCTCTTATCACAACCATGAAAACTAATTACAATGTTTGGAAGAGTAGAATACATGAGATGAGCAGATTCATTATTATTCATCTTCATGTCATTCCTTGCCACTATAAATAGCTGTTAGTTGTCCATCTTCATCCAAAATTCCAGCTTCCTGCAACTCTCTCAATATTGAAGTTCTATCAATTGTATAACCCTTTGCTTTGTTTTCTTGCACTTTTTTAAGTTCTTGAATCCTTGAATCTTGTTTTTTGATAAAAGCAATAGTTTCTCTATGTTCTATCTCTATTATTTTTTCAATAATTATTGCCATACTCTCATCCTTATTCTCTTTTTTAAACATACTATCACCCCTTATGGCTTATTATAACCCATAAAAAGCGGATTTAACGTCGAATTAAATAAAACTTATTATTGCCCTCCCAAAACACAACGTTCATATCTTTTTCCTTATGCTTATAATAACACGGAAAATTGCGGTTGACAATACTTTGAACTATTTTTCGCCTTATTTTAACTATAATTTTGTGTAATTTGTGCATATTTCAATTCTCCGTTTGCTCATTTTGTACAGTTTTCTTACAATATATATTATTCCCGTTTTCTCTGTTTCTTTCCACTTACGGCTAAGAGAAGTCCTTGTCATTTTTAACGATTGGCAAATCGTAGTACGGACTGTATATTATTATAGCATCGTTTCATATAACTATAACCGGCAGTTGTCAGTCTCTGAGGGCTTACCATATAATTTATTTAGGTCTGTCCCTGCGAACCCACCGAGTTTATACATTGTTACTTTACCTATTTAGTTTCCTTATAACAGGGTAGTAGTATAAGTTTTACGGTTTTCCTCGCATATTGTGTCTTCGTTTATCGTATGTATTCATACTTATCATAGTCTAAACTCTCCTATCGGAGAGAACTCCTATGATGTCGGTAATTTCAAAACAATTTGATTAGTATGCCACTAACATACTAATGCCGACATCTTTTATTCCAAGAAATGCTCCTAATCCTGCACCTACTGTGGGGAATAATCCTAAAAATCCTGTAATCTTGTCAAGACCATCAGCAAGGAGGTTTACAAAGTCAAGAACTCTCTTCATATCTTCTGTATTAAAGAGATTTTGAGCAATTCCTGTACCAGTTTCAGACAAACGGTTTAACTTATATTCTATGGAGTCCATAGCTATACTTAATTCTGCATCGGCAGAGCCAGCACTATTAGCCATATCATCCATTGCTTTTTCTGCTGCACTGAAATTTGACAATACAGCAGCACCTATGTTAGCCCTATGCTTACCAAACATAAGTTCAAGTGCCTCTGCACGTTTTTTATCGGTAAGATTGTCCCATACATCGCTTATTTCTTTTAAGATTTGGTATGTACTTTTGTAGGTGTTGGCATCTTGCATTATAGATACACCTGTTAAATCATAAAGATCACTCTTTATGTTTTGTAGTGTGCCGTCTACTTCGTCGCCTTCTTCTGAGATTCCACGAAGTCGTAGTGCAACTCTATTTACATTTTAAGTTGTTCGCAATTCAACTTATTATTACTTATGGTTAGCCTTAAATTACGCTATGTATTTTTTTATCTCATTGGTTAAATAATTTTCCATATTGTCATATTCCCAATATGGAATTTCTATCAAGGGAATTTTATTATCTTTACAATATTGTCTTTTAATTTCGTCACGCATTTTAACAATTGAATATTGTTCCTCAGCCCAATTATCTCCTTTGCCTGCAAAGTCTACTGGATAATAGTGCTGTTGCCCCTGATATTCAAAAAGAATTTTATTTCTCGTATCAAAAGCATCAAACCTAAGTTTGTTTATATGAACACAATCTTCAAATGTGTGTTGTTGTATCAAATTAAGCCCTAATTTTTCAAGAATAGTAATCATTTTCTTTTCACCCATAGATTGATTGCAATAAGGGCAACCCTTGCCCCCTTTGTATAAAAAATTACAAGGAGTTGTTGTGAATATGTAATCATGTGTTCTACATTTAAACTTCATTTTAGCGTGAGCATTTGTATACTTGCTCAAGATTGCTATATTAGGGTTAGTTTGATGAACTCTTGTTGCAAAATCTTCATCAGATAGTTTACCAATTTCTTTCAGATGCTTTTTAGCACATTCAGGGCATCCGGCAGTTTCATTCAGCAGATTACTTGCGTAGGATTCCCATTTACAACCATCAATAAGACATCTACACTTAATGGGGTTGTGACTTCCATGGTATTCCCCAATAATCTCAATGTTTTTGTTTACCGTATTCATTTTCTTTTTAAATTCTACAGTAGTTATTCTGCCACGAGAATCCCAATTTTTCTTATGCCCGCATAATTTGCATCCTCCGCCATATAGCAAAGTGGGTACATTCCCATCCCATTCATAACCATCAATTTTACATCTACATTTTACTTTTGTACCCCAATTTTTATAGTCAGATAAAATCTCGATGTTAGGATTAATTCTTGCCATTTCTTCTTTAAAAGTTTCCTTTAATTTGGCGTGATTGCAAAACTGACAAGGCTTTTTGTTATGGACAATTTTCTCAACAGGTAAAATTTGTATTCCTTTTTCTGTATGTTTCTTACAAATAAACTTTAATACCCTTCTATTTTTAGAATTATATAAAAAGTTATCGAGACAGATATAATCTAAATCTTTTTCCTTACAAATCTGTTTTAGATAACCTTCCGTATATTTTAATGTCCCCATATTATAACCAACTGTTTGCCCTTTCTATTATCTTTTTTAATAAAAAACAGGGCATTTTATGCTTACCCTATTTTCATGCATCTAAAAATCTTAGAATTTGTTTCTTTGTACACTGTATAGTAACACTTTTTTAAAAAAAGTCAAATCAAAAACTTTGCTTCTAAAGGACATTGTAGTCTTTGCCACTAAAAATGCTCTTTTTTTAACCAAATATTAGTAAAATATTTCTTTTGTTTTTATACTATTTCAATTATCATAAGTAATAACTCATATTTTCACATGAGAATAGACTATTTTTTAACCACACTATTATTAATAGTAGCAGTCATACCTTTTCCATTTAAGAGATATTCTCTCACTCCATTTGCGATTGAGCCGTACTCCTATTGATTTGGATATTCAGGGTTTCCACCTTTATTTTATATCTAACTTTGTTAGCTTTTCCAAATCCCGACATGGGGATAGTCGTTGAACCTTTACCCTCGTCTTATCTGCCGTATGGTCTACGGATTACGTTAGGGTACTTGGTTGCAAGAACTACGATTTTCTTCTTATACTTAGGGTTTCCCCATATATAAATCCTTATGTTTTTTCCGCTTTCGCACCATCATATAGTAGTTTCCTCTATATTGTGGTATAAGGCTTTACGTTTTACCTGCAATTAAATATGTTTTCTATGCACATTTCTGTACATAAAGACAGTTTATGTTTGTCTTAAATCCATTGCCAACGTTTTCATCTTGTGTTATTTCAAAAGCAGCAGTTTCAAGGGCTATTGTTTCTTCTAAAGTGTTGTTTGCTTCTGCCATAGCCGAAACAGAATCTTGTAACATATTTACTATGTTTGTATTATCTAACGCAAAATTGTTACCAACTATGTTTATAGGCGACATAATGCCATCTTTAACATCGTCAACATCCATTTTATACGCTTTCATAACAGATACAAGACCGTTCGTTGCTTCCTCTGAAGTCATACCGGGTGAAATCAATTTAAACTGTGATGAAAGTTTAGCCATTTGTGTACTTGCTTCTGCTGTACTATAACCAAGACGAGACCAAGCACTTGCCTGATTGATTATTTCTTCAGTGGTGACACCCATCTGTTTAGCCACGTCATTTGCGTCATAATAGAACTGCTTTAATTCATCACTCGTCATTGATGTAGTTTTACGCAAATCTACCAATGCGGTGTCTAAAGAAACAACTGTAGACACACCTTGTCTAACAGCCGTAATTCCTTGCATTACTATAGCTGTAGCACTTGTCCAATAGCTAAAAGACTGCATTCCTTGCTTAATAGTATCAAAGAATGAAAGCCCCAACTTGCCAGCTCTCCTCGCAGCATTTTCTATGCCATTAAGTTCTAAACCTATAGCTCCAAATTTTTCTTTGGTGACACCAGCCTCATTGTTCAAATCAGAGAGCATTCTTTTTAACTCTGTTCCCCATTTACCGTGAGTTGCAGTATTCTTATCATAAAAACTCTGTATCTTCTGTTTTAACGAATCCACCTGAGAAGTCTTAGCCAAACTTGCGTTCATAGAAGTAATTGAACTTGTAACAGTTTTTATCTCGGCATTTAGCTGTTTTTCTGCTTCGATAAGTGCTTTTTGATTAGCTTCTGTATTACCGCTATCTTTGTTAAGCGTTTCATAAGCTACTTGCAAATTGGATAAAGCCGTAGACAAATTTGTTGTACTAATTCTTGCTTGCCCGTTGCTTGTAACCCACAGGTTTGTTTTTGCTACAAGTTGTTCAACTTTTGCACCATAAGTGTCGGTATCTAATCCAAAACTGATTTTATCAATCTTTTTTAGTCTATTTGCTTCTGTTACGAGTTCTTCAATCTGTTGCTTTGCAGATTTTAAACCTTTTACATCCCCAATCTGAAGATTTTTGAATGTAGCTTCAAGATTATCAACTTTTGCTTTAAACTCATCAACATAAATTCCTTGCTGTTCCCATTGTGACTTTAGTTTTGAAACACTATCAAGAGATTTATCAACCTGAGAAGTATATGCTTTATTGTACTTTTCTTGTGAGATTTTTACTACATTGTTAAAATCTTTCTGCTTATCGTCACTATTAAGTCCCTTTTTATCAATCTGTCCTTGATTATAAGAAATTCTGCTTGCTCTTTTCTTGGCTTGCTTATTTAGTTCCTCTGTTTGTTTTTCTCCAGCACTAAGAATTTGTCTTTCAATATCAAGCTCTTCTTTAGCAGATTTTGTCTTATTTTTATAATAAGTGGTTTGTTCTGCCATTTCTTTCTTTTGGGCATTAAGAGCTTCTCCAGTTTCATTAGATAAATTTTTAGCCTCATCTAAATGGTGAACATAAGATTCCGCACCTTTAACAATATCATCTGGAAACAAAAGAGATTTTTCTTTATCTGATATTTCTACTAAAAAGTTGCGAGTTTCTTTTAATTCCCCATTTGTCTGTTCAATATTAACTCTAAAAGACTTTAATTCACCTGTATCAAATTTCTGATTGGTTATCTTAACTTGCCCAAATTCTTGGTACTTCTGTTTGATTTTGTCTAACGTTTTAGCAGCATCCACAAAACCATTTTCGTCCAACTCAACCTTGAGCGGGGCACTATCTCTCATGGCACTCCATAATTCGTCAAAAGACCTCTTAGATGTTGCTACAGCATTAGACACAGTTTGAGTAACGCTGTTGCTTATCTGTTGTCCAATTTTTTGCCCAACACTCTGTGCTTGATTACCCACGTTTACATTTATGTTACCAATTTTAATGCCTTTCAAAGCAGAATTAATCTGATTTACAAGTCCATCTAAAGTAGCTTTATCTATTGTAATATCTTTAAGCCCAATCTGTAGATTATTGAGCTGTGAAGTTATATTTTTTGCAGTATCAGGACTTATTTTAGCTTCGATTTCTAACTTGCCGATATTGCTCTTTATAGCGTTTATGTCTTTATCAATCTGTTCTTTGCTCTTGTTTATGTCAAGACCAGCCAAAAGACTTATATTAAAATCATTTGCCATATTTTTTGCTCCTTTCTTTAAATTGAAAAAGTTGCTACTCAAAATATGGACAAATATATCCATATTGAGAAAATTCCTGCTTCTACCTATATGCTTTTGTATTATTACTAATACTACTCACAAGTTCCTGTATAGTCCACAGGCGTAAATTCCCGATTAGCCATCGGTACACACTTACAATAGCTTATTTATGCTATGCTGTAAGTTTGACAATCTCTAAGATTAAGACTTGCATTGTAATCTCTATCTTCCGTATAACCACACTCATTACAGTGATACGTTCTATCTGATAATTTCAAATCAGATTTGACACTACCGCAACAATGACAAGTTTTACTTGAAGGATAAAAACGATCAACAACTCTTAATTCAATTTCACATTCATTGCATTTAGCAAGTAACTTTGTTCTAAACTCAAAGAATTTCTGCTGTGCAATTGCTTTTGCAAGATGTCTGTTTTTCATCATGTCTGACACATTCAAATCCTCAATAGTAATCCACATTGGTTTGGTTTTCACCAATTCTGATATTACTTTGTTTACATAATCTGTTCTTATGTTGTCAAGCCTCTGATGAAGTTTCTGTACCTTTAGCTTTTGCTTTTGAATATTTTGTCGAGTAGCTTCTCCTTTCAAATTTTTGTTAAGTTTCTTGTAGCTTTCGTATTTCCTCGATAAGCTACGCTGTTCTCGCCTAAGTTTCTTTTCGAGTTTCCTTATTTGAGAGCTTTTGTTGATATTCTTATAAGTTTTGCCATTTGAGCAAATAACAAAATCTTTTAAACCTAAGTCAATACCTATACCAAATTCATTTAATACAGGCTTTTGTTGTTCCTGTTCTTCAACTAAAACAGATACATAATATCTACCCGCTTTGCAAGAAACAGCTCCGCTTTTGATTGTATGTGTATTGGGGTTTGTAGGGATATAACCTTTTTCTTTTAATCTTACCCAACCAAGCGTAGGAATTTTAATTCTGTGTCTTTCACAAGGGATAATTACCTTTGCATTGGTTCTCACGAAATACATTTTTACATCTGATTTTGCTTTCTTCTTAAACTTTGGAAAACGAGAATTTCCCCTAAAGAAATTCTTAAAAGCTCTTTCAGCGTTCATAACGCTTTGTTTAACCGATTTGCTACTAACTTCTTTTATCCAGTGAAGGTCAGGATTATTAGGAATGAACTCATTATTTAACCACTTAGAAAAATCCATTCCAGATACAAAACGTTTATCGTTTTTATATATCTCTTGATTGTGAGCGAGATAAAAATTGTAAACATATCTGCAAACCCCGATAGTGCGGTTAATTATTTGTTTCTGTTCAGGGGTTGGGTTTATTTCTGTTTTGTAACTCTTTAGCAATTTTTTCGTCCCCTTTGCTATAAATCTTAGAATTGGTTTCTTTGCGTTCATTATAGCACTCCTGTGAATTGTTGTCAAAGGAAAAAGATATAATCTTTTGGGAAATATCACTGTTTAAATTAGACAAAATTTGAGTAACATTTTTAGTCATTTTTTATTTGCTTTAAGATTTGATTTCGGTTGAGGTTTATTGAATTGTTTTTCATCTCTTCTCAAAAGAAAAGAGCAGTATTGCTTATTTAATTGGTAAACCTACCTTTATACAATTTTTCTTGAATAACTCTAAAATTCCCTTTTCTCCACCGAGTTCAGATAAAGATTCTTGCCAATACCGATGTTGTCCTTTAACGGTGTAACCGTGTGTTCCGCTATCAAAGGCTTCAAGAACTTGCTCACCAGTTATAGCATCATATTTTTTGCTTCTTCCTTTGACTACAAAACCACCGTCATATCTAAAATTTAAATATTCATCATCCCAGCCACACCAAAATTCAAAACCGTTTTTAAAAGGAGCAACATCACTCTTTTTCAATTCGTTTGCCATCTGATGTGTCCTGACATAATAATCAGGAGTAGCCTTATCAGGTGGGCTAAAAACATCTTCAGAGTAATATTCAAGAACTTTCAAAGCTATAACATTCGCTATTTCATCTCTCGTTAACTCAAGAGCTTGTATTATATATTTATTTATCTCTTTTTGTAGGTCGTTCATATTGCTTATTGGCACAAAATCACCCCAATAAAATGTCCATTTTAATTATCTTTATCGTTATCCTTCATGGTATTAATTACTGAATGTGAAATAATCTTTTCTCTATCCTCTGGGGACAACGAAGCCATATATGTAAAAATCTCTACGATTCTACTTTCGTTTGTTTTAAGAACTTCTGCTAAATTGGAAAGAATAATCTTGATTACTTCCTCGCCACTAACGTTCTTAGATGCCTCAATCGTCTTATTGACAAAGTTAAGTACATCTACTCCCTTAACTGTAATCTTATTAATAGTGGGTAATGTGTTAGCCATAATCTTAGCAAGTTCTCTCTTTGCTATCTTCTTGTTTCTTCTGTATTCCTTATTTGCTTTTATATTTTCAAACATATTTTAATTCCTTTCATATAGTCATTTAAGTAGTTTTATTGTTAGCTCTGTACGTGGATTTTCCTTGTCTACATAACATTCCAAAGTCAACCGAGTTATATGTCTACTGTCATCATCTATAATCATTCCACTCTCTGTAAGCCCATCCAAAATAAATTTAGGCACAGAGTTGTCAATGTCGTGTCTCCGATTAGTAGGGTAGTAGACCACTTGCGAAATTTCACATTTGTTAATATGAAGTTCCGAAAATCCCAATTGCGTTATATACCATTTGATAAAATCTTTCCATCGTTGTTTTAAGGCATTCATCATAGGTCTTTTCATAATCATCCATACATTAATTGATTCGTGATACGGATGTGCAATTGGCTTCTTCTTTGCCTTTGGATGTTGTAGAAAATAGTATCTGTTATATTCCTCTAAAACAGAGTTGTCTATGACAAGGTTATACCTGTCTTTCTCTCTTTTCATGTTGCAAAATTTCCCACTGCGTATCGTGTTCTCTCCACTTCTTGAACAAACGTAGAGTAGGTTCTTTCAAGAACACATAAACTATTCTATCGTTATATCCGGCTTCATTCCAAAGAGGGAACACACCCTGTGACATATAAAAATAACACTGTTTAGGATTGAGAAGTCTTACCAACTCCTCTCCACGATACTTGTCTCTTAAAAATCCCTGTAAATCAAAATCTCTTATTTCCATTTAATCAATCCTTTCTGATAATAAAATAACAAAAAGAGCGAAAAGATCAATCCGCTCTTGTTTTAACAAAAAACTATGTCATGTTTTTTTGTAATTGAAATATCGGTAAATTTATCCCCAAAAGTAGATTCGGGATGGCTCTCTTTATTTGCATTAAACTCTTTTCGGCTTACATACGAAAAAGTAAAATGATGATGGTGCGTATATTTTCCCGTAATTGTACCAACTATATTAGAATGAGAAAAATAAAATCCGGTTAATTCGTTCATTCTTTCTTTACATATTGTGATAGATCCAAAATAAATCCCGTTTTCGTTACACTTAATAGGGTTTGAATTTTTCTGATAGTATGAATCTCTTGATTTTTTATCCCTATTTGCAAAAATATCAGTTTTATCATATTTTTTAATAAGACCAAATTTTTCGCACTTATTTAAGTATTTGGCAATTGGAGACTTACTAAGACCAACTATATTACCGATTTCCTCTGCTTTATGTATGCCAGCATTCCAATAATTTGCAATTTCATAAATTATATTATTTTCACATTTCTCCTGTATCTTTTTCCAATCTACATTTGCAAAAGATAAAAGGTTCTTTAAATCACTGTTAATTACATTTTTTCTTATGAAATCGAAATCAGATTGGGAAGAATTAACAACTACATAATGTGATATTCCGTTTTCCAAAGCTAGATTTGTTTTTATTGCATCGTTATCCTGCTCATCTTTTAATGATTTTCTTGTAAAAGAGGATCTTTCTACATAATGTTGCGATCCGTTCATTTCAATTATAGTGTTCAAAGATGGAATGTAAAAATCATATCTTCTTTTTCCTGCCCAACTAAAACATTTTTCATCTTCAAAATGAATCTTTAAATCATCAAGTAACGAATACATGAATCTGTTTGGGTAAGATTTTGTTCTATGACACGCACAATTTAATCCCTTTTGAGAAATATTGCTAATAGATTTTTGCTTGTGAACAGTTTTACAAATAGGGCATATCCAATTTAGTTTTTTGCTTGATTTTTTGCTATATCTATATCCATCTTCTTTATTTTCAAGCATTTTAGCTAAATCTGGATCGGTAGTCCACATATCGTTAACACCTTTAACAATGATTTTATTATTACAACAGCCACAACCAACCCCTTTAGATAGGGTGTATTCATAATCTATATATGTATATCCGCAAGCTATACATTCTACTTTATACGCTTTCCTTTTTACTCCGCTATTGTTGACCTTATGAGTTTGTTCTAACACTCTAACTTTTCCACTATTTGTATCTACAACATCTTCTTTATTATAAAGATAACTGTTTTTTCTTGCCTTAAAAAGAACAGGTTTTATATCTGAATTGAGAATTTTATCAACAACTATTTTGTTTCTTCCATCTCTATGATAATCAACATATTTTGATAATTTTTGTCCCAACCTCGCACTGTGTTGATATGAATATTCCCATCCGATATAATCACATAGTTCTATCATATTATCAAATTTCATTCCGGCTTCTAATATGTTTTTCATATTTCTATCTCCTTTTTTCAATCTGTTCAGGTCATGCCTTAGTGTTCCTCAGAATAAAATTCAGATAAAGCGTCAAACAACTCTTTCGTCTTTTTATACTTAAAAGTCGTTAATCCATTTACTTCTTTCACGAATGTCTGTTTTATCCCTTTATCTCTTAAAAAGGCGGTTTCCTTTAAATACTGCGTTGCATATTCTTTATCAAATTTTGTGTAATATTGCATTTTACTCTCCTATTTTACCTGTGTGTCAAAGTATATTAAGTGTTTATTCGACTGGATTATATCACAAGATACGAATTTATCAAGCAAAAAAGATTAGTAAAAAAATGAGGATATACAGCGAATTGCATATCCTCATTTTCAATTCGCTTAATAGTTAGCCCTTCTTTTCGGGTTTCTCAATTCTTGTATTCCTTGCTTCTGCTTTTAAAACAGAACTCCAATCAGCCTTTACAGGCTTAAAAAGCATCTTGATTACATCAATATCTGAGTAATGCTTATCTTTGTTGTCAGCATAAAAATATCCCTTTGTGTCATGCCCAAAGAGATATTTTTTTTCAGCCGAAATCCCATCGGGAGGAGTAGCAATACAAGAATACTTGATTTCTACCATATAAAAACCTCCTATTAAAATTATTCGATTGTACTCCAAGTCATCATGTTGCCTTCTGAATCGCCCATTACATCCCATGTGATCTCAAGTGAACAGATGTTATCAACATCCATTGTAAGTGTAGCGTTTGACTGGGGCTTAACATTGTGCAACTTAAACTGTACGAAGTTATCAGCCTGATCCGTTCCTTTAAGAGCAGTATCACCATAAATTCTGTAACCACCGGGGAACGATACGTTATCAATAACAAAAGACTTAGCTGCCTGATCTACAAAGTAGTAACAAGCTACATAACCATCTTCCGCAAAAGTTGATGTATTAAACGAAAGTGTACTACCACTTATTGAATATGTATTTTCAGTAGTAGCAGGTGTTCCAACCTTCTGTTCAGCAATATGAGTCAGTTTATCATCATCCATTACCTTAAATACCTGAAGAGTACCTACTTTAGGTGTACCAGTAAGTGTTGCAGAACCACTAGTAACCTTCAGAACCTCTCTCTTAGCCCACGGTACTGTGTCGTTGCTAAACTTTGTACCAAAAAGCAGAGGAATAATATCCATAGGGAATACTTCCATAGTAGTTGTAAATGTACCTTCACGGTTTGAGTCAAAACGTACTGCCTTAACATTCTTATTGTAAGCATAAGTCTGTGAACTTTCAAATGCCAGCGTAGTAGTCTTAGCATAGTTTACAAACAGATCAACCTTGTTAGTCTGAGCATTTTCTACACGCAGATTGGCACAGTCTTTAAGTGCATATAACATATAATCACCATTTAACCTTTCTATAATTTTTTACATAAAAAATAGCCCGTGATTACTCACGAACCATAAGTTTTGAGTGCCAGTGATTCTTATCTGAAATAGATTTACCGTCACCAGACACTAAGCATATTTTCAAACTATCATCATACGTTTTTACGTTTACGATAGCTTTATAACAGTTCATTATCTTCCATAGAGTCCATTTCTCAATTTCTTCTATTGAAAGATGATATTTTCCCCCATATTCGATTATGTTCAAAATATCGTATATATGAACTTCATTTTCGGATTTGCTTTTAGCACGTCCTTTCTGAAGTTTTTCCCATACATCACGTTGCCTTGCTGACATATTCTTAGGTGGTTTCTCAATTTCGATTTTGCTTTTTGCATTTATCTTCATAATAACTTCACAAACATCGTCAAAATTGTTTTTGTCAATAACAAAAGGCTCTTTATCTTCAAATCTGATATGTATTTCAGAAGCGATTTTCACAACGTCTTTTGCCTTGCAAAACAATCCCAAAATAATCCCAACATATTGAGATAAAGTTTTATCTTTCAATATAACATCTTCAAACAAATTAAGAGAGTTAAGTTTTTCTGCGTCTCCCTCAAGACATTCTTTCGTCATTAAAAAAGGCATTAAGCATTTCTCAAAATTATCTAATCCAATCGTATCACATATTTCCCCAAACGAAATAGGATATATTAAAAGCCCATCACAATTGATGGGCTTCATTCTTATAAGTTCAAGATAATAGTTATGTGCCATTTTTGCTCAATTTCCCATAGTCTATCATAAAATCTGAACAAGTATATATCATATTTTTACCGAAATAATCGGCATTTGGGTAATTTGAAGTAATTGGATTATAAGATAAAGGAACTAATGTTCCTATGCCGATATTAACGGCTTTACTATAGTTTAAAATCTCTCCAATCAAAGCAACCATTATGTCTAAACGATTGCCAACATAACCGAGAGATCTATATTTTCTCTTAGTAGCACTATCTAACTCTAAATTATCTTTGTGGCACATAACATTCAATGTTATTACAAGCTCTTTTGTGTTTGGATTAACACTTTTTATGTTTGTGTCCATACATATAGAATTGACCGCATCTGTCATTGTAGTGTAGATAAACGGAACATCGAATAACCTTCCGTTCAATTTTACATATTCAACTTTACGATTTTTACCTGTTCCAGTGTACGTTTCATATTCGCCACCAATGAAATTTTCGTATTTCTCAAAACGATCATCGTCCAATACGGGCATCATAATATCCATTAAAAGAGAACTTTTATCGCCACTAAACATAAGTAAATTGCAGAGTAGTTCCTTATACACCCCAAGACTTCTATAATCATATGTAGCCATATTACCATACCTCCGCAACTTCTAATTCTATTTCGCTTGATTGCCCTGTGTATTTACTCATACAACAAACAATTATCTTTTCGCCATAAGCAGTACAATTTTTGGCAAGAGAAATATTCAAAGTATTCCCATTCTTTTTTATAGTCAAATATTCATCTACATTAGAAGTTATAGTCCACTCATATTCAATTCCATCAATCAGTTCATTATCGTCCTTATCGTAAAGTTGAGCCGTAATTGTGCTAACTTTATTTGTAGGCTTGATTTTCAGACTTGAATACTCAATTTCTAAATGCCAATCATCTGTGTTAGTTTCTTGGTTTTGCGGTTCTTTGTAATCACAAATCCAAACCTTTTTATCATCCCCAAAATCAACTAATTTGTCACAATCAGACTTGAAAGCATCAAATGATAATGTGAGTATTATTGTACCACCACGATTAAAATACTCATAATTGTTAAGATTCACCTTTCTATTTGATAAAATATAGGTATCAGGTTTATCAGAATCATCAAAGTCAATAGCAAATCTCATATCACGAGCAAGTTTTTTAGTTTCACTATCAACAGGCAACGTTAAGCCGTATTGATTATCACCAATAACAAGAAAGTTATTGCCTGTAGTACCAGCGGAATATTTTGTAAAGTCCTCACTGTACGCAAATCTCTCAATAATCTTGCCCTCTGAGTTCTGCCAACGTAAAGGTACAGTACATAAATACATATACCCTGAATGATTGGCTTTATCATCTGGATCAAGTCGTGTTACAAGCCACATTTGCCCTTGCCATTCAATATAGTCACCGAGATTGAATGGCTGTGAGTTTTTAGACTTGATTTTCTTTTTAAAAGTATTTCCGTCAGTATCCTTTACTATAATGAGCTCAAAAGGTTCACCATTTCGTTTCACAACGTGATAATCTATATTCCCATCAAAGTTATTATCTATCTGCCTGTTGAGCAAATATAAATCGGTTTCTTGTTTGCTTTTAGAGTTATAAGTGTTATTTATTTTCTGAAAATAAGTTATATCCATAAGTCACCACCTTAACCGTAATCGTATTGGCTGTGATCTATGGTTTTTCTTTTTCCCGTTTCTCTGTCTGTTGCTATATAGCGTGAAATCTTGTTAATGTTTTCTCTCTTAATATTTGCAAGCATATCCTCAAAGGTCTTGCGTTCAGAACTAGGAGAGAATTGATTCAAGTCACTTGGGGTCATTCTTATTTTGAATGCCTTTAAGAGTGCTTCGTCACGCTCAAAATAAACCTCATACATAAGCGAAGAAATAAGTCCTATTTCCCGTTGTGTCAGTTCAAAGTTAAAAGCCTTGTTTTCTATATCGTAATCATAGAAGTCTACATCGGGTTCGCATTTTGACATCAGTAAATCTACTGCATCACAAATATATCCAGTTGCTTGTTCTGTAACAAGGTCTTGCACTTCGAGGACAGGCACATTATAATACGCAAAGAAATCGGCATCCTTTTCTATACGTTTCAGAAAACGAGAAATTACTGTATCAAAAGAAGTTGTCTGCCCCATTTTGACACCTCCTGTTAAGATGACTTCTTAGGAGGTCTGCCAGCCTTCTTCTTAGGGGCTTCTGCATCAACTTTTGTTGTGTTAGAATCTCCGGCAGAATCCGAAGCCTGACTTGCCATTAACTTTTCCATCATCTGTTTCATCTGTTCAATCTGTTCTTGCAATTTTACGTTCTGTTCCGAAAGTTCTTTGACCTGTTCATTTGAAACCTTCTTTTCTTCAACTCTAGGATTGAGAACAATAGATGTTATACGCTGTCTCTTCTGAAGTTCATCATATCTACGATCAACAACATTCTTTACCTTGCTTGAAATGTCAATTCCTTCACTAAGAAGTTTAAACATAACAATTCTAACTCTATCAAAATAGGTGATACTTGTTATATCAAGAATCCTCTGTAATCCCTCCATTGTAGGATTAGTAAGAATTTCTCTTATATCTTCGTTAGTAAGAATATCTCTCCAATTAGGTACTCTAAGGGCAGTGAATATTTCTTCTTTCTCATCTTCGTTGAAAGTGAGCCAACCAGTAACAAAAATATCTGTATTACTGCAAATGTACTGAAGTTCACTTATCGGTATATCTTGCATTGTAGGATTAATACCGTCCCTTGAAGCATTAAACTTGTAATGTTCTTTTGAGCTATCTACAAAAACATCATTCTCATTATAATTGAGAACAGTTATATTCTGTAAATCAATTTTGGACATAATTTATACCCTCCTTTACATTTAATGTGAGTTGGACAAATTAGTCCAAAACCAACCCACTGGTTTTCCCAATTATATTTAAACAAAGGAAGGCGGTTGGGTAGACCGCCGTATCGTGAGCGACACTATCCTTTGCTTATAACATAAAAATAGACGGTACTATTAGTCTGTAAGCACCATCTTGCAACAGTTCTCAATGTTAGTAATGCCAACAGAGTATGTGAAATCCTTAACTCTGATTGTTACCTTTTCGTTGCTGTTATCAAAATCCTCATATGTATGCAGTTCACCCTTCATATCAAGGTCGCCAACTATACCAGCAACACCATAAATACGCTTGTCAGGAAGAAGAAGCTGACCCTTACCTGTCTTTCTAGCACCTGAGATGGATGCGATTCTAACACCGTCAAGGAACTTAACCAGACCATATCTGTTAAAGTCATCCTTCTGCTTTTCGGAAAGATAATTCTCATAGCCACTCATTCTGTAAAGTTTCTGAGCATACTTGCTAAGACATACTGCAACAGCATCGGGGTTTCTGTCAATAAGATAAAGTGTCATCTTGTCAACAGCATCCTGTGTAGGTGCAGAACCACCGGCTGTTATAAGCTGGTCGCCACCAACGATAGCACTATCAATCATTGAGAATACATCATAGAATAATGCATTCTGAAGTGCTTCCTTTGCATAAGTAGCGAGAGTGGCAACACTCTTAAAACCATTCTTGCGAAGGTCGGCATATGAAACGTCTGTTTCTACCTGTCTATTCTTTGTAATAGGCTTGATTGCAGTTGTATCAATCCAACTTCTATCAACAGTACCGCCCTTTGCAGACTCAATAGCCTCAAGTGTGTTCTTAGGTGTTTTAGTATACTCTACATCGTCAAACTCTCCGATAGAACCTCTGTTAAACATTGTATCAAGAAGCTCATCGGGTGCATTATAAATTTCCTCTGTAACAGTCTTGTTTACAAAAGCAGCAATTTCTCTGTTGTCATCATAACCCTTCTTGCCGATTTCCTTTGCCCAACAATCTGCAACGTTATAAATATCCTTTTCTTCTGAAGTGAGAGACTGCTTATATTCAACCTTCTCAGCAACTTCAAACATCGTGCCGGGCTTTTCCATAATCTCAGCGATTTCTGTATTTAATGCCATATTATTTTTCCTCCTTTATTTTATTGTTTAATCCAATTAGGATGCGTTCTTGCCTACAGTATCTGATACTTCTACAATAACGAGCTTGTGACCGTTATCTGTGTAGAAACCACCACACACATACTTAGATGCAACTGTTGCAGCAGCCTTAACAATTTTACCTGCCGTATTTGCAGAAAGTCTTACGCCAGCAACTATACCAGTTTCTACATAAGCATCTGTTGCAAATCTCTCGCCGGGAAGATAGTTAATCAGCTTGCCAAAGTCACCCTCAACAAGAGTGGTGAAGTCTGCATCATAATCTGACATATTCTCTCTAGAAGCATTAATACCCGTAGGGATTCTCTCCTTGTCTACAAAATATAAATCTGCTGCTGTCTCTGCACTTGCAAACTCAAATGTTTTGTCTGTTTCGTTCTTTACAACCGCCATACCAGTTGTAATAGTTTCCTCGCCAGCCTTGTAACTTGAAACGGCGGGCTTACCCATAATTACCTGAAGTTCTCTCAGCATATTTGTTTTCCTCCTTTTGCTTTTTACTTGTTTATAAATTTTCTCATAAGGGACACAGCATCTGTGTCCTCACAATTTAAATTGCTTGCAATATGTAATTCATTGATTTCAGAAGTATCAACCTTTACGTCCTTAGAATTATCCACCGAAGCAGATAATCTTTCACCGACAATTGCCATCAGTGACTTCTTATCAAGTTCATTTACATAACCGCTAAGTTCCTCTGATTTTTCAATTTCTTCTCTTGTAATCTGTCCACTCTTAATAACTGAAGCAATCAAATCTTCTTTCTTCTGTGCAAGCTCTGATGCAATCTTTTCCTGTTCTATTTCTGTAAACTTCTGCTTGTATTCGGCAAGTTCTGCATTGTCAGCCTTGAGTGTGGTTATTTCAGCACTCGCTTTTACAATAAGTTCATCCTTTTCAGAAATTGTCTTTTCATATTCAGAAATAGTAGTATTAATGTCTTTAACAGATATAGTAAGAGTTACCTTTTCAGGTTCACTTACGGTCACTTCATCATTCTGAACAGAATATGTAAATTTAAGATAATCTAATTCAGAATTGCCGTCATATTCACACCACACTTCTTTTTCTTCGGGGAATAAATAAGCAACCCAACACCAATCACCTAACTTTTTACGACACTCTTCTGAAAGTTTTCTACGCAAGTCTGAAGAAGTGAGAGCAGATGTTTCAGTAGAAGCAGAAGCCTTCTTTTTCTTACATTCTCCATCTTCTTTGTCTTCTATTTTATCATCGGCAGCTGTTTCTTTATCGTTATCAACATCTTTGTTTGATTCATCTGTTTTTGTAGAAGTGTCTTCAGTAATATCATTAGATATATCGGTTTCGTTAGAAGTCTCAGTATTTTCTACAGAGACTTCAATCTCTTCATTAGATTTTTCAATATCCTTGTTTGTTTCCAAAGTATCATCCTCCTTTTCTTGATTTTTTATATCTAAACCTTGACTAATAATGTCACGGGATAGAGCTTCAGCAAATTTCACATCATAATTAGTTGATGCGATTTCTAAAAGTCCGCTTGAATCATAGGCAGGGGATACTTGTTTACCTAACAAACAATGTCCAATAAATCTACCTACATCAATGATTTTTGTCATAAGACCATCTACAATTCCTTGATGAGATTTTTCTATCGCAATTTCCCAACTTGTATGAAGAGTGCCATCTTTGATTCTGCTTACAATAATTCCACAAGCCTTTGTAAACCTTTTCCATATTTCGCAAGAAGCAACAATTACTTCTTGGGCATCTATTGTTTCGATTGATACATCAAAAAAAGTACCAAAAGCATCTGTGTCAAACTCTACCTCTTGATACTCATTACCATATTCATCTACTTTATTTACTAATTTCACATTATGACCAGTAAAATCATAAGTTCCATCATATTTCATCTTAATTTTACCAACCAAAGGTTTATTTTTTAATGTGGCTAACCAATTCTCAATGCCATCTCTATTTAAAGAAACCCCGTTTTTGTTCCGACCAAAATCACAAATGATAAACTTTGCAATATATGAATCTGGATTGGAATTATCTTCAGCTAAATAGACCTGAGAACTGTATAAAGTAATGTGTTCCATTTTACCTCCTTTCTAAGAAGCATAATTGCACAATCCAATAATAGCCCCTCGTTTTAAATATTTTCTAATTGTAGGCTTTGAATGCTTTAATATTTTAGATATATCGCCAACGCCTACATCCTCATTAAATAGTTCACATGCTTTTACGACATTACTACTATATAATGCATACCTATTACATTCTACCCAATCAATTTTGTCAATCTGATCTTGCGAAAGAAAATCAGATGATATGATGTTGCTTTTTACCCATTCTAAGTCTGAATGATAACAATTTATTTGAAAATAGTATTTAATCCCATTCTCTTTTGCAATTTGCATCTTATAATTATCGTTTTTTTGTTGGTCAATAATTTTTCTACCCATAAATTTATTAGTATAGTGTTGTTCTCCATGTACCTCTAAAATACATGACATACCATTCTTATAATTTGAAATATAAAAATCATATTCTTTTCTATCAGACCAAGGAAACGTTTTGTGTATGTCATATTCAATATTTAATTGATTCAATAAAGATATAGTAAATTTTTCTGAATAACTTATATAATCACTACAAAATGGACATGCCAATCCAAAAGTTGTAACTTGATAAATGGGTTTATCTTTTACAAGACTTTTACAACATGGGCAGTTCCAGTCTGCCCTAATTTCTGATCCTTTTGTAACTTTATATCCTAGTTCTTTATCTACTAACATACTGGCAACATCTGGATTTGCTGTGTACAAATCATTAACGCCAACCACAATTGCATTTCTTCCCCTATTACAAACTGGACATCCTGTCGGATGCTTGCTATGGATCAAATTACATGGTAGTGCCTCCCATTCATATCCATCAATTTTGCATCTGCACAAAACATGAGTTCTTGAATCTACATATTCTCCAATTACATCTATGTTTGGATTTATTTCACTTAGCCTAGATATAAATTCTTTATGCCCGATATTTCTTGAATTGTCTATTAACTTATTTTTCTTGCATAGTGGACAAATTGCTTTGTTTTGTGTAATGCTTCTTGGGCTTGCATAAAAATTGATGTTATGTATTTTGCAATTGCATAATACCTTTTGCTTCATACTGATAAAATCTGAAATAATTTCAATATCATCTCTCGCATAATTTACTCTTTCCATAAATTCCTCTTTTGTTACTAGATACCAATGAGGTCTTCTTTGAGGATTATAGTAAATTTTTTGAGCAATTATTCTCCATTTTCTATTAGTCGGAATGTGTAATAATGTTATCTCATCATTTAAACCAGTAAATTCACTTATAACTTTTATGTTTTTATTTTGTCCTTCTACTTTTTGTGTAAACTGCTCTTTAGTTATCTTATTCAATATATCTTTCCTCCAAATTATTTATCCAAATTAAATATTCCCTACTTACTATTTCTCCATTTAAAAAGAAGTTCTGTTATTCTGTCTGTTGAATTGAATACCCAAAACTTCTTTTTTGTCTTTTCATGAATAGAAGAGAGTATAACCTGTTCTCCATTAGAAACGAAAAATTCCTTTAATGGATAACTGTAACAATAAAAATATTTATCCAAATTATTCCTCCAAGTTATCATTCGATCCCACGATTCCTAACTCAATACCAAAATCTTCACTTAATTTTTCCTGTGAAATTGGTATTTTATCTATTACAATAGTGATGGCAGAATCTCCACCATCACTATCAATAGCAAATTTTATTTCTTTCCCACAACAAGGGCATTTAATAACATACTTACTCATTTTGCCTCATTCCTAATCTGGTCGTACTCCTGCTTTGCATCATTTTTGCTATCGGCAGGTCTACCACCTTCTGAATTGCCATCCCCAGATTTAGTATAAGCTGTACTGTAAGGAGTAAATATATCATCATAGTTGTTATCTTTTTCTGACATCCTCCTCTGAGCTTCGTCCTTAATATCAAGTCCCACCATTTCAAATGCAGTTTCTCTTGATGCACCGAGAGTATTAAAGCAATACTCACTCAAAGTCTTTCTCATATCAAGTTCAAGCTGCTCTGAATCCGTTATTTCAACATGGGGGCAGTATGCAACAGGGTAGTGGTTGTCTTTTAAAATTTGTCTATACCACTTGCGTAATATGTCCTCTAATTGCTCCGTTATAGCATTTATTGTACGCATTAATTGAGTAACAGAGATAGATGCTGTAGATACAGACTGTGAACCACTGTCCATTAAAAATTGAATACCAAGAGTAGACAGCACCTTCGCTCTATATGTGTTATAGGTGTCTTTCGAGGTCATCTCTACTGTCGGTTCTACATACTTAATTTCTTCAACCGTAGGAGGAGATGTTACAACAACCGTACTCTGTTTCCACGATGCCATAAAGTTATCGTGGGCATAAGCCATTTCGTCAAAATAATCCTTGCGACCGTCATCCCCTAACACTTCTTTACGCATTTTCTGATGTATAATCTTTTTACCTTTAGCTTTACTATTTACTCTATCAGTATCCGCAAAAGTATCAAGCATAAGCAAATCCGTATAAGCACGAGAAATAGGAGATACGCCATATTTACGATTAAGATTATTTATACGGATTACTCCCGTGTATTTTGGATCAAGGATTGCATAACTTTCCTTATTAACAAACGCTTCGTATATTTCATTAGGGTAATTCGCTTTGACTTCATCTTCAATATCTTTGAAGAATAAAGCCTTATTTTTTTTATTTTTCTTATAGGTCTTGCTAAGTCTATCACGAAGATTTTTTATGTTAAACAGAACAACCGGCTCACCGTTGACATTATAATCTGATATTTCACAAACACCTAAAGGATATATGTCAACAGCATAATTGCTATGATCGTCATGACGAAGATAAGCAATAAAATTACCCTCTGTGTATGAAGTTACAACAGCATTTCTAATCAGCCATTTTATATGTATTCCCTCGTTTACATCCTTTATCAATTCTTTGCAACTATCCAATTGTTTCTGCTTGTTTCTTTTATCCTTGACATTGCCAACATCTCCATAAGTAATCTTAATATCTGTATTTATGTTGGTATCAAGAGACTCGACAGTCTTACCGATAATATCATTCTTGTTTATCAGTTTTCTGTTATAAGCGTTGATTTTTTGTACTTTCTCAAGACTGTTTTGTGTATCAGTTAATAAGTCATCTATTTCTGTAGGAGTTAATCCGCTATTAGCCTTAACCCCCTCATTAAGATAAACAGAATACTTATCGTTACTAGGATCGTATGTGCTTAAAGCAATACGCATTTTTTCTTTTCCTATTTCTTCTGCGGAGGTGACTATTATAGTACCATCGCTTGTTTGAGATGTAAAACTTATATCAAAATCATTAGTTTCATTCGGCACTTACATATCACCGCCTTTCTAAAAATCTATACTTGAACTGAATAGCCTTGCTTTTGAGAAGTCTGCTTTTGGGGTAGTAGATAATAAATCCAATTCCAGTTTATCTATAAAATAAGAGCCGTAAGAGCAACTTGTGTATCTATCTTTCCTTTTAGCCCCTTGTTCATATATCTTAATAATTCCTGTCTGTGGCATCTTCTCATATTGCAATTCTGCACATTCATTTATCATAAATTGAGTTTCCAAAAAAGGAAGCTCAAATTCCGCTTGTAAATCCACATTGTCTTTTAAGCTATCCACATAATCTTTATTTTGCAACAAAATTTCGTCTTTTGCCGTATTGTAGTTTACCAAAAAATCAATCTTGTTTTCTATAAGGTTTTTTCTAAAAGCAATTGCAATATCGCTATTCAAGTTTTGGGTTGCGTTAATTACATAAATACAAGGTTTTGCATTTCTATCTTGACAAACTTTTGCATATTCGTCATTGTTCATTACTTTTAAAGGAGCATATTCAACTCCTCTTTCATCATCATACAACACTTTCTGAAGAGAATAAGCAATTTGCAAACCGCCATTTCTAGCATCAAGTACAATGTAATCAGCTTCAAAATCTTCATATAGTTGCCTAATTCTTATTGCCTGTAAAGTGGTATCACCAATTTGATTAGATTCAATATACGGATATTCCCGTCTATATCCTTGTTTTATTTCGACTTTATCGGTTTCAGTATCATAAACTATAGATTCTGGAATTGCACGAATACAAGAATATACCGAATTATCATTCTGACTACCTGCAACAAATGCAATATCATTTGAGATAACTCTAATTTCGTTGTCTAATTTAGGTATCGCATATTTGTTCTTTTTGTTACTCTTGAAATCAAGAGTAGAGCGAGGATAGAAAACATATTTTGAAATTTGCCTGTTAATCAACATTTTATATGTAAAATATGAAGAAACAGAATCTCTTAATTTCAAATTCAAAAATTCTATTTTCCAAGTAGCTGGATCTTGCTTTTTTCTTTCCTTTATAAGCTGTTCTTTTGTCTTTAATTCATGCTTTAAAGCTATACTTTCATCAAAAGCAAGCATCAATCCACCATTATGTTTCTTCATTTCAGTTAAAGCCTGTTTAGAAATATCCCACATCCAGTTTCCATCATCATACCAGCTTGAACTAATATAAATATCTACAGGCTGTTCCTTTAAGTCTTTGTTTTTGGCATATTCGGATTTAAATAAATACTGTGGCTTTCTCGGCATTTGGAAAGGAGAAATTACGGAATCTTCAACTTTTTTCTTTATCTGTCTTGTTTCCTCACGACAAATACCGTTACTACGGAGTCCTCTTGCATTTTCATTAGCAACGAATACTGATATTTTTGAGCCGTTCCTAAACTTAACGAAAATGTCACTATTCCTTGTGGAAAAATCCTCAATTTCTTTTCGCAATATAGGAGACCATTCACACAACTCGTCAATTATTTTTTCTGATACAATTAGTTTTGCTTGCTTTTCTGTAGCTGAACCGATTCTAAACTTAGTTCCTTTATATAAAAGGCATCTCGCCACTGCATAAACCGCCACCATAAACGACTTTGCATCATTTCTGCTAGCAATTATGCAAATTAAGTTAGAGATGCCCATTTCATATATAGCAATTGCTTGATACTCAAATAAAGGGATTTTTAAATAGTCGATGACAAATCTATGTAAATTTCTTTTAAAAAACGTACTCCAAGCCAAAACGTGCAACACATTATCTTGATTACTTAAATAATGAGTGGAAGGGAATTTCTTGTACAATTCAAGCTGGTTTTCGTCAGCATACTGTATCAAATCATTCTTCATAATCATCACCATCCGGTACGAAGTATTCTTTATCCCTTGTTTCACTACCTGTTTCTAAGTTAATCATAGGTCTCGTTATATGTCTGTCTATATACTCGCCTATATTGTCCCAATCTGCATACAGTTTTTTATCTTTGTAAAATTCTTCTGGAGTATAATCAGAAATAAATCCAAGCGTCATACAGAACGTTTCATCATTACTAGAATCTTTTTCTTCAACAGTTCTTAGTCCAGCTTGTTTAAATGTTTTAGCATATTGATCTGTCAGTTTAACGTATTTATCCGAATCCCCATCTTTAAGAGCCTTTATCATAAGCATATTTAAATTGCAAAGCGATTTTATAAAAATTTCTTGGTTATTGTCGCAGTTGGGATTATTTTTCTTTAGCATCCTATAATGTTCATCAAGATTTTTGTAATCTGATTCAGTGAATCCTGCTCCCCATCTATCTACAGCAGATGCACTTACAGTAGATTGATCTGATTTTGCTTGTTCTTTACTTTCTATAACTTGTCCAAGCCTATTTTGATATTCATATTTCATCGAATCAAAGTAGGTTGATCCAATAGAAGCGGTCTGCCCCAAATTCTTTTTTGCAAGATAATGAGATATTCTTGACCTATCAGCAGAAATTTGCCTAGCAGCCGTTAAAGCATCTATATGATATACCCATCCAAATTCTAAACACATATGACGAATTGCGTGTTCCTCATTACCTGAATATAAGTCTACGAGTTTTTTATAATAAAGGTCTCGGCAATCGTTGCAGATGTCAATATATCCGTCATTTGCTTGATATTTAGGATGTGCTGATTTAGAAAAATGTGTCTTTTGGTTATCCCAAGACTTCCCGCACATTGTACATTTGTATTTTTTGTCTGAACCCAAATTGTTAGATAAAGGAAACCTCATCTCAACTGTTAGGTCTATTTTTTGTGGAGCTGCCATAGACTCCTTTATTTTATCGTTTCTTGATTGTATACTAGCCATAGCTCCACCTCCTTAATATTAAATATCAGACAGAGATTTTTTCTCCACCGTCTTAATTCCATCTTCATCAAAATATTTTCCCAATTTAGCATCCGCAGATGTATCACAATATAACCTACACATATCAGCACTTTCCCAACCGATAATATCTTGAATAACACTATCGGGTATGTTTGATTCGGACAGTCTAGTAGTAAACAGATGTCTCAAGCAGTGCCAGTAAAATGGAATACCTAAGAAATTAGAAAAACTTTCAGCCCAACTATCCATTGTTGTTATAGGAACTTGCTCATCAACATAAACCCCATTTTCCTTCTTAGGAATAAGCCATTGTGATGTAATGTTGTTTTGTTTTCTATAATTAAGCCATAGATCAAGATATTTCTGAAAACCATTTTTAAGGGTATAAATCGTAAGTTGCTTACCCCTTGAACCTCTACCTTTGGTAGTAACTGTTTCTGGTGTTCTGTATAAAGATCCATAAATTATATTATCTTCTGTAAAATAAGAAAGTTTCATTCTTGGTAATTCAGACTTTCTCCTGCCATTGTGCATTGCCATTGCCAACATACAAGCCTTGTCTAATTCATTTTTATCTATTAAATGATTTAGCAATTTTTCAAGTTGTTCATCCTCAAGAACGGTTTTCTCCCTAACCGTACAAGAAGGTGGATTTTCTATTTTTCTCACTATTGGTCTATAACCCTCAAATTCATCATCAAGCATATTTTCAATATAGTTTGATAACGATGAAATAGTAGATTTAACTCTTCTCATTCGTGCAGGACTCCAACCTAAAGTATTCAAACAATAATTTTGAATCTTGACTATATCCCTTTTAGATAAATCAACAAAAAATTTGTTGTTTAATAATTCCAAACATAAAACCCAAATTATTTTCAAATCATGCCCATAGCTTTTTACTGTAGTTTTTGCACGATCAACAGATGTGAGATATTCAAGGAAATCCTTTCCCAATTGAATATTCTCTAGATTCACCTGTGCTAATTTTTCAGATGAACAAATATTGTTATAAACTGTTTTTCTTGTATTTCCCATCTATCTCACTCCCTTTCTTGCATATAAAAATAGAGAAGTGGTAGTTAGCCACTTCTCTTAAACCATTATATCATATTTATATTCCCATACTTTTTAAGTTCTTCAGTAATATCTACTTTATTTTCCCTGCACATAGTAACAATTGTACTTGCAGCTTTTTCTATTTCGCTTTCGTCAAGAAGATCTAAAGTCTTTGGTTTAGTTCTTTTTCCGCTAGTGTTAAGATAATGTGTTATTCTTGAGTTCAAATTGATACTGTACTTATATAAAAGTTCTTTCTTAAAATCAACCCAACCTTTAGCATAATTGTTACGAACATTTCTCCCATATTTTCTAACAATAGCATTTATAAAATCCTTTCCTGCCCATTTTGAATTTTCTTGAGCAAGAACATCATTTTCCTTCTTTAATACACTGTTTTCGTTTTGAACAGCAACTATATTTGTTAATAACCCCTTGATAACCACTTTTTGTTCATCTGGCAAATTTGAAAAGTATGTATTGACCATCAAATCAGCATTACTAATATATCCACCATTCTTTCTTATTGAAGGTAAAACCTCATCAAACACCCATCTCTCAAAGCGTTCTGCTCCCGGTAGCTTACTATGCGAGATAAGGCGGTAAACGTTGCCCTCTGTAATAAACTTCGCCTGCTGTTTTCTACCCATACTGTCGATGAGGTCGTGAAACGCTACCCCATCTTCTCTACAATGTCGCACAAGAGCATCTTTTGTATTAGTATATCCCAATGCCTTCGCAATATCCGAGCCACAGAACAGCACTGAACCATTCTTTTCAATTGTGCGTACTTCGCCAAATTCTTCATTTTTAAAAATTTCAATTTCGTTCATATTTTACAATTCCTTTTCTGTATAGTTTTTTAAAAGTTTATTCCATATGCCTTTGCATATTTCTTTACAATTTCAGCATCGGTACTGTAGCAACTAAAATGATAGCTACAGCCATCATCACTTGTATCGTCACAAGTAAATCCGACAACATCCCCACTGCCGTTATGCTTAATCTGCACTTTTGCCTTATTTACATTATTCACCTTTGAATTACCATCAAGATCAAAATAGATTATCTTGCAATCATCATCCTCGTTAAATTCCGCTATTTTTTGAGGGCAGTCATCTATGTAGATTAAAACAGTAGAAGCATCATGTGCGATTATAATACCATTAGAGTTAATAGCCGGTTCAATGCTGACATTGCACTCATTATCTATCATCATAAGATAAACCCTATCCTTAACTAAATCGTCAAGACCATCAAAATCAGCATAAGAAAAGCCATATCCATCTTGTATCAATTCGATAAACAAATCGTTAGAGAAATCTCTCTTGGCATAAACTGCCACGCAACCGCCATTTTCTCTTAATGATTCAAGTTCAGTGCCAATGAGACCGGCAACATCTGCAACGTCATCAAGAGAAACATTTGTACTCTTTTTATTAGTCAATCAAAACACCACCTTAGAGTGCCTTATAAGACTTGCTAAGTGTAACCTTTATCTCATCGTGAGCAGGAGAACTCCACTCCTTTGTTTCTCCTCTGAGTGTACTTACGCCACTCTTAGCAGGTATTGTTACCTTTGATATGTTCATAAAACCTATCATACTTATCTTTTCACCGCTTGCCACAGTTTCCTTGATTACTTCTTGATAATTATCAAGAACTGTTGTGATGTCCTTCATTGTAATTCCTGTATTATTTGCGATTGTTCTTACTAATTCCTTTGTTGTCATATTATAATTTCCTTTCTATTTAGAGGCTTTTAGCCGTTATTTTTGCTTATTGAATATTTTTGTGTTTTTGTTGTAGTTTTGTTAAATAACCACGTTGAATGTTGAATCTAATCCTCGTTCCTTGTCCCATAAAAAGCAAGTGCATTTTCTGACCGCCCCAACATAACCTGCGTTGTGATGCCATGCATCTGTACCCGTAACAGAAGATAAATTTCTGATGATTATACCACCATCTTCAACAACGTGTTCTGAATGTAGGTGGGCTGAATGGATCTCCCTATATGTACTTTTTCCCCATTGCTCAGATGCTTCGACTTGCATTATCTTATCTAACCGTTTCTTTTCCTTGTCGCCGTGAGTAAACCCTAAAAGCACATTTCCATAAGAAATATACTTTCTCGGTGATGTAGACAAATCAACAGTAACATTCTCGTTATTGTTGAAATAACACCACAAAGCCATTAAAGCGTGGTAACTCGACAGAGTATCGTGATTCCCTTGTACGCAAAACACTTCTACGGGTGTTCTTAATTCGCTTGACAGCTTTGATATACCATCAATCAAAAGAGTAACCCCATCTCTAAACAATGTTTGATATTTAACATCTGCATCCTGTGGTGTTCCTGCCGTTGTTGTAGTTCCTACTGTGTCAAAATGGAAGAAATCGTTCCCAACTGGGAAGATAATCTTTTCAAGGTTAAGTCCCTTGCATCTTGTGATACAAGCGTCAATAATCTTGTTAAAACATTCCCTTGCAATCTGTGAGTTGTATACTTCTTTTACTATATCGCCGGTTGAAAATTTTCCTAAATGCAAATCCATTATAGGCACTTCAAGCATAAAACTGTTATTTTCGTTATCATATTTCTTTACTATCGGAGCTTTATATGTATCAACTAATTCCTTGTAAAATTCCTTTATCTCCTGTAATGAAATTTCAGTTCTCGGCTTTATAACTATCTTGCTTGAATATAATTCCTTAATTCCGTCTTTTTTGCTGTATACATTCCAAGCATTATTTTTAGCGGAAACAAGTTCCCACTCTTTTATATCAAAACCATGTGCTTTCAAAAGGCTATCAGGGTTCTTTAAATCATCCTCGCTTAACACCACTAACTTGTTACTCAAGTATGAGCCATCTTTATTTATTGATATTTCAGTCCTGTAATTTGTTTCAAGACTTTCTTTGTTGTCTTTGTTCTTTTCTTTTTCTCTGAAATAGTCTAATACAAAAACATTGCCGAATATTTCTTGCGAAGATGCTTTCCTAACTGTGTCTTTTGACATCGGCAGATTGTATTTTATTACTATGTCAGCCCAATCTTGATCTTCAACTCCTAACACCTTATCATGAATGTCCTGTAGACACTGCTCATATTTTTCAGGTGTCAACCCGTACTTGTGTAGTTGTTCTTCATATTTGTTAATCTAATATCAATCCTTTCGTTGTGAATTAGGCTTTTATTATTCGCCTCTACATTCGCTAAGTAATTTTAAACACTTCTTTGTTTCGGTTACAAAGTAATTCTTTCTGTGGTGCGACTTTGTTTTTGCAAGTCCATTCTCACCAAACTTTACACCATTCTTTAAGAGATACTGCATCTCAAACTTAGTGATTCTAATTATGTGTTTTCACTTCTTTCATATAATATTTTTTTGTTTTTCAATCACACCCAACGGTTGTAATATCGCCGTTAGAGAAATATCACAACCGCCAGAACGTGACCGTAAGTTATAACTTTACGATTTCAGTACCGCCCATATTTTATACCGCATCGGAAATAGCGGTGAAGCCTACTTGATGAACGCTCATCGTTCCCCCTCCATAATACATATTTTATAAATTTTTATGAGCGTGGGTGAAACCCACGATAGTTGAAGGTGAACGCAAAATCATTCTGCATTTTTTTTGCATTTTTGGCAGTTTTACTGTGGCTTGAAGTTAATTAAGAACCTTTCTTTGTCTAATTTGTACAAGAAGTTGAGTATTCTTTTTGTAGGTTTATTATAGGCATCTAATAACCTCTTGCTTGCTCCAATTCCATTTGCTAAACCCAATGAGGTTTCTATAAGACGGTTTATCGTAACTATGTTGCCTATTTTGATTTTTCTCAGTTTTTCTAACAACGTATTAGATTCTTGAATGAGTTTTTCCGCTACAATCTTTTCGTCTTTTTCTGTTGCAAAAAGATACTTAGCAAAAGTATCATAATCTTCTACAAGAACTCTTACTTTTGACATCTGTCTTGAGTTAGCCTTGCCGTTCATCTTAATAAAGAAGTCGGTAGTAGGGGTTGTTTCCGATGTTGACGCACCTTGTATTTTGTCTAACCATTCTTCTAACCAATTCATAGGACAGTTTAAATCTTCATTTATACGGTTTCTGAGTTTGGTTTTTGTTTCGTTTATTTCAGCAAACGGTAATTCCTTACCGTCTTTTGTGTACTTAATTTCTTTAGTATATCTCATAAATTCCGGGTAATCGCACTTAACGGTTTTAATGTTACCACTATCTTCCATCATTTTTCTGTTCATAGTCATACAAGACATCTTGCTTATGCGTTTTATTTCTTCTTCCCCATCTATCTCGTAAAGTCTTTTACAACTATCAATGATGATCTGAGCTATAACAGAAAGGATTACAAAATTATCATATAATTCTTTTGCTTTTTCATCGTCAGGATACTCTTTCGATGTTTCAGTCCAGTAATAAGTCATAGCCAATTGTGCGAGATTACTAGACCAACCTATGCCCATTTTTGAACTTGCAAATCTGTTGTCCATTACAGCATAATCACTTTTGGTGTTGTTATATGTAATTCCACTTTCTCTTAAAGAATTAACTATAGTAGGATATTTTTCGTAACACCTTTTCGCACATTCTACAATTTCCTTTTGGTTTGTAACCAACATAAAATCTGAATCGACATTTTGTTATATTCACGGCTCTTTATCCGTGACATCTCCGCTTTTCAACGGAGTATCGGACTATTTCTTTACCCTCGTTTAACGTTAGGCACTATTTTTGCAAGAATAGCGGATAGCCTATATCTATCGTACTCGGCACTCGTGTTGGTATTATTGGCTTCCTTCCTCAACCATTAGTCTCTGAGCCCACCAAACTACTTTTACAGGATTCGTTTGGCTTGGTTGCTAATTATCTTATGTGTGTTTAAACCCACATTTAGACTTCAAGCAGTTCACCGAGTAGTTTTTGAACTACATTTCTGTAGAACCGACCCCATTATATTGAGTCCATTCCATTCGCACGGTCTTGTATATCTGTTTCTATACAATTTACCGCCATTATGTTGTTACTAAAATCAAAATATCTCGTAAATGTTTCACTGTGCTTGTTATGCAAATAGCAAATGTTATTTGGGGAATTGTGTGGGTTGCGAAAGGCAGCTAAATATTCCCCGTCATTAAAACGATTAGTATAACATTGTATACACCCTCGTTCTTTTAAAAGGGTAGGGTCATTAGTCCAGTCTTCCCCCACAGTACATAACAGTAACCCATAAGGATTCCCAAATATCGTTAAATTATCCCCCTTGACTTGTATCTTACCCTTGCGTAGATAATGAACATAATTTGAGATAATCTTTTTCTTTTCTTCTCTAAACCATTTTGAATTGCCAAATTCATTATTATGTCTGTATAAATCGGCAAGCATCTCATAGTGATTTATCTCATTAGCGTTTTTACGCAAAAACTTCTCAAATTCTTCATTGTCTTGCTTAAGTAATTCTACATAATCAATACTGTTCTGAGCGATAGCTTTTACTTCGTCTTTTGTGCAGGGGAGGGTATTTATCATTTGATAGCTCAACTGTTGATACTCCCCTAATTTGCTTGGATGGTCTGTTTTAACAATACCGAATATGTCTCCATCCAAACTAACTCGATTACACCAATAAGAATAAGCTGCTTCTGGAGTGCCACCCATTATGTCGATAAACTTACGCCATTTAACAGCATTGTCAGTGGTTATAACTTTTATATCCTTTAGATAGTGCCAATTGCCAAACATATCTTGTACCTGATGAGTAGAGTAGTCATAGCCATTCTCATTACACCAATCTTTAAAGAATAGTTGTAAATGCCCTCGCAAGCCACACATCTTAAAGAAATGATTGCGGAGAAGAGCCATACCGTTTACCCAATTAGGCAACAAATCTGATTCTATAATCCCCATACCATCCCAAATAATGTTCTTGACTTCTGTTTCCTTGCGTTCCACAACACACTTCTTTTTGGTGTTGCCTTTTTTATCAGTATAGGTATCAGCTTTGACTACATTTGCCATAGTCTTAAAATAACTGTCTTGATCTTTTAAAATGAGAATGTCGTTTACCGGGATATGTAGTGTTCCTACAATTGTACTCGTTGTTAAAGGAGAATAGGCAGACATTTCAACTATTTTTGCATTATCTTTAGCCATCTTATTGCCTAAGCCCATTGTCAGCCAATCAAATGCTTTCTTGTAAAGTTTTTGATTTATGAATATGACTTGTCCGAGTTTTGCTTTGGCACTTGTGCGAAATAGCATATTATAATGAATCGTCTGTTCACTCTTGATATTACCTTCCTTATCTCGTATCTTATAGGTAATATCAACCCCTTCATTGTAGAATTTATCACGGATTTCTCCACGTTTCTTCTCAGAATACAATGATTTGTTCTGTTTTACTCGTTCAATAGCGGTATTTATTCTTTCTTTTGATTCAGCAGTTATATCCGTCTTTAATAGCCCCTCAAGCCTTTTTAATTCATCATCATACGATCTGCTACCAAAATCAAAATCTAAACATACTATATCACGAGTGCTTTCGTTTCCATTTTGCTTGTTCTTGTGAACATCTAAACCGTTTGCTTTTAGAAAGTAACTGAACAAGCTGTTGTTGAGCATTGCTTCAGTATAAGTGAAATAATCTCTTACCCCCAAATTTACATCATAAAGCATTCCGGCACTTATGTTCTTAATTTTTATTCCGTATTCGCTAATATAAAGTTCCCCCTTGTCATATTTAGTAATTTTTCTTTTGCCCAAGCAATTTCTGTCTCATATCCGCTTTTATTGAGTACATAGATATTTGGTAATTTCTTAGCTGAATTATCTTTCTCACTATGAGAAAATCCCATCTCTTTCTTTATGAGCAGGGGATGTTCCCCACTTGTGAGCATCTGTAAGCACTTATTAACTGTGCTTTTAGACATTCCTAAGTCTTTGACAATTTTGTCGGTACTTTTGTAGAATGCTTCCGGGTAGTCAAAAGGATTAGAAATATCAGTTTTGCGAGATATTATGTAAGATTTAACGTACAGATAAACAAGCAAAATGTTTTCTTTGCCACTGTAGTTCATACCACCAATAGCTAAAAACTGATCGGTATAAATTCTTGTGAAGTTCTTATCAGTAATAAAAGCACCATTGAGTATCTTTATTTCTATGCAAGTGGTATATGTGATGTCCTTTAAATCAGTCAACAACTCAATCATCTTGTTATTTCCCATAAACTGTAATACCTGTATTACTTCATAAAAAACATTCCTTTTTTTAGGGCTACATTTGTATCCATAAAAATCGAATACTTTCTTAATAGTAATCCAACTATCATTTTCAAAAGATTTGTGCTTGCCTATAAGAAAATAAATTCCATAAAACATTCTGCTAATGTTATAACGTTTTTTCACGTTGCATTGTATATATCGATTTGGGATTTTTACAAAATACTCATCATTTGTTATCTCATCTTCCTCTATAATAAACACCTCTATTCTTAATAGTTTTTCATAGTACCGTAGAGTACCATAAAATAGTCCTAAACGATACTGAATTAAGAAAGACCGTATAAGTAAAGTATAAATACTTTACTTATACTGCGGACGAAACTTTTTTACAGAAAATTCAGTGAAAAATTTGAGCCTTTAGAAAAGAGAATTTTTTGTTCTCAACTTCTTATGTAATCTTTGATAACTTGAAGTCTCCATCTCTCAAGTGAACCTATTGTTTCTTTTTCAGGTATCTCACTCTTTTTGATTCTGATACCAAAATCTCTTAACATCTGATAGGTTTCTTCGAAACTTTCATTTGTAGGTTTAGATCTGAGATATTTTTCATATTCTCTCATTTCTCTTAAATCTTCTGGTGATTTCTTGGCTTCAATTTTTGTAAATGCGTACATTTCTTTTTCCTCCATAAATCTTAGAATTAGTTTCTTTGGTGAGTTTAAGGTCTAATTTAACTCATAGCAGATAATTTTTTATTTTATCCACTATGAGTAAATAGCTATTTAGTTTTTTTGCCTTTAAAGGCAAAGAGTATTGTAGACTTCTCTCTTGTCATCTTCCTCAAGTCCACAGTATCTTATTGTTGTTTCCTGTTTAGAATGATTTAACATTCTCTGAAGAAGTGTAAGGATGTAGACATACTTGTCTTTATTTTTCATAAGAGATTGGTAAACAAAAGTTTTTCTTGTAGAATGACAAGATAATGTGTAGTCTAAATCAAGAGCATTCTTTATCTCATTTAAGATATTCCAAAATGCTTGTCTGCTCATTGGCTTATCACTTTTTCCTCTAGGGGAGAAAAGATAATCTTCTCTTGAGTAAACCCCTAAACTTCTCAAATAATTAGGGATTACACTTTTAATAGAGTCATTCAGATAGATTGTATTAGTCTTTCCTGTTTTTTTCTCGGTAAGAGTAATCTTATCCTTTAAAGAACCATCTGTATGAAGTAAATCTCCTATTCTGATCTGGCTTAAATCGCTTATTCTCAGTACATTGTTAATAGCCATTACAAAATAAGTGTAATACTTTATGTTAGTTCCCTTGTATCTCTCCGGTCTGTTTAAGAGATATTCTTTCATTTCATCTATCTCTTCAAGACTTCTTATAGGAGAAGCTGCTGTATGACTCTTATTAGGATTAATGAGTTCTTTCCTATGTTTACTTGGGATGAGAGTATTCTGAGATTCCCTTTTAACACCTAATTCACTGAGCTGTTTGTGTAAACCATCTGTGTCAATTTTAACTACTGTATTGGTATTCTCTATAGGCTTATCACAAATAATCATATCCAGTGTTCCTTGATACATAATGTTTTTCTCCTTTGCTATAAATCTTATAATTGGTTTCTTTAAGCCTATTATACCACTTCTGGTATAGGTTGTCAACAGAAAAGATATAATCTTTTTTCAATTTCTATAGTTTATTTTGTACAAAATTTGTATGCTTATTTTGGTTACTTTTTCATTCAGATATTGTTTTGATTTTCGGATGAGATAATTTCGTCACTACGAAACATTAAGTGTAATCCGCTATAAAGATAGATTATGCCTTGTTTATAGGTATAAAAAAAGAGCCTGTTTTTAGACTAGAAGTGATAATATCGGCATTTTGTTGGACATAAGCCAATAAAGATTAACTTTTTATAGGCTTAAAAGAATGATTTCAATTGATTTTCTCCGTTTTTAGATGTTAAGTTTTATTGAGTAAATGCAATGCTTTATCGAAAAATAGTCCGAAGTGGTTTTTGATATTTTAGATTTGAGTTAAGTTAAGTTTTGTAGGACAGAACCCTTGTTAGATGAAGATTGTTGTTTAGATGTGAATTGATTTGCTTTGAGCAGAATTTTAGAGTAGTGTAAAAGTGGATTTAGTGTGGGGGAAAGCCTATATAATGAGATGTAAATTTAAACCTGATGTGTTGAAAAAACAGATATGAGCAGCCTGCCATCTCCAATAGCTTGCAGAAATGAGAACATACCCCACATGAGCTTGACAAACTGCCGAAAATGTCAAGTTGACAACGGCATAAAACCGGGTAATCAATGCAATTTTGAGCAAGCAAAAATGTAAGTTTTTCCCTGTAAATTCCTTGTAAAATGCAATTTTGGCTAACGTTTATTAGCTTTTTCGTTCGGCTAATGTGTCCAATAAACGGGACAGGTAAAAATTCAACATAACAGTGTTATGTAAATTATGTTACACAACATTAGTTACACAACGAATGTTACACATTGCAAGTACAACAAGCGTTACACAACATAAATTACATAACGTGTACAATAAACAGTACAGCTTTACAAGTACAATGCTATAATATATATACTTGTCCTGTTTATGGTACACCTTTGAATTATACGCATAGTAATAAAATCGCTTTACAGCCTGTAAAATAACTTTACTTAACAAGGTTAAAAATGCCTTTATAAATTTACTTAAATTATAATGAATTTACTTAACAAAACCTGATTATTATTTAAGTAAATTAACTATTCAAAATCAGCCAAAACAGCTCAAAATCGCTCAAAGTAAAAATATGTAAATATGTCTATGTCGAAATCTGTAAACGGTGAATAATTGTAAATAACTGTAAAATGATCGTGGTAATCTATGCGATCATATCAAAAAATCTGTATCGTAAAAATACGCTTTAAAATGCGATTTAAGCAAGGTTAAAATGCCATAGTCAAATTACACTATAGCATATATACAAGCCACTTAAAACGCAAAATAAACGCATTTACAGCGATGCTATAATCTTTTCTGCTTGCAATTTTGCGATTATGTGATATAATCAACTCAGGCAGCAAATAACAACGATTTGTTGAATGTAACACAGATTACATATTTTTTGTGCCTATTGCACAAAACAGCAAAGGCGAATTGTGCAATATCACAATAAACGTTTTGTTGTGTTACATAAAAAATCATGTAACTTTATGTAACAACGACTATTTGCCAGTATTTAGCAAAATGTTGTTGTTTTTGCAATATTCCATCGCCAAAATTGCAAATTTGTTTATAGTAAGCTCTTGCTTTTCGGCGTAAATACGTAATTCTTCCGCTTTTTCTTTTCTAATTTTGCAAGAAAAAACTTTCATGTTTTCTTTATCCCATTTTGCCGTTGCTCTTTTTTGTGCTTCACTAGCCATTAAATCACCATCTTTTTACAATTTTATCAACATTCCGTTGAATTATTCTATTTTAAATTACATTTTATGTTAAATCATACCGTTTTATTGCCAAAATTGCCATATTATAGTTAACAACATTTCGTTGAGTTACAGTTTTCATTGTGCAAAATGCACAAAAAAGATATAAGTTTTCCGTATTTTCTCTTGTATAATTACGCTTGAAATGTAACAGGATATACTGTATACTTATACTTGTAAGGTTAAGGGTGATACGAAAAACAAAACCACCTAAAACTTACACCGCCCAATCAGGCGGTTGCTCAAACGACCGGCAAGCAAAACAAATATATACTATATCTATAAAGGTATGATATTGAGTATATTATATAATTTACAGCAAAACAAAAAGCCGGGCTGTAGATCAGGCATTAGCACAACACGCCTGAATTAACAAATGTGTTGTAGGTTTTGCTCAGCCGCCGCAAAGTAGTGAGCAAATTAATTATAGCTGTTTTTTGTAAAAATGTCAAGTGTATTGATAGTAAGCACTATAAAAACAGACTATCACCAAAGCCCAATTGGGCAAAAAAATACATATAAAGGATGGTTAAAATTATGAAATTAATTGCAGTAGCAAAAAAAGGTAAAGAATTTGTTCACTCAACAAAACGAGCATATTTTGCACCTGATAGTAGCGCAGATCGCATTGCAAAATCGCTCAACGAAAAAAAATATATGCTTAACGATGGCGAAAAATGGCAAGTATATGATTATGACTATATGCAAGAAAACTATGTAATTTATAGATTATCAATCTATAGAAATGTAGTAAAAATGCATTATCTTTTTTAAAAATCCCCTGATGAGTCTTTGAGAATTAAGACGAAATACCGCTAAAAGCGGTATCGGGATTACCCAAAAAAATACATAGCCTTAAATGGCGGATAGGATGGTACAAAATGTATAAAATGTATAATTATTATGAAAATGTCAAGAATGATGTAGAAAACTACATTAAGGAAAACAAGGAATATTTCAAGGCGACAGATCTTGAAGAACTTGAAGAAGAACTCAATGAACAGTGCTGGATCAGCGACAGTGTGACAGGTAACGGTAGCGGCAGCTATACTTTTAACACATATGAGGCTGAAAAAAATCTAAATGGAAACTGGGACTTATTACAGGAAGCGTTAGAAGAATTTGGATGTTCTGATGTTAATCCGATTAAAAAGGGCGCTGAATGGTGTGATGTTACTATACGTTGTTATGTTTTGTCGCAAGCAATATCATCTTTACTTGAACAGATGGAAGAAAACAATGACCCGATACTTGATGAAATTTTCGGTTGCAACACTGATGAAGATTAAAAGTCGTCACAGCGACTATAAATAGGGCTTTAGGCTGTGAGCGTTGATCCCCCGGTTACAAGGGGATCAGGTGGTCATTAAAGGCTATAGCGGGCAAAAGCACGCTAAACATACATATTTTTACAAGGAGAAATCACAATGAAAAAAATCATACTGAACACAGAAAACAAGATTGCCGATCTCACAGAGGCGTTAAACACCGTACAGCACCGTTGCACAGCTAGAACGCTATCAGCGGAAAATATCGTTGAAATTCTCAACGGTATTCTTGCAAAATATCCCATTGCAAAGGCAAAGATGAACGGTGTATTCGTTCACTATGACGGAGCGGAACATTTTACGAATGCCTACAAACACACCCCAGAGTCAACACATTTCACAGCCGTTTTTAATGGAAAATGTTGGGCAATCACGGAACTTTACCGTGATACTTGCCCTAACAGAAACGGGTTTAATGCCGTTGTAATGCTGACGGATACCGCAAAAATGGCACTTGTTGAGGCTATGGAAAAAATAGCTTGCTGATCAAGTAACGTTTTCTGAAGGGTTTGAACGGATCAAGCCCTATCCCAGTCCACAAGGGTAAAAATAAAATTAAAGGATGGTTACAGTTATGGATTTTGAAGAAAAATTCAAAAAGCAAAAGGCTTTGGATAATTTTGCTTACGATATTTCAGGCGAAATTATCCGTTGCGGTGCATTTATCGACAAAGAGCAATTCCGCACTTTGAAGAAAAAAATGTATCGGGCTCACTTTGAAATCGGATTTTTGAACGTGGTGCATATATACAATTATTGTATATATATTGATGGGGATCTGTTTATTCGTATCCCGTCAAGAGACGCAGAACGGCTTGTAATCAGCACGGCTAAAAACTGCTTTGTTCCGATATACTACACACGTCCTTATTAATTCAAGCGGATTTTATCCGCTTTATCACAGTCGACAGTGCAACGATCTTGAGGCTGTGCCGATACATAATCAATTTTAAGTCGCCCTGATGGGCAAGGAGGAACAAAAAAATGAATATTGAGGAAATTAGAAACAAGAGGGTAAAAATCAGCCCGCATTCGATTACTGTTAAGGATGAATATGACAAAACTAGAGGAATAGTAAGAAATACCATTCTTTATACAGAGGGCAGTCTATCCCAAAGAATGGATTTTTTCAAAACGTTAAAGAATGCAGGCATTTTGGAATGCAAAAAACATGAGATAATCAAAAATGTTGTAATTGTAGATAGCAAAATATACTATTTACACGACTTAAGAGCCGTTGAACAGCTTGAAAAAATCATTGCACATTTTGAGCCTACAAGCGAAACAGAGGGAGCTTTTGAACACGAGAAAGAAATTATTGCTATAAGGAAACAGATAGCGGAAAAAGCATCAGAGTTTTTAACCGTTATTCCGTGCTATGTTATTAAATAAGGAGGAACACATGAAAAAGTACAATGAAATTATAGGTGAAATACATTCTATAAGGGAAGAAAGAAGTAAAATTACGGAACGTTTGAATAAAAAAATTGATGAACGCTTTGAGAAAAAAACGAAAAAGGATGAGCTGCCGGAAATAGAACAGGAAATAATCACTTTACAAACGGCACTCAACGATACTATTATAGCAGAAAAACTGCTTAGAAATAATGCAAAAATAGCATTCTTTACTGAAATAATGCCTATAGTATTAGAAGTTTTTAACAAGTATTCAGGTAAGCCCTATGGGGAAAAAACAAATAAAAAAATCAGTGAGGAAATAAAACAGATAACCGGATGTATTGCATATATCAGTAAAAGCTATTCGCAATATAAATATGTTTTAACGGATTTAAAAACAAATTTATCTATAGAATGTGGTACAAAATATATTAACGGTGAACAGAAACCGTTATTGATTAATAACAAAATTCAAGCAATTAACATTGAGGAAATAGAGTTATTTTATATCAATAATATATATTTTAATGATATAAATAACACTATAGCAGAATTAAAGAGAATATATGCATTAGCATATGAGAAGCAACAAGAACTTGAAAAAATATGCTCACAATTCAACGCACTAGCCGTTGATGGAATAGAAAATATTTATTCGACAAAACATATATATAAAAACCAGTATTAAAATAGAAAGGAAAATAAACATATGTCATTTATAGTATTATTCATTGGCTTAATTATCTATGGTATCTGGAAGAATTGCGAACCGCAGATCCCGGCAAACTACCATAACAATTGGAAACTTGAACAGGAAGACTCTTGGAAAGTCAGCACAGGCGAAATGTCACAACGGCAGTTTATGAAGAACATACAGAATGGAAAATATAGGTGATCGGATGGGGGATCTCCCCATCCGCATTTTGAAAGGAAAAAGATTATGATGATAACGGAATACAGAAAAAGCCTTGAAGCCGATGGTTACAAAACAAAGCGTGTAAACGGTGAATATTTTGCTTATAAAGATGGGAAATTTTATGAATTTTCTATTGACTGGTTAGGTGATACGAATTTTTTTGAGGTTTCATTACATTTAATGACACCTGAATACGCAGCGGCTATAAGAAAGGCATTTGAAAGGAAGTAAACAAGATGAATATCAATATTTACCCAGAAGAAATAGCGGAAACGCTCAATAAAATTATTGAGAGATGCGATCATAACAAGGCTTTATCAGAAAAGGAACATAAAGAGTTGGAGGATGCTATTTTCCAGCTAAAAGCCATGGCAGAAAACAAATATAATAACAACTGCTGGAGAACGCTATATAATGTTCTGTCAATTTTAACTAATTACAACTGGGAGGATGATACAAAATGAAACGCATAAAGGAATTTTTACAGCGGGATTACATATCGGAAATAGCAAGCAGCCTATGCCTTATTGCTATAGGCATAATTTATACAGTTTATTCAAGTGACGGAACTTTTTTAGTATTTGCACTAACCATAGGAATTTTTATCCTTATAGGATCAATAAACGAATATCGGAAATTGTATCACGGCAGCAGAACGGAAGAAACAACGGAAACAGAAACACACGGAAAGCATTGTGCTTGAAAGGAAAAAAAATAATGGAGCTGAAAATTGCTTATTGCTATAATCAAAAGTTTTTGCCTACAAATAGGCATAAGAAATTAAGGGAAAGGCAAATAAAAGATATATTAAAAGTAAATATAACAGAGTTATCTTCGGATATTTTTCCTGTTGCATTTATTATACATGACCTGCAATCGGTGCAAGATGGTATGACTTCTTATGAAGATTATAAAAGTGAAAAGTGTGAATACCGTATGTTTGCAGAAGAAATCAGAACTTATAAAGAAAAGCTTTACATTCCTATTCGAATTACACATGGTGCCGCAATCAGCACGATTTTTGAGAATGAAGGTTATATAATTAACTATCTTGAAAGACGGTGTACAAAAAAATGTGATATGTATGAAAATGATGAGTTTACGGAAAAATCCATCGTAATAAAAGAAGACAAAGAAGAAGTAAAACAAATGTTATATAACTGTTCAAAGCATTTTGTTTATTTTAACGGAAAATTTTGGAGGAATTGTGCTGAACCGATATATAATATAGAAACTCTCGGTTTTGGCAATAATCATGGAGGTACTGGATTTTTTATTGAGTATGGATATTCTAATATCATAAAAAATAATTTTAATGCGTTACAGAGAGACGATGCTATTGATTATGGAAAAGCCATTGCTGTTGGTCGAGGGGATACAAATTCTGTTAATCTCATTGGGAAGTATTCTAACATAGAAGTCATTATGCCAGAGATGGTAAAGATGCCCTTCAATGCTATCACAGTATCAGAAAAAGATTGAAACAGTTATGGAGGATTGACAGATGACAAAGAACATTTCATTGACAACGGAAGAAATTGAGTTAATATACTCGGCTTTGCTTGTGTATGGGGACAAATTATGCGAAGCAAACAAATTACGTCTGGATTACGAAACGGAAAACGGAATAGCTAACAGGGCAAAAAAGGCGTATAATACAGCTCGTAAAATTATTGAAAGCAATACCGATAAAACGGAAGTTTGATAGGAGGAAAAACAATGAAAATAATTGAAAAATCTGTTACCCCTTTTGGAACGAAAATACAGCTTGAAGATTGGGGGGATGCATATCCCAATTTTGGCAGATATATGATAGGTGCATATCCTATAGCAGAAAATTCGGAAAAGTTTTCAAAAAGGGGTGAACCTTTTAGGATTTGCATTTCTACAAATAAATATATGTGCTATACAGATGACGATGTTTTATACGATTATGAAGCATTGAAGTCTGGAGAAAAAACACTTGCGGATCTTCGTGAACATTTTTGGAACAAAAAATCTGATTGTTACCGTTTAGGAATAGAGGAGGATTGACAATGAAACCAAAGTATATTAAAACAAGGGAGCGTGGGTGGTGCTGGGTTTGCCAGTACGGAAATATAATCACCACAAGCACTGTATCAGCAGAGGAATGTTACCGGAAACATATCCGCAAACTGTATGGATTATGTTTCAACGTTGAACAGATTGAACGGAACATAGACTTTATCAACCGTCAGGAAAGAGAAGTCGAAAGACAGTGCTATAGCTATTGACTTATTCAAAAAACAATAGTATAATAGAAGAAATAGAGGAACGGGAAATGATGCTTTATCATAACTGTGATTACAGGGATTTGCCATCAATCTTAAAAGACGGCATTCTTCCTACGAGCATCCGAAGAAAGACTATTGGAATTTGCAAGGACAGCAGAATTAAAAGTAGATGGGTTTAACCACTTTAGAGGGATAGACGATACAAGGCATATGATAGATTTTGTATAATATCATCTATGAAATAAACCATGCATGATTGTTTATTAAGTTGAGAGTTTACCCGTATAGAAAAAAATAATCGAGGTGTACATTAAAAAATGGAAATAACATATATTGACAATAATAAAAAGGCAGAAAATTACACAAAAAAATATGAAAAAGAGATATGCCCTTGCGGAAATTGTGGAAGCACTGATGTACAAATTGTATATTCTCTTTGTCGCTATCCCAAAATAAGAGATACATGGTATATTATATGTAATGTTTGCAAATCCCGTACAGATGCATATTCGAGTGTAAAACGAGCAGTTATAAAATGGAATACTAAAAATTAATAAAAGGGGATTTTTGAAATGATGGAATTAAAAGACCGCAAATTTTATGAAGGAGTTTGTGAAGGTGAAACTTTTGAGGAAGGATCAGCTTTTTACACAAGGCTGTTAGATACAGCGGAAATTATCGAGGAAGAGGGGTATGACGTACTCACGGATAATAACGGAAATTTACTTGCATATGCTTTATATCCAAACTATCGGGACGTTGACGATATCCGTTGTTATATATCAAATGTTAACACAAGTTTGTTTAACGATGCTGAAATCTCAGAAATGGAAAGTTTACTTGATTCTTTGATTGAAGATTATTATGACGAAGAATCAGATGAATTTTCAGATGATATGTTTGAGGAAAATCAGAGGGAATTGGGAAGGCTTGTTGATTTATTTGATCGTCAGTGTGATTGGGAAAGCCATATGAAACTGATTGAGGAAGCTGAGAGTATCGGAATCAATGCTAATCAGATATTCTTTGAATATTATGAAAATTTCAATTACAATGCTGATAGTAAGTATATTCGTGCGGACGAATACCGCAGAAAGTATTCACAGAATTAAAACTAAAGAAGAGGAATTTTGATATGGATATGAAAAGATATGTGCTTGTTCAGGTAAAAGCTGATTTACCTAAAACAGTTAAGGCAGGAGAAATATACGAGAAATATACGGATATTGAGGATGACGGAATCTATAATGAAATCTCAATATTCGTTGATAGAGAGGATGCTCTTAAAGAGTTATCAAAGCATAAGACAGTTGGCAAGTTAACAAATACGGAATCCGGAGAAATTCTTTCTTGTTGTATCTATTATTTACAGGAAAGAGTTTATGATGAAAACGGAGAATACGGAATTGTCGGACTTACTTGGGTTGCTGAAGAAGAAATTGAATAGATTTTAAAGATATGGAATCAAAGATTAAATTTAAAACGGAATCGCCTTATATTGAAAAGGCTAAAAAGCACGTTGGAGAAACTTATAACGAGCTTACTATAGAAGAAGTCGTTGGTATGGAATATCGTAATGGAACATATAGAACTATGGTAAGGTGCAGATGTAGTTGCGGAAAAGAAATTATTGCTATGCTATCTGCTGTACTTTATGGGAACATTAGATCTTGTGGACACAGAAGGAAAAACAACTTCAATAAATTTTATGATGGATTTGTTGATGGGACAAATACTATAACAATAGCTAAACCCGATCGTATTATTAAAACAAACACTTCAGGAGTAACAGGTGTTGTAAAAAGAGGAAACAGGTACAGAGCTTACATAATGTTTAAACAGAAGCAGTATCATTTAGGATATTTTGCAACGTTTGAAGAAGCTGTCGCTGCAAGAAAACAAGCAGAAAAAGACTTCTTTGGAAAGTTTCTTGAGGAACACAAAATATAGAGAATCGGAAATAAAAGATATTTTTAACGAAATAAGATTTCTGATTCAACAAGATATTGTGTTAGAATACAACAATATAACGGTTAATTCACTTTTGTGGACTAACCGTTATTTTTATTGGATTTTGCTTGTTCAGCGAGAGTCTTAGCTCTTTCTCTTATAACAGCTTTGGAAACAGAATCGACCGTTCTGTAGTCTGTTAGAAGCTGCTGCTCGTCTAATGGAATGGAATCATATCTTGTTTCCCCATCAAAGAGATAGCCAACAGAAACATTAAAGTATTTAGCTATTTGGGTTAATACTTCCGGTTTTGGAAGAGAACCATTTTTCCATAAGGTTACTTTGGATGTACTTAATTGCAGAATATTTTTCACAAACTCGGTTGGAGTTGTGTTATTGGATTTACAAAGCATATCAAATTGTTCAAAGAACACAAATATCCCCACCTTTGTTTTGTCGAAGTGTACAAAAATTCTGTAAATTGAAATTAAAGCGTTGACAATTCTATAAATTAGAATTATAATAAAGACAACGGAAATCCGCAAGAATAGTTTAACACAAAAAAATCCGCTTGTCAAATGTTAAACTTTGAAAGGAAGTGAATGAGATGTAGGCAGCGGAAACAAAAATCATCAATCGAAAAACCCAAATATGAAAGGAATTACATAACATGAATGAATTAACGTTTACAGAGGATAGAAATCTCAGGGACAATTGCATCAGCCATTACGAAGTGCTGGGAAGAGTAAAGAATTTATTGCTGATACCTTACGCAGATGTGGCAACGGCACAGCAGGTAGCTGACTTTTATGATGTGGATATAAAAACAATCCACAGAGTGTACGAATTAAACAGCGAAGAACTCAAAATGGATGGAGTAGGAACAAGAGGTTATAAAAATTTTCTAATTCCACAAGTTGTGGATTTAGAAACCTCAAAAGGAAAAGCATTGCTAACTTTCGAAAATGGTGACACTTTAACTATTCCAAATAGAGGAATCAGAGTGTTCACTCGTAGAGCTATTCTCCGCATCGGAATGTTACTCCGTGATTCTGCTGTAGCAAAAGAAGTCAGAACACAGCTTCTCAATATAGAAGAAAAGACTTCTAACGAGATCAAGACGGAAGATATTAACGAGGAGCAGAGGCTGATAACAAATGTCGGAATGGCTTTCGCAAGCGGAAACATAAATGATCTGTTAAAAGCTACAACGGAATACAATGCATTTCAGAACCGCCACATTACAAAGTTAAAAGAGGACAACAAGGCTTTGGCTGGTGACATATTGGAATGGAAGGACAGAAACAAGTTAAATGCTGGAGTAAGAAAACTTGCATCCGTTACTAAGATTTACTTTGGCAAGATGTGGAACGAATTGTACAAGAACTTGCAATATAAGTATGGTATATCGCTAAAAAGAAGAGGCAACCAGCCCTATATACAGCACATTAAGCAGGATGAATGGAAATTCGTTATAATGACATTCTCTGCGATGTGCGAAGCATATGGGCAGTCGCCAAGTGATATGTTCCAACAGGTTACGCCTAAAAAGGCTTTGGAAACTAATTATTAACAAGTTTCGTTTTAGGCAATTTGATTATTCTATCAACCTTACCCAGTACAAGCCCGTTGCAGACAACGGAATCATTTTTTGTGAAGTGAATATTGGGGAAGTTAGGATTTACAGAGATCAACTCCCCTTTACCTCTTTCTTTTATGAATGTGTTGTCATTAACGGTAAAGATACCTACTTCACCGATATTAACGTCTGGTTGTTGCTTTACAAGGACTATATCTCCTTCATCAAATTGCGGGTACATTGAATAACCGCTTATTCTAACAGCATAATCAGCCTTGTTTGTTAAAGGATTTGATTTAACGTTAATTAAAGTAAAGTCGTTTTCGTCAACATCGTTTCCGTAACCTGCGGATGCTGGATTTCCAAATAGCCGAAGTGTAATTACCGTATCAGATTCTTGGAATGCCAAGCCTCTTCTGCCTGACTCATCAGCATCGGGTACATATTCCACAATATCGGAAATGTCGCATTCCAAAGCATCACATAATCTGCACAGAGTAGGCAGAGCTACAGAATCCCCTTTGCGAATAGATTGTATTGTTTTCGGATTCAAAGGATCAACCTTTAAATATCGCAAAGAGTTTAAACTTACATTCTTTTCGTCAAGAAGGTGGAATAATCTGTCGTATTTAATTGGCATAATAATCACCTCATCTTACCTTATTGTACCATTAAGTAACCACAAAGTCAAGAAATTATTTGTATAAAAAGTTACACTAATTTTTTCTGTTACTTTTGTATACTTTTACTATTGATAAAAAGGTTACATTTTGGTACAATTAGCATCACAAGGTTACATTAGTAACAAGTAACAAAAATTATAGGAGGATACAAAATGGAACACACACTAAGTACCTGTACCGTAAAAACATTCACGGAACGGTATGAGAAACAAAAGCTAAACTTTGACTTCACTATTCAGCGTGATGGTGGGCAGTGGAATAGTGAGCAGCAGAGTTTGCTTGTTCATTCTATTCTTGTAGGCATGATTGTTCCTGCTTTGTACTTTATCAAAGAAGAAGTCGATAGCGGGGAAGTGTGGACAGTCATTGACGGAAAACAAAGATTGTCAACTCTGATGGCATTTTACAACAATGAGTTTAAGTTATCTAAGGACACCGACAACATTACTATCGGTGACAAGGAATACATAATAGCCGGACTCAAATACAAAGATTTGTCTGAGATACTTCAGGAGCGTTTCACAATGTATCCTTTTGATATTGTCTATCTGAGAGGGTATACAGATGAGGAAATAGAAGAACAGTTTTATCGCCTAAATAACGGCTCTATTTTCACAAAACAGCAGAAGGCTGTAGTGCAGTTAGGTACGGAGCTTGCAAGCAAAATCAATGAGATTGAGAAGCATCCGTTCTGGGAACGTGTAAATATCAGTAAATCTCAGAGAAAACATGGTGTTGTTAAAGAAACAATCTTAAAGTGCTTAATGCTGTTAAGCGGTTATAACTATGCCCATTTTGGAGCGTGTGAAGTTGTTAAATTTGCTAAATTCTTCAGCAAAAACTATGATGATAAACAGCTTGAATATTTTGCCGACATTCTTGATAAACTTAATGATAATATCGTTGATACTGATGAAAACAACAAGTTACTCAAGCCTATAAACATTCCTGCTATCGTTATGAATGCAGATTTCTGTGATGAAAACGATGTATCAGATACTGACTATGAAAAATTCATCACCGATTGGTTTGAAACTGGTTGCAAAAGTAACGAATATCTTGAATGTTGTGGATCAGGCAGCACACACAAAACAAAAGTTGAGGGAAGAGTAAAAGTAATGAATGATTTTCTCCTTAATTTTATAGGGGAATAAAGGTATAAAAGAAGGGATAATAGCATGGATTCAAAGATAATTTGGGATTTGAAAGATAGTTTAAGCCAGTACAACACACACATCATAGATGGTGAAGTTTGTTACGGAGGATGTGTGGAAGATAATCCTATAGGAATAGGGTTCTATAGAGATTTTAAAAGGATAAAGTGGGTGCTTCCTTTCAATTACGAAAATGTTATTGAGGGTATATGTGTTAAGAAAAATGACGATGGATCAGTTGACTATGTTATTACTTTTGATGATGACACAAGATCTATCAATATAAAAGCATACAACAGGAAGGGGTTAAAAACAATTCCTATTGATGAGATAACGGGAAGTGGATTGGCAACAGTTTTGACGGAAGAAATTGTTGACGATAACTTTAGTTATCTTAAAGTTAATGACAAAAATGTTGCGGTAGTAGCATTAGATTTGTTTAAACTTGTACTCGATAATGCTCAAAGAGAAAAGTTAACTGAGATAATTGAGGATGCTGAAGAAAAGTCAATTATAAGGCAAGTTGACAGTAATTTAACTCTTTGTTGTGTTTTCAATTTTGAAGATAACACTTTCAGATTTGAAAGATTAAATATCAAGGATTTCGCCGGGAATAGTCCTCAGAAGATAAAAATTTCACGACAGATACATAGTAACAATAAAATAAGTAACTATGCTACAAAAATAGTAAAACAAAAGAAAGAAAATGACGAAAAGACAGCCCTTATTAATGAGATAATCAAGGTATTCCCAAAGAAATGTGAAAAATATGGGTTTGCTGTTTCTCAGAACGAGTAAAAGCGGAAGGAGAATAATATGGCTTGTAGAACTGCTGAACCGATTGTAACTTTTGCGGAAATTAGAAAAATAAATAAAATTCTGCAAGGAGAAATCTGGATTGCAGACTTAGGTGAAAGAGATGGGAGCATCCAATGTGGGAAAAGACCTGTTATCGTTCTGCAAAACGATGTAGGCAATAAATATAGCCCTACTACCATAGTTGTACCTCTAACAAGCCAACTAAAAAATCTTTTGCCTGTGCATACCGATCTCGGTGTAGAATGTGGACTCAAAAAAACAAGCACCTGTCTTATGGAACAGATTGTTACAATCAACCAGTCACAACTTATCAATAAAATAGGTGAATTGAACGAAGATGGGTATAAAGCTATCAAAAATGCCATTGTTGCCTCTTTTAAAGGCATACTTTGATTGACATTTCGGATTGTTTCGTGTATAATTTTGAGTAATGACATATAAGGAAGGTATTGGTATGTATAACGCAGAGGTAAAAGAACTGTATCTTAAAACTTCATCTAATTCGATGATAACTAAGAGTTATCTGAATAAATTAGAACCTTTTGAGATAAAATTGGGCAAAGATTTTGGAGAATTTTCTGATACGGAAGTAAAGGAATCTGTTCTTGAAATCGTAAAAAATCTAAAAGCTGGAAATACTATCAGCGTTGTTCTCACTAATATTAAGAAGTATCTGCTTTGGTATTGCGAGTATTATAATAAAGAAACATACAATATATCGGAAGTTTTTAATGAAATAAGAAAAGAAAAGAATGTGAACGTTCACTACTACAAATCCTTTCCAGATTTTTTTGAGGATTTGTATACAAATATGTATAACGATGTTCTAAAGCAGAATTTTTCGCAAACATTGATTAGGGAAAAGAGACAGTTAATTTTTGATAGATACAATGTTGGGTTGTGTTCAGCATTACTTGCTTGGTGTGGGTTATCTGGTGATGAGATTTGCAATTTAAAAGCTACTGATGTTGATTTTAACAATGCTACAATACGCTTATCCGATAGAGAAGTTTCGTTTTCTAATACTATTCAGGAAGTTTTAGAGAGGACTATATATGCAAATAATTATATAGATAAAAATGGTGAATATGGGAGATATGAATCGTCTTGCTATGTACTCCGTAGGCAACAGGTGGGGCAATCTTATTACAATGAAATTGATTCTAATAAAATTGAATTAGAAAATGACAACAATACCCCTGTATTAAGATATTATATGCAAAGACAAGTGTCACACATATTACCGGGGCTGGCTATTAGCTCAATCCGTGAGAATGGCAGCTTCGTAAGAATGTATGAAAAAATGAAAGAAGAGAATGTCTTTAGAAATGGAAAATTACCAAAGCGTATAGACAACAGTGCTTATTATGAAGATTGGATATTAAAATTGCCCCGTGGCTTAAAACAAGATACGATTCTTCGTTTTAGACTGTTTGTACGAGATATGAACAAATAAATAAAAACATGTTAAGATCACTCTGTTAGCAACAGGGTGATTTTTTTGTTGCTTTTTTCTAACATACAATCTTTTTTGATTGACAAAAATCGAAATTAGGATATAATAAGAGATGTCAAAGAAACAAATTATAAGATTTATAAAAGCGGTGATAAAATGAATAAGTACAAAAGACAAGACTTAATAACTCTCGGTTTTCTCGGTTTATGTTTTGCAATTATAACATCAATCTATATAGGAAACAAAAACGATAGTGAAAGTAACTTGAGCAGTGAAGATAGTGAATATCAGATAAATACGAATTACTATGATTGTGGCAATCCTTTTAGGTTGACAGTTGTTAAGCCTAATACCGAAAGTGATTCTAAATGGGAACATAAAGAAATTACATCTAGCGAGGGAAATCAAGAAGCTGCTATTATAAAAGGCACAACATCTAAATTTGAAATAGGAGAAGAATGTGAGATTCCCGGTGTTCCGACTCATGTTAAGTTTTGTACAGACTATAGATCTTATGATTTATGGTACACTCCTCATTACAGGCTTCAGCAGGTTGCGTGGACTGATGAATATGGATTGAGAAGATACAACAATGATTACTTAGTAGCTTTAGGCAGTTACTATTCAACCGATATTGGTGATAGGTTTGAGGTTACATTAGATACAGGTAAGACTTTTACGGTTATGATGGCTGACGGCAAGTGGGATATTGATTGTGATGAAAACAATATGTACACACCAACGATTGACTACAATGGAGAATATGCTGGGAATTTGCTTGAATTTATAATGGATAAATATTCAGTTTCAAGCGAGATGTACGGATATGGGTCACTTGATTACTACGATGCTTTTAAGGGTAGTGTAATTAAGATGGTTTATCTCGGCAGAGATGATTCTGCCGATTGGGATACATACTATTAATTATTAAGGAGAATAAAAATGATTTTTAGTGGTTTTGAATTAAAGGAGAGACTTATTCGTTTACGAATTAAAAGCGAACTCACAACCTCGGATGTTGCGGAATACCTTGGAATTGAAGAAGAAGAGGTTATAAATATAGAAAACGGTAAATCTCCTTTGTTAGCCAGTATAGTAGATGAATTGTCAAAACTTTACGGTGTTTCTGTCACTCGTCTCATGAAAGATGACAACTATTTAGTAGGTGTTCCTTCTTTAAAGGATTGTGACATAAAAGATCTGAGAGACATAGCCAAAATTAATAAGATTGCCTTGAATTTGGGACAGATGAAAGAATTAGCAGGTAACTTATGATAGTTTTCAGAAAAACCACAGAAACAAAAACAAAATACTTTAGCAAAGAAATTATAACGTTCAGAAAGTTACTCCTTTTTGGCATAATACCATTATTCATTTCGGTAACAAAGGAAACAAAACCGTCGTGAATTAAATAGTGAGAAATTAGGAAGAATGGTTGAAAAATGGATTTAGCGTAGAGATAATGTTATGGGGTGTTTGCAGAATGGTAAATAAGCTAACGAAAGGAGAAAGATGTAGCGTAAATGATAACATATGAAAGTATACCAGATGGATATGAACTTTCTACAGAATTTCCAACATACATTTTAGGGTTTTGCCCTGATACGGATAGTTGGTTTGCCACTAATCAAAGATTTTTCTTTTACGAATATCCTATGGATTTTCCAAACGATGAGACCGCAATTGAATATTTCAAGAGGAATCCAGAAGTGTTTTATAATTTGGAAAAAGAAATGAGCATATATCGCCCTTCATTTTATAATGATGGTGTTTGGTTGGAAAATACAAAGGAACTTATAACGATAAAAGATTAGTTTTATTTGTTGAGAAGGAGTAAATTATTGCATGATTATTAAAAATCAAGTATATGTATGTTCAAATTATGCAACAAGTGAATTACAAAAGATTTTAGATTGCCACGCAAAAGCTGGATATAAATTAGTTTCAACAGAAATGGCGAAAAACAGATATGATGTCGATGTGATGTATCTTTTCTTTGCGGGTGAAGTTGATGAGAATAAAAGTTAAGTTTTATAGGAGAGTTTATTTATGACCATTATATTCAGACAACGTACATTCTCAAAAAGATGGAAGATACAAAAAGATTGGGATGTTGGGGCAAACCATACTACAGCAACTATTGTTGCTGATGAGAAACGTCATGTCCTTATATCTGATAAGAAAATAGCAGAATGCAAATGTTGCAACAGTTCAATTGAAAGTATGGGAATAATAGAGGGTGGAACGATTTTTATAGATGATAATGCACATAACATAGAGTGTGGTACTTATTATAAAATCTCAAAAATTTATTATAAAATCTCAAAAATAATGCGTGATACAAATTGGAGACTAATAGTCTATCTCGAAGATGAAATTAAAGAGGATATTTCTTCAGACCAAGATAGATGGAAGTTAGAGGACAAACTTTTAAATGTTAATAAACTTGAAGAATATAAAAGAACTCATAAATACAGACACAGGTTTTTCAATTTTAAGAAAGGTTGATAAGAGATTATGAACAGGGATAAAGCATCTGAGATTATAAAAATAATAGCGAGAATTGAAAAGGTGGAAGATTATTTAGACTTCTTTGAGAACAGGTCTTATCCAGATGAGTTCGAAATTCATTATAGAGGAACTGAACGCCTTGAGCTTGAACAAGAAGCCTTAGATACGCTTATTGATTATTACGAGAAAGAACTCGCAGAGCTAAACAAGAAATTATCTGAATTATGAGGAGAAATAGACAATGAAGATAACCATAAGATACACGCTACATCCTGATAAGGACTTTTGCCTAAACAATCCTGAGAAATTCAACGGGAAATTTGTAGATGAAATAGACAGTTATGTAGGAAAAGTTAGTTTTGACGGTGCAGAGCCCGGCATCGAGGCTAAAAACTTTTTAGAGAGATTGCTATGTGACGGTATTCACGTTAAACCCAGTTGCTACTATCTTCTTAAAAGGTTTTGCGACATTATAGATAATCTTGAAGATTTTATAAGCAACAGAAATTCCTTTATCTTAACAGAACCGGAAATCGAATATTCTCAATCCATAGGTGGCAACTATGAAGGAACGGAGTTTAAGGTTACTATAAGTAGACAGGAGAAACAATGAAAGATTGTTGTTATTTAAGGATAGAAGATGTAAGCGTAGGTAATAATGCTTTTAACCACCCAGATTATAGATATACTTGTGAGTTGTTTAACAAGAGAATATTTTATGGAATTTGCAAGGGGTGTAAACATTATAAAGTAAAAATGGTAGAGAAAATTTATAGTGTAGAAACAGAATTACATGACTACGCAGACGATATGTTTATAGGAACAATTGGTGAGTGTGACGACTATATCCGCAATCAGAATCTTCTTGATTCCAAAGATATTGGGGAAGTTAGAGTGGCACTTCTTGTAGTACAGAATGACGGAGAAACATACTGCGAAGAGTTATATAAATGCGAAAAAGCATACAGGGTTGACGAAAATCAGAACGCTGTGTCGTGTATTGTATATACTAAAGCGAATATCACTGATTGGCGAAATAGATGAAGCAGAGACAGGTTGCCATAATTTTACCGACAGTTCAGAATGGGTGCATATTCCTTGTAAGGTCGGAGACTCAATATTTTGTGACGGTAAGTTATTTGCAGACCGTTATGTTGGAGAAGTAATGGAATTTACTGTCGATATTGTCCGAACTCAAGTATGTACTACTCATTGTGGGGAAATAGATATGATATTTAACTTTAAAGATTTTGGCAAAATCGTATTTCTTACCCGTGAAGAAGCAGAGAAAGCATTGGAAAGAACGAAAGATGAATGAAGGAGTGAGTAAACAATGATTATTAGATTTACTATTCACGATAATGATTTTTCTGATGCTCTTAAATTATTTGCAAGACAGTTTTATAGTAAAATTGTTTGTCGTCCTATTTCTGTTAATGCTACTACAGGTGAGACTATTACCATGCGGAAAGAACTAAACAGGTGGATCAAGTTGCTTCATGACCCTGATGAGTTATTGACTCCTGAGGATAAAGAATTTGTTTGTAATTGTGTTAGAATTGCTTGGAATGATTTTGCTGACAAAGTAGACCAGACTTACTATAGCATCCCGGGTCTGAAGTGTACACGAAAGTATTTCAAAGAAAATTTTGATGTTGAAATCGTAGACAGCTTTCAAGAGCTATGGGAGAATGGTGAAGTATGCTATTATTTCACAACAGCTCAAATATTTATTATTCAGTGAGGGAGCGATAATATGTCAAAAGAAGCAGAGAATATAATTTCTCTTATTAGCAAAGGTATTCTTCCGCCTATAAACCAGAATGAGACTTTTGGTATAAGCACATCTGCATTTAGTTTATCTAATGAAAGAGAAATTAAGAAACAAGCATATAAAGAAATTCTTAAATCTTTAGATGATAAATTATGCGATTGTACTATTATGAGTGACGGAGAATATTGTGGATATTATTGTTCAGATATTCGTGACATTTTAAGAGAATTGGAGAACGAATATGAAAATTCCTAAATATGTAGATAAGTTAATTGAGAAAAGAATGAAAGACGGCTTTGATATTTTAGTTAAGGAGAGATAAAAATGTCAGAAATGGTATACAGCAACAGACGTATTACAGAGGTACTTCTTGAAGGAGAATATCTTGGTTACGAGTGGGTTATTGCTTCTTACGGTACACATCCATGTGCTTATGTAAAACTGCCTAATAACAGCAAGTTAATTCCTTTAGGCGAAGAAATCCCTTTGAGTGGGACAAGAGATGGACAGTTGCCGAAATACAGGAAGAAGTATATGAGATAATAGAGCAGTTAATCAAATTGGTGAAAGGAATAAATTAAACGACAATTGAAAAGCAATAAAAGAAGAAAATAAAGAAACAGAATAGCAATATAGCAATCAACAGTGGCGGAATAGGTAGACGCTAGTATGACTGTCGTAATGACAGTAATAAGTTTACTTGCAGAAACGGCATGAAAAATACAGAGCGAGACGATTCAAACCTATATAAATAGGCATCAAAAATGATGGGAACGAGATTGTTATGTGTGGTGCAAATCCACACCTGTTGATTAGCAAGTCTTATCCTTAAGCCTTTAAATGAAGGTAACTCTTGGTTTGTATGTTTTCCGTACAGAGTTTTAAAAACAACAGAAAAACATACAACACGCAAAGGTAGCCCAACGGCAGAGGCAATGGACTTAAAATCCAGTCAGTGTGAGTTCAAATCTCACTCTTTGCACCAGCGGATTTTCACATTCCGCTTTCTACAAGCGATAGCTTGCATGAGAAGTAGACGAACCGGTTATTCTGTGATTGCAAGGTTGAGAATTTCCGCTCCAATCCCTTAAATAGTTATATCTCCTGTGGGAATATGACAGCCTTGGTGTTGTGGCAACAAGGTGGGTTATACGAAATAGTATCAGGTGATATGTACGATTGTGTAAAGAAAATAAAAATGTCAATAATTAATTCTTGAACAACACACATATTGAGTACACTCAAGCATTTTCTCTCCCCTATGCTTATCTGATACTATTAATTCGGAGATGTAGCTCAGTTGGTAGAGCAGCAGGCTTTTAATCTGCGAGTCAAGGGTTCAAATCCCTTCATCTTCACCAGCCCGAAAGGGCAGGAACGAACTTTGATGATGGTTTCCATAGGGGTGTAACTCAGTGGTTATAGGAATTTGTGCCGTGGGTTCGAATCCCACCATCCCTAAAGGTCTTAACCTCAAGACCTTATAAATAAAGAAGGAGATAATTGCTCTACTCGTAGTCTCATTATCTTTAAAAGCAACAGAACGAGGACTAACCAGTGATTCATGAGTCATTGGTTGGGTTCAGTAGTACAATTTAGCCTGTATCGGCTTGGTGTATGGGATTGCGTAATTGACGTGGTTTCTGACGCACACTGAATATCCGGATATTCAGAGGAAATAGACCGTACTACTGAATTAAATTGTCGCTATGGTGGAATGGCAGACACGGCAGACTCAAAATCTGCTGATAGCAATATCGTATCGGTTCAAGTCCGATTAGCGACACCAATGCAGATATAGTTTAATGGCAAAACGTTGGCTTCCCAAGCCGAAGTTGCGGGTTCGATTCCCGTTATCTGCTCCAAACGAAAGGATAATAAAACGGTTTCGTCATAAGAAATGCGGAAATATCTGAGTAGGGTTCTATACTCGTACAAACCTATTCTCACCCTAGAAAGTTAAAGAGTACGGGTAATATCAAAAAGCCACGTTTTGTGTGGGTAGTGAGAGTGCGAAATCTAAGCGATTGAGTAGCAGCATTCGCCTAAGTAATTCGTAACGCACCGCCCTAGTTTTTACGGTTATTAGGGATAGTGTGTGATTTGCTACATCACACACTTACATTGGCACGTGATGAAGTGGTAACATAGCAGTCTTTGACACTGCCTATTCGAGAGTTCAAATCTCTCCGTGCCAGCCAGAGCTTAGGCAAACCTCTCCCCACCATAGGAAGTTAAACGGTACGAGCTGGAACAAAAACAAAAATCCGTGTTTTCTAATTGAGAACGGCGCATATAGCCGCCTATACTTGCAGTAACAAAATATAGTCCCGTGTGATGTTGTTCTCTCTGATTTTTTTTGCGGTTATTATGGTTTAACAAACAAGTTACTGATTGTTTGTTATTCTCAACGTTCAGTTGGCACTCTGAACTTAAATAAAAGTGCCAAACATAATTGTAAGACCGCAAGAGGTTAAACAATATCCAAGAAAATAAAAAGGAGAAAAATATGACAAAGTATTTAAAAATTGAAACCCCTTTTGAAAGAGCTGCTGACGGCTCAAAGAAACTTATAGAGGGAAAATTCAGAAACGAAACCGTTGAATATCTTGCAAACTCCGAGTGGGTATTTACTGAAAAAATAGACGGTACAAACATAGGGATTGTTTGGGATGGACATAAAGTTACATATCAAGGTAGAACTGAGAATGCACAGATCCCAGCTCATCTTGCAAATAAACTTGTAGAATTGTTTGGTGGAAATTCTAACGAAGAACTTTTTGAACAGAAGTTCGGAGATCAGCCAGTGATTTTGTTTGGTGAAGGGTATGGAGTAAAGATAAACGGAGGAGGGGCATATAGACCAGATGTTTCGTTTATTCTTTTTGATGTTTATCTTCCTGCGGTCAATATATGGTTAAAGAGAGAATCAGTAGAAGATATTGCTCAGGCTTTTAATATTGATGTTGTTCCCATTATTATGAGAGGAACTATAAAACAGGCAGTTGACTATGTTAAGACAAAGCCAGTATCAACAATAGGAACGGCTAAGATTGAAGGATTAGTTGGTAGACCTGCGGTTGAACTAACTGACCGTATGGGCAGAAGAGTTATCACGAAAATTAAGGCTGTTGACTTTGAATAAGGAGAGAAAATATGAGCGATTGGATAAGTGTGGAAGATAAACTTCCCGAAAATTTTGGAACATGGAAAGAATATTTGATAACAATGCTTTACCCACGCAGTGAATATGAATATCGTGTAGTAGCAACCGCATTGTATGATAGTCGTCAAAAGATATGGCATTTAAATCCTTTCAGCGAAGAGGGTGAAGAGAAAACTGTAAACGCTTTAATCTTGCCTTGCACCGCCGAGAATGGTGAGATAAAAATAACACATTGGATGCCGTTACCAAAGTCGCCGTATGAATTTTAAGGAGAAGAAAAGATGAGAGAAAGATTATTTCGTGGAAAACGAGTAGATAACGGCGAGTGGATTGTAGGTGGTCTTTTGCAAGACGATGACGGTAAGACTTATATTGTCGGATATGAGCATCGTGGAGGAATAGACGGAATGATAGATGCAGAATTGATTTTGTGGGAAGTTATCCCCGAAACGATAGGACAGTACGCTGAATTGCCAGACAAGAACGGCAAGATGATTTTCGAGGGGGATATTGTAAAATATTCAACTTTTGATGGTTTTGACTGTCGGTCTATCGTTAAATTTGGTAAATACAAACAAGACGGTAGCGGCGGCGAGTATAAAGCGAGTGATTGCTTGGGGTTTTATGTCGAAGTTGATAAATTTACTTGCCCCGATTGGTGCGATGATAGTCTTGAGGCGTTTCATGATTACTGGAAACAACAAAGTTTAGCGGAAATAGCGAGCCAATGCGAAGTCATCGGCAACGTTTACGATAATCCTGAGTTGATAGGAGGCAGAACAAATGAATAATCTAAAAATCGGTGATAAAGTCATTATGAATGACAAATATCGGGTAAGTGCAGAAAATAAAGGCAAAGTATGGACGGTTGATTCTGAACCGTGGGAGTGTTGTGGTACGACCGTTGTAAGACTTGAAGGCAAGGCGGGTGGCTATGCAGTGGATGGGTTAGATTTGATGCCTAGATACATAAATGCTAATTCTTTTTTGGAATACGAAGAAAATAGGTGTAAAAATTTTCCTCCGTTAATAGGTACTTGTTCTTTTGATAATGCCACTCTGAGAGAAGAGCTAGCAAATTTCCTTGCAGCTGATGTCGAGCCAGTAAGGCACGGGCATTGGCTTAACGATGAGTCATATGAATACATTTGTTCTGAGTGTGGCAAGTACGCTCCGTTCAATTTGGATATTTATGGTGAAACAGTTGACTATTACCATAACAATTTGACGAACTACTGCCCGAACTGTGGAGCAAAGATGGAGAAACGAGGAATCAAATGAAACCAATTAAGTACATAGACCGTGATGAAGTTCTTAGAACAATAAACTCTCACAAAAAAATCGAATTAGAGAACGAAGATGTGATGTTTAATATAGCTCTTGAAATTGTTGAGAAGGATATAAAAGAAATGCCTGTTTATGAAGATGGAGGTCGGTAATCTAATGAGTGTGAATGAAGAATTAGTGCGACTTGTTAAAGAAAATCCGGGTCTGCCCATAGTTCCTGTAGTATATATCAAAAACTGCTGTAATGATTATAGCTTGTTTTGTGGTAGGTTTGGGTTTGACCCAGTGGATATAGGAAAATATGCGGAGCAGTGGCAAACAATATATGTCTCATGTGTTCATTATGAATGAAGCTGTAAAGATAGGGTTTTATCCAAAAGACCTGTTTATACTTTTAGCGAGAAATCGGATAGTTGCTAACTGGCAACTAAAAAATCAAAAAAACGCAAGAAAGTTTCATTGTTATTTTTGGGTTTTTGAGAAAAGTAGCAAAAAGATACAATATACAGAAAGCAAAAATCCCTGATGTAATATTGAAAACATCTAATATAAATGTGTTAAAAAGAAGGGGAGATATGGCAAGAGAAATTAAAATCAACAAGAAAAATCTCAGTTTAGAGAGAAGATATGAGATAAGGGAAATGCGTATGAACAAAGCACCGATGATTGCTTTTATCATAGAGTTAGTGCTTGCAACAACAGAGATAATATTAGTGTGCAATCTTGTGATAGAAATCGTTACTAAAGTATTAGGTGTTTTGTGTGGCGTAGGTCTTTTAGGATTTTTTATAACCGGTATGGTATGTATAGAAATTCAAATGGACTATGATGAATGGAAAAACAAGTACATAAATAGAAGAATTAATAAACGTTGGAGAAAGGACAAAAAATGGCTTATATAAAAAGAGCTGGTGGACTTATATCACGGAAAGAACTTTTTGATGATATACACCATTGCGTTAGATTTACCTGTAAAACAGGCGATTTTAGTGAGATAAGAGGTGCTAGCAAAATTATAGATAGAATAGAAGTTGCCCCAGAAATAGACATAGAAAGAGCGTTAAACAACGCAATAGCTTCTACTGAAATGGAAGGTTTTGAGATTTCCGAAAAGGACAGAGAGTTGTTGCTCAAACTTTTAAAGAAAGAACTGGGGCTTGACGAGGTTATTGAGATTAAAAACAAGGAGTTTAAAAATGGGTAAAGAAATCTCGATTCAGTGGATGTGCAAACCAAATATCTATGACGGCGATGTATCCACCATTATTAAATATCTAATGGCTAATGCAGAAGATGAAGATGAGTTTAACACTGATTGTGAGTACGAAATCAAGATCGCTTGGCAAATATTCTCTAATAGAATGTGTCGAGGTAGCTCGTGGGTAGATGTTACTGAACATAATCTGTACAGATTTGCAAGATGGTTAATGACACATTATAGAGAATCAGACGGTAAGTGCGTAATTGAAAGGTGACATGAGTGCAATGAGTAAACTAACCATAGAAGAAAGGATAGAGCGTATTGAGACGATCAGAAATGTGTTTAGAAACGGAAAGGAAAAAGAAATGAGCAATATAGTACAGGTAAGATTTTTACAAGATCCATCCAAGAAGAGATATACATTTAACGTACCTTGTAATGAGAAAATTTGCAAGGGAGATGTGGTACGGATAAGAAATAAGAATGATAGTGAGATGATTGCTATAGCAGAAACCGATAGCGAGATGCTTAGTGAGAATGCTATTGATATGATTATGGGTGGCAAGGATGTTATAAGCTGGGTTATCGGAAAGTACAAGTACGATGAGTTTCTTAATCTCAACATAACCACAAAAGCTATAAATATTAGCAACGACTTAACGATTACGAGAGAGAATTTTAAAGATGTATGAATGTATAAATCCAAAATGTGACTGGACAGGTTACTGGTGCGACTTAGAAGAAAAGAAAGAATATGCTGGCGAATATCAAGGATATGACGTGTATCTATCAAGTAAGGTGTGTCCACGTTGCCATCAGGAAGTGAATATAATTACGTTTGGATGGGAAGAATAATGAATGCTAATATTGCTTTTTTTGCAAAATCAAAAGATGGAAATGGGTTCAATAAAATCTCTACAATGATCGGGAAACTTTTATTTTTGCACTATGATATTAATAGCAATTGTGGGGATGGCAACATCTCCATAGGAATCGAAGATTCTTACACAAAATCTGAAATTCAGATAGATAGATTTATTGACAATAAAAGAAGTTTTGCTAATGTAGCAAAAGATAAAGATTGGATTTCTGTCAATATTTTTATTGACGATAAAAATTCATAAGAATCAAAGTTTTTTATTTGACTTTTTCTAAAAATGTGTTATTATATGCTGTGTAAAGAAACCAATTATAAGATTTATAAGTGCATCGGTGGCGTGTACTTGTAATAGGAAAAGCCACTTTTATATAGATTTAAATTCTTTATTCCAGTCTGAAAAGGCTGTTTATATAGATAAAATATTTGTTTTATTGAAAGGATGATTAAATGACGTTTCAGATTAAGAAGGCTAAGAGAGAAAAGATTTATACTAAGATTGCGTTAATGGCACCATCGGGTGGTGGTAAGACTTATGGTAGCCTTAGATTAGCAACAGGTATGGCTGAAGAAATCGAAAAGGAGACTGGTAAGAAGGCGAGAATTTTGCTTGCAAATACAGAGCAGAAGCGTGGTTATTATTACGCAAATGAATTTGATTACGATATAGTTGATGTAGAAGATCCTCACAATCCTGAAAAGTATGTGGAGTTGATTGATTTCGCTGTTGCCGAAGGTTATGACATTCTTATAATTGATTCTTCTTCTCACGAATGGGAAGGTAAAGGCGGTTGTCTTGAATTACATCAACAGGCAGGAGGTACTTATCAGGCGTGGGGTAGACATACTTGCTCCTGTACACAGTAATGTGTACAGCAAAATTCGTGAACATTATTACTCAATGGTGTACGATTTACGATAGGAATTGTAGGAAATGACAATTAGAAATCGTGCTAACTGGGGAATCTAAGTTTACTACTAGGGGTAAATATGACAATCCAGTGCTAAACTAAATAGTCTAAATTTGATAGCAATAACAATATTGGCAGATGATTTTTCTGAGTTTGCAGGAGTAGATTCAAGGAGGGTTTCTGATGGATGCAAAGATTTAAACTATACATATAAAGGTTGGAAATTTGAAAGGAAAGCTATTAATTTAGATTATTATGAAAGTCAAGAGACTATCCCTACGGGGAGTACGTTGGAGGATGAGTTACCAGCGGAAGTGCGAATCATCCATTTGTCAATCAGAATGGATGAAGATATAGTCCACACCACATAGAAATATGTGGGTTAGTGAAGGTCACACCTAGACATAACAAATTTATAAATGCTATCGCTGATTCGCCTATACATATTATTGCAACAATGAGAGGCAAAGATCAGTATGAAGTCAGCAAGGATGACAGAGGTAAGACTTCCGTTCAGAAGTTAGGAGTTGGAGCAAAGCAGAGAGATGGTTTTGAATATGAATTTACAGCAACATTTTTAATAGACCAAAAAACCAATTGTGCAGAAGTACAGAAAGATAACACTCATATTTTTGAACACGAAGGAGCAACTCTTTTAACCGAAAATCACGGAAAGAAGATAATTCAGTGGGCAAACTCAGGAGAAGGGTATACTCCGGTAGTAAGAGAAAAAGAAACTGCCGATAATGTTGAAGACGAATTAAAGTCTATCAAGAAGGAAATTGTTTCGGTATGCACACAGCTTGGTGGGCAGAAGAACGAAACGCTTATGACAACATTGAAGTCTTTCGTTGCCAATGGCAATCCCAATGCAATAAAGGATATTGAAAAGGCTAAGAAGTGCTTAGAAACTATTAAGAATATTGAAACCAACTAAGGAGGATAAAAATGAATAAGTGTATTTTAATGGGTAGGCTTACAAAGGATGCTGAAATAAGAGAAGCTGGCAGCACAACGGTGGTGAGGTTTACTCTTGCTGTTGACAGAAGATTTGCAAAAGAAGATGCAAAGCAGACGGCAGATTTTATTAGCTGTGTCGCCTTTGGTAAGACTGCTGAATTTATCGGTAAGTATGGATTAAAGGGTACGAAGTTTGTTGTTGAAGGACATATTCAGACAGGTAGTTATACAAACAACAATGGTGATACGGTTTATACAACAGATGTTGCCGTTGAAAATGTGGAGTTTGCAGAAAGCAAGAAAACTTCAGATAGTAATAGTTCATCAGCAACTTCGGCAGATAAGGGATCGGTTGCACATTCAGAAAGTTCTATAGTAAGTGCAGACGATGACGATGACTTTCCGTTTGCTTAATGGACAAGATTAAAGAAGAAAAAGATTACGTTTGTGCTTATAAATATTGTTTACATCACGGTGAAAGAGTCAAAGACTCCGAAGCCGTGATTTTAAACAAAAGGCGTTATCATTGGGATTGTGCAGGAATGAAACAAGAAATCTTAAAATGCGTTGATTTATATATGACAATTTGTGAAGATAAAACTAAATTTCCAATGGTGTGCAAGGTTATAAATACATTGGTATTTAAGCACAGAGTTCCAGTTGATTTCGTAGAATCAAAGTTAGAAAACTGTTTAAGCTATTACGATGGCAGACCGGTACAGGCTTTGTATGGGTTAAGAAAACTCTTTTGGGAATTTGAGTTTAATAAAAAGTAGGTGATTTATTGCTAATAGATAAAGAAACTATTGAGAAAGCAAAAGAGAAACTTGGTGATGAAAATGCCCTTTTAATGGCAGAATTACTTGAGTTAGATAACTTCGATGAAAAGAATTTGAAATCTTGCTGTCCTTATCATAACGAAGATACACCGAGCTTTATCTATAATCCCAAAAAGTATTCATACCATTGTTTCGGTTGCAATCGTACTGTAGATCTTATAGATGTCCTTGTAGAAAAAGGTAAAACTTTTGTTGATGCTGTAAAGATACTCTGCGATAAGGCAAATATAGAGTTTTCTTGTCCAGAACAACACGTCAAGACCTTACACGGTTACAAATACCCACACGAAGAATCTCGTGATAACGATATGAGTAAAGTTTATGACTATCTTGGCAAACGTGGAATTAGTAAAGCAACAATAGATTACCTTGATATTCGTTCTGATAGTAACGGCAATATTGCTTTTCACTCATACGATCAGTTTGACACTCTAACGGTTGTCAACTATCGAAAATCCTTTAAAGCAAAAGAGAATAAGTGTTGGTTTCAGAAAGATGCTGACACCGCTGATATTCTCTTTAATATGAACAGAGTAAATACAACAAAGCCGTTGGTTATTACTGAAGGGCAGATTGATTGTGCAAGTGTAATTGAAGCAGGGTATTTAAACTGCGTTTCTGTTTTAAAGGGGTCTCAGGGTATGGGGTGGATAGAGAATCTGTGGGATTGGCTAAAACAGTTTGAATCAATTATAGTTTTTAGTGATGGTGACAGAGCTGGTCTTAAAATGAGAAGTGAGATTATCAACCGTTTAGGTGCTATGAAATGCAAATATGTTGAAGTTCCATCTGAGTTAGAGTATAAAAATACTGGTAAGATGTATCCAGTAAAAGATGCGAATGAGATAATCCAATGTAAAGGTAAAGAATATTTGCTTGAACTTATAAATACTGCTAAAGATATTCCAATTACTTCGGTTGCAAAACTCTCCGAAATCAAAGAACTTAATCCTACAGAAATGGATGGTTTTGAATCAGGTATAAGAGAACTTGATAAAGAACTGATGAAAATCTTTACAGGAGGAGTAACACTCCTAACAGGACTTCCGAGTGCGGGTAAAACAACATTCCTTAATCAGATTGTTTTAATGGCAATGGATAACGGTTACAAGACATTCTTGTTTTCGAGAGAACTTCTAAATGGTATGAGTAAAGGGTGGTTTACGCAAGTAGCAGCAGGAAGAAGAAATATGCACTCAATTAGGCTTGCTAATGGCAACGATTTTTACATAGTGAATGACGATGCAAAAAAGAATATAACTCAGCATTATGACGATTCATTCTTTATCTACAAAGATGAGGAAGAAAACAGTGAGGACAAACTATTTGAGAGTATGGAGTTATGTGCTACTAAAAAAGGATTAAGACTTTTTATAATAGACAACCTAATGACCGTCCAACTTCACGCCGATACTGCTGATACAAATAAAGCACAAACCGATTTTATGAATAGGCTTATTAAGTTTTCAATGAAATATGATGTTGCGGTTGTATGTATAGCCCATCCAAGAAAGATACAAGGTGGGGCAGATATAGGGCTGTTTGATGTTGCCGGTAGTCAGAATATTGTAAACCTTGCTACGAGAACAATTGGTTTAAAGCGAGTAAAAGAATCTGACAAAGAAAATGTATCAAACAAATATTATGGATTTGATGTAATTATTACTATCATAAAAGACCGTATATTTGGCTCGACAAAAGAAATCCCTGTATTCTACGACACTATAGACAGACGGTTTTACTCAAATTACGAAGAATATGATCGTGTTTACGGTTGGGATAAAACCGTTTATACAACGCTTTTGCCATATGTAGAAAAGAACAGAAAGGAAGTGTTCCCTGATGAATAACGAATATGAATTTATATTAAGCACAATGACTTGGAGCTTTTCAAGGCTTAATTCTTTCTATAATTGCCCTTATGAGTGAAAATTAAGATATATTGATTGCAATGATGCGGAAAATGGTTTCTTTGGGGAATACGGCTCTTTTTTACATAAAATCCTTGAAAAATATCTCAAAGGAGAGCTATCAATTTTTGAATTGAGCAGTTATTATGAGGAACATTTTAATGAGAATATTCCTCATGATGCTCCTCCTAATAAGTATGTTGATATGAAACAGTCTTATTATGACAAGGGACTTGATTATCTTGACAACATAGATTTGGATGTCGATAAATATGAGATTTTAGGTGTCGAAAAGAAGGTTGAATTTACTATAGCCAATAAGAAATTTGTTGGTTATATTGATCTTTTAGTAAAGGATAAGGCTACTGGCGAAATTATTATAATAGACCATAAATCTGCAAGTATGAAAGTATTAAAAAATGGGCAAGTAAGTAAAAAGGATCAAGAACACTTTTTGTCATTTAAAAGACAGCTTTATCTTTATTCTATCCCTATTATAAAGGAGTATGGGTCAGTATCTAAACTAAGTTGGAATTTATTTAAAGAAAGAGATTGGCTAACTATCCCATTCGATGAGAAAGAATGCAATGAATCAATTGATTGGGCTGAAGCTACTTTAAAAATGATTGAAAATGAAGAACATTGGTGTCCAAATCCTGATTTTTATTATTGCAATTATTTATGCGGTCAGCGTAATCACGCTTGTGAATATAAACCGCAACCTATAACCAAAGAATTGGCAGAAGAAAAAGTATATAATCCCGAAGCTGACTCTTATGTTTGATGAGGTGAGAAATGCAAAATTATCACAAACACACATCTTTTAGTAACGTTCTTGTAACCGATTGCACGGTTTCTTATGAAGAATATGTCAATAGGGCAATTGAGTTAGGACAGAATGTTATTTCGAGCGTTGAACACGGCTATCAAGGTAACTATTACATACCTTACGAACTGGTGCAAAAGCACAACGATTCACTTTACAAGAAATTAGAACAAGGGGAAATTACTGAGGAAGAATACAAAAAAAAGAAACTCAAATTTATTTTCGGGGCTGAAGCCTATTGGGTAAAAGACCGTTTATTAGAAAATCCCAAGATTGATAAAAAGACAGGCGAAGAAATCCCCGGCGAAACCGTTAAGGATAGAACAAATTGCCATATAATCTTACTCGCAAAAAACGAAGAAGGAAGAAGAGATATTAACGAAATTCTTTCAATTGCCAGTATAGATGGCTTTTACGGACAGCCGAGGATAGATATTGATTTACTTTTAAAAATTAAACCTGAGAATGTTGTTGTAACAACTGCTTGCTTGAAATATTGGGTATACGAGGATATAGAAGAAATCACAGAGAAACTTCATAATCATTTTGGAGATAACTTTTTCCTTGAAATCCAGTATCATAATACTTCATTACAAAAGCAGATAAATCAAAGAATATTGAAACTCTCAAAGCAGATGGGAATTAGGTTGATCTTCGGATATGATAGTCATTACATTTATCCTAATCAGTATGTAGAACGTGATAATTACCTCGATGGCAGAGGTATTATCTATGACGATGACGAAAAGGGTTGGTATATGGATTACCCCGATGAGCAAGAAGTAAGAAAAAGACTTTTTGAACAAGGGGTGTTATCTGAATCTGAGATTGATGAATGTATAAAAAATACAGACATTCTTCTTGATTTTGAAGATATTATTCTTGACAAAAAAGTCAAGTTGCCGAAAAACTATCGTTTTAACGGCGAGTGGATAGGTAACAAATCTCAAGAATGGAGAGACGAAACTCTTAAAAATCTTGTTTATGCCAAATGGGAAGAACAAAAGAAAAAGGTTGACCCGTCAATGTATGAAGAATACGAAAAGGGAATAGCCTATGAACTCGATGCCATTATCGACACAAAAATGACAGATTATTTTTTGATTGACTATGAAATCGTTAGAATAGGCTTAGAAAATGGCGGTGTAATCACAAAAACGGGTAGAGGCAGTGGTGTAAGTTATTATGTAAACTCCCTGTTAGGATTTAGTAACATTGATAGGTTTATAGCACCTGTAAAATTATATCCAGATAGGTTTATGTCAAAGACAAGAATCCTAAAAACCGTTAGTTTACCTGACCTTGATCTTAATCTCGGAACGGTTGAAATTTTTGCCGAAGCACAAAAAGAAGTTATGGGGGAAGGGCATTCTTACCCTATGATTTCATATAAGCCTTTGCAAGTATCGTCAGCTTTTAAACTTTATGCTAAATCACAAGGACTTGATTTTGATGTTTCTAATGAGATTACTCAGCAGATCAAAGATTACGAAAAAGCATTGAAACACGCAGAAGATGAAGCCAAAGATAGCATTGATTTATACGATTTTGTAGATAAAAAGTACAAAGAGTATATTGATAAAAGTAAAAAATTCAGAGGCATTACTAACTCAAAATCACAAGCTCCGTGTGGGTATCTTATTTACGATGGGGACATTAAGCGTGAAATTGGACTTATTCGTTGTAAATCAGAAGCAACAAAAAAAGAGGTTATAACTACCGTTATCGATGGTATGGTAGCAGAAAATTATAAGTTTGTTAAGAATGATCTTCTCAAAGTTGATATATGGCTTACGATTAACAACATTTTCAAAGAAGCAAATACAATAACCCCTACCGTTCCAGAAATGGATAAATTGATAGATAATGATGAAGCAACTTGGAAAGTATATTCAAGTGGTTACACGTTGGGTATAAATCAGTGTGAATCAGATTTTGGAGTTCAGTGCTGTAAAAAATATAGCCCTAAAAATATGATGGAACTCACTTCTTTGATTGCTGCTTTACGACCGGGCTTTAAAACCCAGTTAGAAAATTTCCTTCAGAGAAAGCCTTATACTACAGGAGTAAAAGAACTTGACAATCTGTTAAAAGACTCTTTTCACTATCTGATGTATCAAGAGTCGATAATGACCTACTTAGGTTGGCTCGGTATTGAGCAGACAGAAACTTATGCAATTATCAAAAAGATAAGCAAGAAAAAGTTTAAAGAAAAAGAGCTTGCTGAATTGAAACAAAGATTGTTGCAAGGATGGATAAAGAACGTAGGAAAACCCGATGGTTTTGAAAAGACTTGGGATATTATCGAAGCTGCATCAAAGTATTCTTTTAATGCTTCACACGCTTTAAGTTATGCTTATGATTCAGTTTACGGGGCTTACACTAAGGCTCATTATCCTTATGAATTTTACTCAGTTATGATGCAACATTATTCAGATAAAGGCAACAAGGATAAAGTATCAGCCTTTAAAAAGGAGATGCTCGAATATTCAGGAATTAAGGTGGGTACATACAAATTCGGATTAGATAACAGAAAATTTAGCATCGACAAGAAAACCCGATGCATCAACCCGTCTTTATCATCAATCAAAAATTTTTCTTTATCTGTTGCAGAGTCTCTTTATCAATTAGGTCTTAATGACTATCCTAATTTTTGTAGTTTACTTGTAGCATTAAAAGAGAATGGTATATCCGAAAGCCGTATCCAAGATTTGATAAATATTGATTATTTCTGCGATTATGGTGATATGAAACTGTTAGCTAAATATCTTGAGATATTCTTAATCTTCTATAAGAACAAAAAAGATGGATTTGTGAAGCAGATAAAAAAAGATAAGGCTTTTTCGCTAAACATTGATTTTGATATTATCCGCAAGTATTGTGAAAAAGAAACCGTAAAGACTTTTATGGGTATAGATTCAAAAGCGATTATAGAGGATCTATCCTCTCTTATAACAGACAAATCTACTCTAAAAGAGAGATTACAGAGTCGATTTGAGGTTCTTGACTATATGGATGTAATAGACAAGAAATACTCCGGGTACTGTTTTGTTACCGATTTGAATGTTGATTACTCGCCAAAATTAAACCTTTATGTTCTTGCTAACGGCAATACTATTCCAGTGAAAATTAGTAAGAAGATATTTAAAGACAAGCCCTTAAAGAGGGGAGATATTATAAAGGTATTGGATCAGAATAAGCAACCAAAAAAGAAAAAAGTCAATGATAAATGGGTTAATTCAAAAGAAAAAGAATGGTGGATTACAGATTATAAAATCTGCTGATAATTAAATAACGAAAGGAGTGAAGAGTTTGTGTACACGATAAAGCTGGCTTTGCTCTTAGTAGAATATGAAAAATCCATATATAAAAAGTCCACTAAATTATGTTGGTGGTAAGTTTAAATTATTACCTGAAATTATCCCTTTATTCCCTACAAGCATAAACACATTTGTTGATTTGTTTGGTGGGGGGGTAATTTGAGTGTTAATGTCTGCTCTGAAAGAGTGGTCTACAATGACATTTGTGAGCCGGTTGTGGAACTTCTGCAATTCCTAAAGGAAAATTCCATTGAGTATTCTTTACAGTACATAGACACACTTGTATCGGAATATCAGTTGTCAAAAGAAAATCAGAAAGGATATTTACAACTTAGAAACTATTATAATAGAGAGAATAAGCATCCGTTAGTGTTCTATACTATGATTTGCTATGCTTTTAACTATCAGATTAGATTTAACAAGAACGGTGATTTTAATATGCCGTTTGGCAAAGATAGAAGTAGTTTTAATCCTGTGTTGCGTGAAAAATTTATCACTTTTTGTGACAAACTAAAGACATTAAATATAAAATTCAGCAACCGTTCATTTATAGATTTACGATTAGATAAGTTAGGCGAAACAGATTTTATCTATGCAGATCCTCCGTATTTTTCTTCTGTTGCCTCCTACAACGAACAGAATGGTTGGACTGAGGTGGATGAAAAGAATTTGCTGACACTATTAGATGAGGCTGATAAAAGAGGGGTTCGTTTTGCTCTTTCTAATAATCTCAAATATGATAACGCTATTCTAAAGAAATGGCTACAGAAGTACAACGTTCACTATTTACAAGGGAATTATAGTAACTGCAATTATCACAAAATAGATCGTAGTAAAGATTGTGAAGTGCTTATCACAAATTACTAAAAACATACAATGTTTTTTGTTTGACAAATCGGTATGAAGTGGTATAATACAGGTGTTAAAGAAACCAATTATAAGATTTATAAAAATCAGAAAGGACGAAAAAAATGAATTTAAAAGATGCATTTCGCTATCAGAAGTTTTTGAATAAGTTGTCCGAAGATGCTATTTGCTCTATTACAAGTAGATAAAATTGTTTAAGGACAACAAAAACTCATAAGCGTTCATTAGTTAAACCCGATGCAGATGATTATGTTGAAACAATAGACAATGAAAATCCTTTTACTGTTGATGATTTAATTGCTTTTATGAAGGAACTGTCTGTTGAAAAAGAGTATTTGACTTGCCAGATTAACATTGCAAAAAACTCTTGTGATTTTGACATAGACTCTTTGATTGAATCAAATAAAATCAATCAGAATATGTGTAATGCAATAAAGACAGCTTTAGGTATAATTCCTCTTAGTTACACGGAAAAGGCTAAAGACTACAAATTCGACATTAACGGTACTCAGATACCTTATTACTATGATGTCGAAGTTGATGAAGAGAGAACTTTTGATACTAATAAAACAAAGGCAATTATGAAGAATGCAATTGCCGATTGTGATAGAACATCTAAACTCATTGAAAAAATGATGATAAACACAGAGGTTAATTATCCGGCAACTTACGATGTTAATGACGATTTCAACGATATTGTGGTTGATTTTGTCATCAGGCACAAGAACGAACTCACCGAAGTTGATGATGTAGACAAGTAAAATGCAAGGGCTTCGGCTCTTTATTCAGGACAAAAGTTTGAATGAAAGTTAATCAACCAATTAGGTTCACTAACCTATTAAATTTTACTACATAATAAGTTTATGAAATACTTTTTATATAGAAAATTTCAGCTATGTCGCCAATCATTCACTCTAAACATTAACTCAAAATTCACCATTACACTATTTCCAAAAATTCGTCATCTATAATCTGGGCATTAAACATAAAACAACATCAAACGCTATTACACTTCATATCCCAGATTTCTAAGATATACTTGCCGTTTGGCAAACTATAAAGCAGTTATTGCAACACTGATAAAACCCTTCCTTTGCATGTGTTTTTTGGTGTTTCTCCTTTGATATAAAATTCAGTGTGAATACTAACTGCTAACAACGAAATTTGGTTAATGAAATTTAGATTTTTGTCTTGAACAAAGAGCCGAAGTTGATTTTAAAAGGAGGTTTATAATAATTTGAGCAACAATAAAGACTGGACAGGTAACAAAAAGACAACTTTTGTTACTCTAGGTGCAAGTAATCATACAGATCACGACAGAGCAGAACACGATTATTACGCAACTGAGCCTAAAGCAGCAGATCTTCTATGTGATGTCGAAACGTTTGAGGGTAGCATTTGGGAAAATGCTTGTGGCGAAGGGCATTTGTCTGAGAGATTAAAAGCCCGTGGATATGAAGTTAAAAGTACAGATTTAATTGACAGAGGTTATGGGCAAGGTAATGTTGATTTCTTTAAAGCTACTGCCCCACTTGCTGACAATATAGTAACCAACCCCCCCTACTCTTATGCGAAAGAATGGGTTGAACATTCTTTGTCACTTTTAAAAGAAGGAAAGAAACTTGCTCTTTTCCTATCAATACAATTCCTTGAAAGTACTAAAAGAAAATCACTTTTTGAAAAGTACCCACCTAAAACAGTGTATGTTTGCAGAAACAGAATTTTATGTGGCATAAATGGTGATTTCCGAGCAAAAGACAAAGAAGGAAACGTCATATACAATGAGGACGGAACTCCTAAGAAAATGTCATCTGCTAAATGTTATGCTTGGTTCGTTTGGGAAAAAGGTTTTAAAGGCGATCCAGTTATCAAATGGATAAACTGATTACATAAGAGAGGTATTATGATCTATAAAGCAGTAATAAGAGAAATTTTGAAAAGAAAAGTTGAAATCGAATCTGACAGCAAAATGGATGCTTATTTATTAGCTCATGAGAAGTACAAAAACGGTGATATAGTTCTAAATGCTGATGACTTTGATAAATTCAATATCACAATTAGAACAAACGATAAAACTTAAATTCTATCGGCAAAATATATCTATATATTGTAGCTAACAGAAAGAATAGATACTATATATAGTGTTTTAAATTCTGAATACAAGATACGAAAACTACATTTAGAAAATTAAGTAGATAAGACAGATTAAAGATCAGTTTTATTGGCAAAACACGTCTGTACATTGTGATTAATAAAGACAAGCAACGCTATATGTAGAGACAAAAGGAGAAAATATCAAGTGAAGTTAGGTAGTCTTTTTGACGGGAGCGGTGGATTTCCGCTCGGTGCAGTGCTTAATGGCATTGAGCCAGTGTGGGCATCAGAAATTGAACCGTTTCTGATCAGAGTAACAACAAGGCGGTTTCCGAATATGAAGCATTACGGAAATGTTGCTGAGATTGACGGTAGCAAGGTCGAGCCTGTCGACATCATCACATTCGGCAGCCCTTGCCAAGATATGAGCATTGCAGGAAAACGAGCAGGACTTGACGGCTCTCGATCAAATCTGTTTTATGAGGCTGTCAGAATAATCAAAGAAATGAGGAAATCGACAAATGGAATATATCCAAGATACGCTGTTTGGGAAAACGTTGCAGGAGCTTTCTCCAGTAACAAAGGAGAGGACTTCAGATGCATTCTCGAAGCAATGTGCCGAATCTCAGATGAAGAAGTTTATGTGCCTTCGACTGACAAGTGGCAACAGGCAGGATGCATCTTGGGGGGGCATTACTCAGTTGCGTGGCGAACATTCGATGCTCAGTATTGGGGAGTTCCCCAAAGAAGAAAACGTATCTACCTTGTCGCAGATTTTGCAGGGGAATGTGCCTCAGAAATACTTTTTAAGCCCGAAAGCGTGTCTTGGCATACTCCGAAGGTCTTCCAATCGAGGCAAACCGTTGCCGGATGTGCTACGGATTGCGTTAGAGCGGCAATCGCAGTAGAAAACCATCCGAATGACAGCAGAGTTAAATTATCTGAAGATGGCAACGTACAGGCTTTGACTTCCCAAATGGGTACAGGCGGTGAGCCTTGCGTTGCTTATGGTATTGACAGGGTTGCGTTCAATCAAGATGTTAACGTTTCTTACGGATTTTATCCGCAGATGAAAGCTGAATCAATAGCTTTTGCTGAAGAAAAGAGCAATTGCCTTGTAAACGGCACAAATCCCGGTTATCAAAACGGAGTGGTAGATAATCACTACATAGTTCGCAGATTAACGCCTACAGAATGTGCAAGGTTGCAAGGTTTTCCTGACTGGTGGTGCGATGGTCTTGAAAGCGAAAATCCATCCGCAGAAGAAATATCTTGGTGGGCAAATGCGTTTGAAACGCACAGAAAAGTTGTAGGCGAAAGCACTAAGCCGAAAACGAGAAATCAAATTATTAAATGGCTCAAGAATCCTCATAGTGACACAGCAGAATACAAAATGTGGGGCAATGGTGTTGCCCTTCCATGCGTTGATTATGTGTTGCGAGGAATAGCCGAAAGCGATAAGAACGCTTATTGCTTAAAAAACATTACGTTAAAATAACTAACAACAAAGCGGTTGCAAACGCTGAGATACACATACAGAAAGGATTTAACAGTAATACCGGTTAAGATATATGTACATATTCTGTAGAAATACAAAAAATGAAAAGAATAAATAAAACTGATACTCTAAACAGAGTTAAACTGACAGCAAATATCCTGTTCTCAGGCATTGGTTGTCAAGAAAGAGGATTTGAAAATTCAGGGTTGTTTGATTTAGAAGTGTTAAATACTTCAGATATAAACAAAGATGCAGTAGTTTCTTACGCAGCAGTCCATTGTGGATTAACTAAAGAGATGGTCGAGAATTATTCTGACTATCCTTCAAGAGAAGAAATGGCAGCTTATTTAAAAGTCATAAATCTTGGTTATGAGCCTGAAAAGAATAAGTCATACGATTGGGATAAACTTGCAAGAAGAAAATCTAACGATATAGAAAAGTATTGGCTTGCCTGCAAATTATCTAATAATTTAGGGGATATAAGCAAAATAGAAAAGCTACCGTATGCAGATTTATGGACTTGCAGTTTTCCGTGTACCGATATCAGCCTTGCGGGAAAAATGAAAGGCTTGTCACCTAGTGATTCTACTCGAAGTTCTCTTTTATGGGAAAATATTAGGCTGTTAAAAATGGCTAAAGATGACGGAACTCTTCCCAAATACATAATGTTTGAGAATGTTAAAAACCTTGTTGGCAAGAAATTCATAAACGATTTCAACAATTTGCTTTCTGTTCTTGACGAATTAGGATTTAATTCCTATTGGAAAGTTCTCAATGCTAAAAATTGTGGTGTCCCACAGAACAGAGAAAGAGTATTTGTAATCAGCATCCGCAAAGACATTGATAACGGGGCATTTGTGTTTCCCAAACCTTTTGATACAGGAATAAGGCTCAAAGATATTCTTGATGAAAATGTGGATGAGAAATATTACCTTAGTGAGAAAATAATTAAGGGGTTTCAGAAGCATAACGAAAACCATAAAAACAAAGGAACAGGGTTTATATGGAAACCTAAAACTGATGAAGACATTGCTAATACATTAAGGGCAAATGGTTCTTTATGTCCTACGGATAATTCTATTAAGGAAAGTGGAATTAAAATAGCTGGAAGTTTAAATCCTACAAAAACAGTTCAAGACAGAGTAAGAGTTTTAGATGTTGAAGGCTGCTCACAAAGTTTAAGGGCAACAGACTATAAAGATCCAGTAAAAATACTTCAAGGAATAGATAAGTCCGTAAATGATACACAAATGATAGAGTTTGCAAACTGTATAACAGCAAGAGAAGATAGAGGTGTTTCAAATAGGAAGAGCGAAGGTACTGCTGTTTTAGAGATTCCAAACGAATGTGTACAGGAAGGCAATTTGTCAGGTGGAAAATGGGACAAGATTTACGAATCAGCAAGAAGATATTACTCTGTCAACGGTTGTTCTCCCACGATACACACCTGTAATGGTGGAAATACAGAACCAAAAATTTCAGAACCTCAGATAACTCATTCCGAATGGAAAAAACAGATGTACGATAGATTTATTGAGGATTCTGAAGGGGAAGTAAGTGGATGTGTTACCAATCAGAGCAAATCTTTCGGTTATAGACCACCGATGAAGGGATATTCAAAGTGTCTTAAAGCTGAATCAAACGATACAGGAGTTGTTTGCAATTACCGTATACGAAAGCTAACACCTAATGAGTGTTGGAAACTGATGGGCTTAACAGAAGATGATTGTGCAAAAGCCGTTGCTATAGGGGTTTCAGACAGTCAGCTTTACAAACAAGCTGGAAATGGTATTGTAACAAACTGTTGTGAACTGTTGGCAGAACATTTGTATAAAGCACAATACGATGGCACATACGTTTGTACAGATGAAAATTTTATAAACCCACAACTAAAGTGACAGTTGGTTGTGGGGATAAACCCACTCTTGTTGGGGGGATAGGTAATATAAACTTTGGAAAACAGTATAGACAAGGTAATCGTGTATATGATTCAACAGCTATTGCAATGTGTCTAACTGCTCAACCGTTAGGAAACACTGGTGGATATAGTTATCTATATTTGGTATCCGATAATTGTGAATAGAAAAAGTGTTTTATTGAAGAAAGAAAGGATGATGTTAATATTAAGTATGTAGGAAGTAAAAACCGTATTAGTAAATATATAGCACCTATTCTACAAGAAGCTATTGATAAAAATAATATTCGTGTTTACTATGAACCGTTTGTAGGAGGAGCAAATATGATCGATAAAATACATTGCTCCACCAAAATTGGTAACGATATACATAAAGAACTTGTTGCAATGTTTCAAGCAATTCAATCTGGTTGGAAATTCCCAATGCACATAACTGAAGAGGAATACAACAAAGTCAAAGAAAATAAAACACTTTTTCCAAATTATTATGTAGGTTTAGTGGGTTTTAATGCTACATTCGGAGCAAAGTATTATGGGGGTTACGCAAGAGGGTATAAGGAAGATAAAAAAACGCCCCGTGATATACCCAATGAGGCACTTAGAAACTTATTAACACAAGCCCCCAATCTAAAAGATGTTAAATTTGTGTGTGGTAATTATATCAATAACGAATATAACGAATTGAAAAACGCAGTGATATACTGTGACCCACCGTATCAGGGAACAACAAAATACAACACAAGTGCTTTTGATTACGATAAATTCTGGAACTGGTGCAGAAAAATGAGTGAAAACAATTTTGTTTATATAAGTGAATATAATGCCCCTGATGATTTCAAGTGCATCTGGCAAAAGGCGGTTACTACTAGTTTAAAAATAGATAAACACGAAAACAGAACAGAAAAACTATTTGTTTTTGTTCCCAATTAAGCCTAATGTATTTTAGAAAAAATAAAAACGAAGGAGGTTTGTATGAATCATTCAACAAACTATTACAACATTGATGTAGACAAGCTCATAGACAAGAGCTGTTGCATTGATGACTGCTTTTATCTGAAAGATTTAAAGCAGAGAAAATTATTTATTGACGATGATATATGTCAGGAGACCATCGGAGAAATTGTTAAGCATATAATGCAGTTTAACAAAGAAGATAAAGGAATCAAAAAGGAAGATAGAACTCCGATACTCCTCTATATCACATCTAATGGGGGCAATGTGGACGATGGGTTTGAACTCATTGATATAATCAAAAACAGCGAAACCCCTGTCTATACAATTAACCTTGGTTATCAGTACAGTATGGCGTTTCTCATCAATCTTGCGGGGCATAAACGTTTTGCTACAAAGAATGCAAAGTTTTTAATGCACGATGGCTCAAACTTCTTATATAGTTCGTCTGCTAAGATTAAGGATCAGATGGCATTTCAGAATGTTGTTGAAAAGAGAATCAAGGATTATGTCTTAGCCAATAGTAAGATAACCGAAAAGGAATATTCAAAGAAGTACCGTGTTGAATGGTATATGTATGCGGACGAAGCAAAGAAGAACGGCTTTGTCGATTACATAATTGGGGAAGATTGTAGACTTGATGATATTATTTAAGATTAAGGAGTCCGTTTATGGCAAAGAAGAAAAATACTTCTGAAGAATACTATGGTGAAATGCCAAAGAATTTTAATGACAGACCGTTTTACGATATAGAACTTGATTCAGAACAGCTTGAATTTGCAAATGCAATAATCAATCCAAACATAGATATTATTTTTGTAAATTCTAAAGCTGGTACAGGTAAGACAACAATAGCAACGGGCGCATCTGACATTCTTGTTAAGCATGGGGTATTTGATAGTATTGTTTATATTATGTCCCCTTATGGAGAAAGAAAGCAGGGATGGCTTCCCGGAAGCATTACTGAAAAGAGTTCCGTTTATTTTGAAGCCTTTTATCAAGCTCTCAATAACTGTGGGATAAATTCTTTTATAGCAATTAACGATGATACGATGGTTAATCAAAAGAATGGGACAGGCTATATAACTTGTATAACTGACACATTCCTTCGTGGTTCAAATCTTGATAATGCTGTTGTGATAATTGACGAGGCACAGAACTGTACTACAGCACAGTTAAAAAAGATATTAACCAGAGTGAGCAAAAAAGCAAAGGTTATTGTGATAGGACACGAATTACAGTGTGATTTAGATAACCCAAACACAAGTGGATTTACTGCCTACATAAACCATTTTAGAGGACACGATAGAGTGGCAATTTGTAATTTAACAACGAATCATAGAGGTTGGATAAGTCAGTATGCTGACGAATTAGAAGAAAGGTAATAAATATGATAGGTGAATTTACATCTGAACTTGTAGACGAATTAGCTGAAATTATTAATGAGATGTATGAGAATGGAGAGATATAATGAGTCGGTTTTCGGGGAAACATGATTTTTATGACAGTGTAGCTTCGTACTATACGCTTGAAGAAATACAGAACAACGTTAAGATATTTATCGGCAAGAACGATAAGCCATTAAAGATAGAAAAGATGACGGATCTAATTCCTTATTATCCTTATCTTATTAGCTTGGGTGCTTATGATAATGTTGATAGAAAAGCTACAGTTCATTTAACATCTAAATCTTATATTGACCTTAGAGAACAGGATTCCCTTGATTTTGTTCTAAAACAAATCCTCAGATATTATAACTCTTGCAAGCGAAAGAAAATTGATTTTTCTGTTGACGGTGCTGTTAAAAAAGTGTTTGCAATTAGTGATAAAGATCGAGATACGGTAGCTACCGAATTAGCTAATAGAGTTAAAATCAATGGGAAGAAAGCAAGCACAGATGGACTTCACCTATCAATTTGTGATTTCTATAGAAAAGAATTAGCAGAAGAAATGGTCGAAAACGGCTTGAATCCTGCTGATTATGGGTATGAAAGATTCAAGTAAAAAAGATGGGAGATGATAAAATGTCGGCTTTACTACAGATAAAGTTGGTAACAGTTTCAGATGTAGCATTGTTCAACGCAACTTGTAATTCTGTTAATTGCAAGACTATACTACGAAGTGACTGTTACGTTGTGGATGCCAAATCGCTTATGGGTATATTTAGTCTTGATTTAAGCAAGCCTGTAACACTTGAAATATCAGACGATAAGTTTACAAGCGAATTTAGCGAATGGACAGTATGAGGTGAAAAAAGTTGATAAAAATTGAAAACACAGAGGTTTATGGCTTCAAATCTGCCATACGAGGAATGAGAAATCCGATGAACAGTTGGAGCAGAGGCGATAGTAACTGTGAAACAATCATTCGTGATAATGGAAAGTATGTTTCAGATTTTATTGGCAATAACGATTTAAAACTGATGAAGAATCTTGTTAAAGCAGGGTCAGACCATTCAAAGTTTATGAGAATGATAACGGTAACTTGTGATATAACTGCCCCGTTGTATTTTTACAAAGAATGGGACACTTACAAGGTTGGAACAGTCCGTAATTCTTGTTCAACGATGCACAAGATAGCTTCAAAAGAATTTACACTCGATGACTTTTCTTGCGAACATTTATGGGACACGGCAAGTATGAATTTAAAAGATACGATAGATGTTTTGAACACTTTTAGGAATGCTTTTAATCATCCTAATGCAAACGGCAAATACAAAAAAGATTGTTGGTGGCAGATGATACAGTTGCTTCCGTCAAGCTATAATCAGAAATCAACAGTACAACTTAACTATGCCGTTTTAAGAAATATGTATCACGCAAGAAAAAATCACAAATTAGACGAATGGCATACGTTTTGCGAGTGGGTAGAATCTCTCCCCTATTCTGAGTTGATTACAGAAAAGTATGATGGTTCTACAAATGAGTAATTCTATATTAAGTTTGGAGGAAACGCAAGGAAAAGTTGAAAAGAGTAATAATAACTAACGGTTATGCTCGTTCTGGTAAAGATGAATTTGCGAAAATTCTTAATGACTACATAGGGGTTTCAAAATATTCGTCTATAGATTGTGTCAGAAACGGAGCAAGCGAAGCAGGATGGTATGGCGGTGGTAAATCAAATAAGGATCGCAAGTTTTTATCTGATTTAAAAAAGTTGCTGACAGATTATAATGACGTTCCTTTCAGAGATTTAAAGTGTATTTATGATGATTTTATAAATGAACTCTATTATCCCAAAAGCGAAATTCTTATATTTGACATAAGAGAACCTGACGAAATTGACCGGGCTGTTAAAGAGTTCAATGCTATAACGGTATTTATCAAGAATGATAACATTATGCCCGTAACAAGTAATTCTTCAGATGCAAATGTTGAAAATTACAATTATGACTATTATGTTGAGAATAATGGTACGTTAGATGATTTTAGAGATAGTGTAAGGACATTTTATCTGTCACTAATAGAAAAGTAAAGGAGTGATGATTTGAAAGTAATTAAAAGAGATTGTACCGAAGTTGAATTTGATAAGTCAAAAATTTATAATGCTATTCTAAAAGCTATGAAAAATGGTTCAGGCATTATCAAAGAAAATATAGCAAGAGATATTGCCGATGAAATATATAATGACTTTATAGACAGAACTGAGGTCAGCATTTCAGATATAGAAAATAAAGTATATGATAAGCTGATAAGCAAAAGGCAGAAACTTACAGCAAAAGCATACGAAGGGTATAGAAGTATTAGAGAGTTTCAAAGAGAAAATGAGAACACAACAGATACAGAAATTGAGGAGTTGCTGACTGGTACAAGCGATTATTGGAGTACAGAAAACTCTAATAAGGATGAAAAATTAGTAACAACTCAGAGAGATTATATGGCAGGAATCGTTAGCAAAGATATAACAAGAAGATATTTACTTCCTCCCGAAATAGTCCAAGCAAATGATGATGGAATCATTCATTTCCACGATATAGATTATTTCGGGCAGAACGCCTTACACAATTGCGACTTAATCAATCTTGAAGATATGCTCCAGAACGGAACTGTCATCAGCGGAACGCTTATTGAGAAGCCTCATTCATTCTCCACAGCGTGTAATATTGCAACGCAAATAATCGCACAGGTTGCTTCTTCTCAATACGGTGGACAAACAATTACACTTTCTCACCTAGCACCGTTTGTCAACATCAGCAGAGAAAAAATACGGAAAGAAATAACCAGTGAGTTGCTCAATTCAGATTTAAAGGAATTACCCAAAGAGACTCTTGAAGAATACATATCTGAAACAACAAATAAAAGACTTGCGAAAGAAATTGAAAAAGGCATTCAGACTATCCAGTATCAAGTAATAACACTTATGACAACAAACGGGCAAGCACCTTTTCTCTCAGTATGTATGTATCTCGACGAAGTGCCAGAAGGACAAACAAGGGACGACCTTGCTTTGCTTATAGAGGAAATGTTAAAGCAGAGAATAATAGGAGTTAAAAACGAACAAGGGGTTTGGATTACTCCGGCATTCCCTAAACTGCTTTATGTTCTCGATGAAGATAACGTATACGAAAACAGTAAGTATTATTATTTGACTGAACTTGCTGCAAAGTGTACCGCAAAAAGAATGGTGCCAGACTATATATCCGCTAAAAAAATGAGAGAATACAAGAACGGAGATGTTTATCCTTGCATGGGATGCGTTGATGGTAAAGAGGTTGTCGCTTATAAATATAACAACAATGTGTATGTTGAATCATTTGAAAGAATGTGGGATAGGCTGTCTAAATATTTTGAAGTTGGCAAACAGTTAAATCAAACCGATTATTTTATGAAAACACCGGGAGTCAAGATTTACGATCAAAAGAATGGTTTCGTTGACAATTATGGGGTTATTAAAAATTGTAATTCAGAGTGGTTGAGAATTACATTTTCAAACGGACGCACAATTATGTGTACACCAGACCACCCGTTTGAAACAATTGATGGGCGAGTGGTATATGCAAACGATTTGACAGAAAGTGATTCAATTGAAATTGACAAAACAAGTTCATTTGAAAATTCAGATGTATACGCAATGAAAGAAAACAGAGCGTGGTTATACGGGTTTGCGTTGTGTGATTCTACATATTATGACGGATTTACAGCATCTATTGCAGCAAGTGGGGAAGATGAAATTGAAACCAATTTCTCAAACATTATTAACGATGAATACGGATTATCTGTAAAAACAATTTGCAGAGATCGTGGGAAAAAAGGTGTTTACAAAGATCTCAGAGTTATCTCAAACTGCGATGACGAATATATAAAACTTTGCATAGAATTTATCAAAGCGTTTGATGGAAAAGCAAAAATAAATCGACATATTCCCAATGAAGTATTCTCGTGGAGTAAAAATGCAAGATTAGCTTTTATTGCTGGTATGATTGATGCGGATGGATGTTTAAATACTTCTTCAAAAAAAGCTACTATACAAATTGGTTCTATCAATAAAGAATTAGCTATTCAGCAAGCTTTGTTGGCTCAAACGTGCGGTATGTTTGCAAAAATTTATCACAATCACTATAGATCAGACTGCAAAGATAAAATAAGGTATCGTGTTGAATTTACTCCAACCGAAGAACTCCTCAAATTTATCAAATGCGAGAAAAAAACAAATCTGTCCAATTCAATTTTGTACAACACCAATTACAGTATTTCTTTCAACAATACTTGTTCTGTTAAAACCGTTGAGCGTATTAAAAAAGATGGTTTTAGTTATGATGTAACAACAGCAAGCGAACATTTTACCGTATCTGGTATCTACAGCCACAATTGTCGTTCTTTCCTTACTACAGATCGTTTTACTGATACTGTTGGGAACATTTCAAATGCGAAGAATTTTGATAAGAATAAGAAGAAATATTACGGAAGATTCAATCAAGGGGTTGTCACTATAAATCTTGTAGATGTAGCCTTGTCTTCAAATAAAAATATGACAGATTTTTGGAGAATATTTGATGAAAGGCTTGAACTTTGTCATAAGGCATTGAGAATTAGGCACGAAAGGCTTAAAGGGACTTCCTCTAATGTAGCTCCTATATTGTGGAGATATGGAGCAATAGCAAGACTTGATAAAGGGGAAACAATAGACAAACTTCTCTATGACGGTTATTCAACCATTTCATTAGGCTATGCAGGACTTTATGAATGTGTTAAGTATATGACTGGTTGTTCTAATAGTGATGGGGAAGGTAAGAAACTTGGCTTAGAAGTAATGCAATATATCAATGATAAATGCAATGAGTGGAAAACGGCAGAAAATATTGATTACAGTCCCTATGGCAGCCCGATTGAGTCAACTACCTATAAGTTTGCAAAATGCCTTAAGAAAAGATTCGGAGTAATTGAAGGCATAACGGATAGAAATTATATCACAAATTCATACCATATTCCTGTGTTTGAAAAAATTAATCCGTTTGACAAATTAGCCATTGAAAGCGAATTTCAGTCTCTAAGCCCCGGTGGTGCGATTTCATATATTGAAACCTCTGACATGGGCAAGAACATTCCTGCCGTGCTTGAAGTAATTAAATACATTTATGATAACATTATGTATGCGGAATTAAACACTAAAAGCGATTATTGCCAAGTATGCGGGTATGATGGGGAAATTAAAATCATTGATGAGAATAACGAACTTACATGGGAATGCCCAAATTGCCACAATAGAGATAAAACAAAGATGAATGTTGCACGCCGGACTTGTGGGTATATTGGTGTGAATTTTTGGAATCAAGGAAGAACACAAGAAATCAACGAAAGATTTGTACATCTTTCAGACATTGAAGAGGATTTGCTTAGATGAGATATGCACAAATCCGAAACATAGATATATCTAATGGTGAAAATGTTGGAGTAGCCCTGTTTGTTCAGGGCTGCCCATTTCACTGTAAAAACTGTTTTAACCCTAACACTTGGGATTTTAATGGGGGAGAAGAATGGACAAAGAAAACCGAAGAATCATTTATAAAGTTGATAGAAAGGCCTTATATTAAGAGAGTTTCAATTTTAGGGGGAGAACCACTTGCAGAAAATACCGTAACTTCACTATGTGATTTTCTAAATAAAATCACTGTTTTATTTCCACAAAAAACAGTATGGATATACACAGGCTACACTTGGGAAGAAATAATTAATCCAACGATTGAGGACGATGCAAGTGTTGCCCGTAAAGAAATCCTCAAATATTGTGATGTTCTTGTAGATGGTAGATATATAGACGAACAGAGAGACATCACATTAAAATGGAGAGGTAGCAAAAATCAAAGAGTAATTGATGTTCAGAAGTCATTACAAACAAATTCAGTGGTATTACACTGCGACTAAGGAGTGATTAAAGCAAAATGTACAATATATTAGGTAAGCGGAACAAAGAATCAGATGAAGAATTTATCACATCTAAAAGAGATTTCAATAAAGCTATTTCAAAAGCAGAGAAGTTAAAATCAAGAGGTTGGCGAGAAGTTACGATTATCAATTCCGAAACTATGGATATTGAATACGAATTATATTAAGGAGGAAGAGGAATATGAAACACTTAAATGTTGGTATAGATATTGATAATGTTATTAACAATCTTGCCGAAATGTTGCTTAAGGTTTTTAACGAAGATACCGGGCAGAACGTAAAACTGTCTGATATAAAATCGTATTACATAGAGCGTTGGGTTGATAGTAAATATTCTGATAAAATAACCGCTTTATTTGCTGATAAGAGAGTCTGGAAACAGATTTCTCTTATCGACAATTGCAGAAATTTCATTCAGAAACTTATTGAAGATGGGCATAGAATAATATTCGTTACAGCTACAGACCCTTCAAATATTGCAAAGAAGTTTAGTTGGCTATCAAGAAATTTCCCGTTTATAGACATTAAAAGAAATTTAGTAATGATACACACGAAACAACTTTTAAGTGAATTAGATGTTCTTGTAGACGATTATGAGAATAACTTGATTGACGGTAACTATTCTAAAATTTTGTTGAACTATCCTTGGAATAATGGAATAAACGATGAGAGATACGGAATAATACGTTGCAACGATTGGCGAGAAATTTACAACGAAATATGCAAGATGGCAGAAACGGAGACAAATGAAGATAATAAAATTTGATACACCTATAATTAAATCATACTCTGAAATGGAGTATGGGGATATTTTTCTAACTGAATTTGGAGATTTTGATAATTGGGTTGAGATTGTGTTTGAAAATTGCACAAGTGATAATTTACCCGACTGGACAAAAATCAAATATCACATTCCCAATGGCACATTAGGCGCTTATTGTTACGAAAATCATCCTATAAACAAAGTTAAATTCAAAGTAATAGGCAAGGAAGAAAGTGAGGATTTTTAATATGAACAAAGTTAAGAAAGTCATTGTTGCAACAATCGGAGTTGTACTATCGGCGGTTCTTTTGTGTAGTTGTACGGAAGCCGAAAGAGTAACATACAATGTGCAGAAAGAAGCTGATAATTTCAATGTCACAAGGCGGCTGTCAGTTATAAATGCAAGAAGCGACAAGCCCGTGCTTGAGCTTATCGGTAATTTTTCCATTTCAAACAACGAGGAAAACGAGCTGGTTGTAACGATAGAGGTAGCTCCGAATGTGTACAAGGTTGATTATGTTTATCTTAACGACTGGACAATGTACACAATAGAAGATGTAAGCGGCGCATACGTTGACAAATATCATTACGAGATGAATTTCTTGCCCGAAATGATTATACCGATTACGTTCACAAACAAAGACTGAAAAAAAAGAAAGGATAACAGCAATGAATAAATTTGAAAAAGTAAGTTATATAGAATATGTAAAGGCAATTGGTGGTGATATTGATTTGTTTGATGAGTATAATGACATCAAAATTCCTAAAAGAGCCACAATAGGATCGGCGGGGTATGATTTTTTCGCACCTTTTACGTTTACACTTGAGCCGGGTGAAACCATTAAGTTCCCTACTGGTATTAGAGTGTTGCTCGACAAAGATAAGTTTTTAGCTATATACCCACGTTCAGGGCTTGGTTTCAAGTACAGGGTTCAGCTTGACAATACTGTGGGAATTATAGACAGCGACTATAGTAATTCAGACAATGAAGGTCATATATTCATCAAGATTACAAATGATACAAGAGACAATAAAACTGTCACAATCAATAAAGGTGACGGTGTTGCACAGGGTATTATAACTCAGTTTTTCATTACCGATGATGATAGGACAGACGGTATAAGAAATGGTGGGTTTGGAAGTACAACAAAGGGTTAAAAAATGAATAAATTACATAATATAGCCAACAATTACTACAAGAGCATTGTAGCTTCTTTACTAATTACTATTGTTGCTTATTGCAATTTACTTTGTGAAAATCGTTATATAGGGGCTTTTTTGTTCTCTTTTGGGTTAATAGTAATATGCAAATACAATTTAAATCTGTTCACAGGACAAGCCGGATATATAACTATAAAGCAAATTCCTAATTATTTGATTACGATAATCACGAATTTGTTTTATTCAATGTTTTTCTCAGCTTTGCTGTCTTTCAATGAAAACGCCTGCTTAAAAGCAAAAGAAATATGGGCTATAAAAAGCAGCTTAAATATAGATTCTTTAATATTTTCATCTTTTTTCTGTGGTGTGTTGATCTACATAGGAGTTGACTATTATAAAAAACATTCAAGTATAATTGGGTTGCTTTTTGCAATTCCCATATTTGTGCTATGTGGTTTCGATCACGCAGTAGCAGATACGGTATATTTCACATTGGCTTTTAGCAAGTATTATGTAGTCGATTTGTCCCCTACTGACTTAATAAGATTTTTGATTATAATTCTATTTAACATAGCTGGAAGTAAAGTGACAAAAATACTAATGGATAACAACCAAAATAATTTTGTGTGTTGAGCTAATACAAGAAAGGAATAAAAAATGACATTAGAAAAAGCTATTTTGTTAGCTATGATAGAAGCGTCATACAAAGACCATTTAATAGACGAAGAAACATACAACAACATGATACATTCGATATGATTTTAAAGAAAGACGTTGGAAAAATACTCAACGTCTCTTTTTTTTGACAAAATACAACAATAAACCTATCTTTTTTAGTTGACAGCAAAAATTGGTATGGTATCATTGTGGTGTAAATTTGTATTAAAAAGGAGAGATTAAAAAATGAACATCTATACTTTAATTGAAAAAATGACATTAGAACATAAAACAATTTTTGATATGCAGTTAAGAGTTGCTTTTTATGCCCGTGTGTCAACAACTAAAGAAGTACAGTTAAATTCAAGAGATAACCAAATACAGACTTTCACCGAGCTAATACAGAAAAACTCAAATTGGACTTTAATTAAAGGATATGTAGACACCGTTAGAGGAGAAACCGCAGCCAATCGAAACAATTTTATGCGTATGATAGATGATGCAAAACTCGGAAAATTCGATTTGATAGTGTGCAAAGAAATTTCAAGATTTAGCCGTGACTTAATTGATAGTATATCATATACTCGTGAATTATTTAAAAACAATGTCGGGGTCTATTTTACTTCTGATAATCTTTGCACAATCGACAGAGACAGTGAGTTAAGATTAGGCATTATGGCTTCAATTGCTCAACAAGAAGTAGCAAGATTGTCTGAAAGAATTAAATTTGGGCATAAGAAAGCAATTGAGAATGGAGTAGTTATGGGGAATAGCCGTATTTTTGGCTATATCAAGAATGATGGCAAATTGGTTGTTGATCCTTATGAAAGCAAAATGGTTGAAAAAATATTTCAAATGTATTCAACCGGGGATTATTCTCTTAGGAACATAAGCGAAGAGCTTTATAAGATGGGCTATAAAAACCACTCAGGAAATATGATAGCCCATACAACAATAAAAGCCATAATTAAAAATCCAAAATATAAAGGATATTATTGTGGCAATAAGGTCAAAGTGTTAGACTATCGCACAAAAGAGCAAAAGTTTTTGCCCGAAGAATCTTGGATTGTTTATAAAGATGAGACAGGCGAAAAAGTACCTGCAATTATTTCAGAAGAAATATGGGATAGATGCAATGCAATGTTAAAAACAAGGTGTACGGGAACAAAAGGGAACATTGGGGGTAAAAGATTTACTTCGCCATTATCAAGTAAAATATTTTGCACTCATTGTGGCAAAAATTATCATCATGATTCTTATGGACACAAAAACGGAAAAGACAACGTACAATGGCACTGGATATGTTCTGAAAAAAAGAAAAGATCATCTAACTGCCCATCTTTCGCTATAAAAGATGATGATATGCTTAAGATAATAAAAAAATTTTTAGTTTCGTTCATAGGAGATATGGATAAATATATTGAGAAGTATTTAACAGTATACAAATCACAATTTTCCAACAACAAAATTCAAGTGACCTTGAAATCTATAGAAACAGAAATCAAAAAATATCAAAATAAAAAAGACAAACTCCTTGATTTATACACAGATGAAATCATAAGTAAAGAAGATTTTAAAATTAAGAATGAAAAAATACAAGCACATCTTGATGAACTGAATAGAGAAAAAGAAAGTTTATGCGGTGGCAAGCATAGCATAGAAAAATCTATATCCCAATTAAAAGACATAAAGGAATACTTTAATAACAGCAACGTGACGGTTGATAATATGAGCGACACTTTTGCATACGAACTATCGAAAACTATAATAAAAAGAATTGAAATTGAGCCAATTGACAAAATAACGGCTAATATAGTTTTCTATACAAATTTTTCAGATAATTTTAAAATGAGTATTGCTAAAGAATGTAGGGGTAAAGCCAATTGTAGTGGTATGACTAATGGACATATCTTCTTGACCATCTGACCGCCGATTGAACCTGCCTGCTTTGAAGTAAGGTCGCCGTTGTAGCCGTTGTCCTTAAGGGGTACGCCTACTTCGCTTGCAGCCTGCATCTTGATGCTGTTTAATGCTGCCTTGTTCTTTTTATTGGTACTAGCCAT